CGTCTACAGAAGGAAACGCAGTAGCAGGACCGTAATCAATTTTTTCTGAGCCTATAACAGCAGCCGCTACTTCTGGGTCTATACCTTCTTCTTCTACTAGGTAATAAAACCCGTCTTTCATACGCTCGTCATCAATATTGCCGATACCCATCTCAGAACCAAGAGACTCAAGCGCACTAGTTATACGTGACTCGGTATTTCCGCTTTTTCTTGTTTTGCCGGCAATCTTGTTAACTAGGGCAACTTGATTGCTGATATTGAACTTTTTAGCTTCGTTAATATCGTCGACTCTAGACTGCTCTGCAGCTAAGATATCAGCACGAGTTAGACCGTTAATACGGCTATCAAACGCAGAACGAATAGTGCCGATATCAACGTTGTTGCGAACGTTCTCAGGCAACGCACGAATTAGTGCATCTACTTTCTCTCCTTTAGTAAGAGCTCTACCGCTTTCAACGCCTTCTTGGTAGCGTTCGTACTGTTTCGTGTAAACACGCTGAAGCTCGTTAGCTAGACGTAAACCTTTTTCCTCAAGGGAAAGATCATCTAGTTCATTACGCAATGCTTGTAAGTTTAAGCGGCGTTTTCTCTTCAACTCAGCTACGTGGTCTTTTGTCAGGCCAGAAGTGTCTATTTGAGCGCCGAATGCTTCTACAGCCTCGTCTAAGGCTTTTTCGTCTCCACCTGTCAGATACGCAGTAGCACGATCTCTGTCAGTGTTGATTAGTTCTTCACGTCTTTTTAGGGCACCACGACGAGCATCGCCATAATCGTCCTCAGTGTATTTAACTTTAGACGGATCATAATCTAGTGCAATACGGTTTAAGTCTTGAACAGCAGTACGTTTAGCGTCCGCTAGTTCATACTCTCGCGTTTGCCGCGCTTCTGCTCGATCAGCGCGCCCTTTAGCGACGGCGTCTTTCTCTTTTCGATACGCAAGCTCTTCTTCGTAACGCTCATTAGCAAGAGCAGTAGCTTCTTCTTCACGAGCTAAACGCTCTTCTTCTGCACCTTGATCTAGCAAGCTTTTAGACAGCCTGCCCAAAGACTTACTAAGGCCTGAGGTCCAATTGACAGAACCTCCGGGTACAGAGACGTAATTACCTTGTCTGGCCATTGTTACACCTTATCCTTTAAAGCTGTTAAAGCCCTTAATGTTGTTACGGCGACGTTCTTGCTCTTTCTTAGCGGTGGCTAAATTAAACTTCAAAGAGTCGTTTTGAAGACGCGCATTTTTTAGCATAGTCGGTAGAGATGCAACGTTCACTAAAGCACTAGCAAGTCCTGCTACATTACCTCCAAAGTTTTTGTCTTCAAAAAGACTACCAAGACCTCCGCCACTACCAGAACCACCACTACCACCGCTACCGCCAGAACCACCACTACCACCGCTACCGCCAGAACCACCACTACCACCGCTACCGCCAGAGCCTAAAGCGCTACTGGAGAAAGTAATCCCTTTGCCTGCAGTCACTGGAGGCACAGTTACGGTAGGTGTAGTAGCAGACACAGCGGGTGTAGCTGCAGCAGGGGCAGTTACACCGTTTTTGTACTTCTGCAAGTAATTCATGTCAAATTTGCCGGTAGGCGAAGCGGTTATTCCGTTTAATTCATCAAGAAGGTTCATGTTTCTGTACCCTGTAAATAGTTACTTTGATTATACTACACACACCGTTTTTATTAAACAGCCCTAAATTACCAGTATGTTTGCAAACGCTGGATCGTCGTATGTTCCTTTCCTCAGCGCCTGCTTAGTAGTTTTTTGTATATTGCCTAGCGAAAGAGGGCCACCGCCTCTTTCATAAGGGGTATCAAACTGATTAGCATATATAGACCAGTCTGCAGTAGCAGGCTTAGCGTATACGTTCATAAATCCTTGTAAAGCATCGTATTCACGATTAGTTTCTTCCGTTAATTTATCGTATTCGGCTTTCAAGTCTCTATTTTTTTCGCCTAAGCTTTGTATTTTAAGTTTGGTGGGTAAGGAAACTAGGTCCACCATCTTAGTAGTAAAAGCTATTGCTGCATTAGTAGTAAAATTTCCTGCCAGTACGTCAGTTGCGCCTTTAATAATACCGTCTACAACCTTACTTACCGCATTTTCTATTGCAGTACTAATTACTTCTGTAGCAATCTCTGTGGCAGTTATATCCGCGATCTCCTTACCGGTTTCTTTTGCAATTGTTTTTGCAGCTTCTTTAGCTGCTTGCTTGCCTGCCTCAGATATGGCCGCGGTAAGGCTTACTACAGCTGCTATCATAACTAGTGGCTCTACCCATTTCTGTGCTTCCATAAACGCCATAGCCCACTCGTGCTGGCCTGTCACTGCAAACGCTAGTGTTATTAGAGTTAGTACTAATGAAGCAAACAGTACTGCTGCCGCAGCCGCCGCCCAAGTCAAACTCGCACCACCGGTAAACGGAGATAGTATTATAGCGATTACAAACACTACGATAGCCAAAGCTTTCTTGTACCAAGGTACTGACTTCTTCTTATAGCCAGTGTCTAAAAGGCTGACCATATAAGCACTCAGCTCTTTATAAGTAAAACCGTGAGCTCTCGGGTTTTTAAACGCCTCAGTCTTTAAATATTCCTTTTTTCCTACTCGATACCATAGACTCTCATACTTACTTTCTGCCTGTACAGCTATGTCTTCCCAAGCAAGGTAGTCCCGACTTTTTAAACTAGGGTCTTCGTCTAGGTCATCAGAGTTCATCGCCTGCACTACTTTTTTAGTAGTCGCTTCATTACTTCGATCTTTTCTTTTGTACGTTGCTGCCAGATCTGCAGCAATCATCTGTACGAAAAGCTCGCCTGCGGTAAAGTTGTTGTAAGGTATTTCTATGTCCAACACAAAGGTTTTAGAAAACCCTATACTAAGCCCCAGAACAGGCAGAGCTTGACTTACAGTGCCTATGCTCAAGTCTTTGACTGTGTGCTCTATCCCTGTGTCTCGCATAGCATAACGTACTACTGTATTGAGCCAAGGATCATCTGGGCTTAAGTCGTCGTTATCAGGTACTTTGGTTTTGGTAGCAGGGTCTATAATACTCCCTTTGTTTATTACTCCTACACCTTCTTGCGTTATAACCGCCTTCTCCCAGAGCTCCTCGTAGTTTTCAGCAATACTTCGCATAGCTACGGCTTTAGTCATATTGCCGTTAATTATCTCGTCTACTCGCGCTCTATGCGCTTTGTCTTTACTGGTGTTAGAAATAACTAAACTGGCTGTAAGGGTAAGGTTCTCAGGACGAGTCCCGTCATTGGCGTCCCACCACATTTTGTTTAGGTTGTCTGCTACAAACGAATTTATATCGCCCGGCAAGAAACTTTGCTTATTCTTGTTAAAATAAACCCAAGCATGCTCAATGCCTTTATAGCTTCCGCCGGTTACATCTTCGTACATACCTAAGTATTTAAACAGCTTTTCAAAGTTGTCGCTGCGTCGGCTCTCTTTGTGGTAGTACTGTCTATGGGTAAATACTTCTACACCGTTAACAGTCTCCGTACCCCAAAGACGAGACAGTTTCCTAACCGTACCTAGGTTAGAAATAAAGCCTTGTCTTAGGGTATCACCTATATCAGGTTGAGGTCTTTTCATTACTCTACCGGTACCGCATCCGCAGTAGTAGTGGTTGCACTTTTAAGGTTCTTAGCTGCATCAAGTACAACATCAAGCAAAATACCGCCAGGCTGTCCTGGACCAAACTCTGCGTACTCTGCAGCGATAGCAGTACCTAGCATACTAGCAGAACCAGTTAATGCATTAGCCCATGCGTTGTACGAGTAGCCTTTAGCTTGCTCAATTGCAATATCTTGCTGAGTATCGCTAAGCGTCTTAAAGTCACCGTGATTAGCTGTTACCGCAGATATGCCGTTCTCTGACAAGCCATTATACGAGTAGCTGCCAAAGTTAACGTAAGTGTCTGCAACAATCTTATGAACAGCTGCATGCGACTCTTTAACTTTCTGCTTAACTAGCTCTTGTTCTTCGACTACTTTAAGGCGTTGGCTCTCAAGCAGCTCAATGTCTTTTGCTACTTTACCGTCATCGCCTAGCGACGCTACATTGCCTGATCCGTCAAACACTGCCGTACCAAACATGCGTTTAGACTCGACTTTCGCTAAGCGCGTTTGTGTAGATACTTGATCTACTTGGGCCTCTCTAAGCAGCGCATCGTTATCTAGTACGTCTAACTGCCGGCCTAACTCTAGTTTACGAAGCTCTAAGTCTTTCTCCGCTTGCGCCCAAGAAATAGCAGTGCTCATACTAGCGTTAGTCAGGTTATTAACCATAGAACTAACAATGTTACTTAAAACTTCTGCTTTTTGTGCGTCTGCAATAGCACCGTTTTGCACTAGTTCTTGAATAGTCTCTTTGGCGCGGATATAGGCAGAATCACTGCCCATAGATTCCGCTAATAAAGAACGAAACTTCTCGGTTACGTCTAAATTAGTAGGAGTAGTTACTGTAGCCATGTTGTTCCTTATTCAGTGTATACAGGTGAATATACAAAATTGGTGTCGGTTGTACGGGTATTTTCGGCTATCTTCATAGCATTGTCCAAACCAAGTTTTGCAGCTTCTTTATCTTTTATTACGCGCTCTACAAACGCTGTTTTGATCTGCTCGTCAGTAAGCAACTGATCTTTATTAGCCGATTCGATCTGCTCATCCATAACTAGTCGCTGCTTCTCGCTAGTCACTAGTTGGTCTTGCAATTCTTGATCTGCCCGAATTGTACCGGCCAGTATCTCAGCTTTTTGCGCCTCTTTTACGGTATTCTCTGTACCTAGGAGGGTCTGCTGTAGTCTAGCCGTAGCGATCTCTTCGTCCTGTACAAGTCGACGCTTAGTACCGTCTAGTTGCGCTTCAGCGTCTTGCGTTTGCAGCAAGTCTACTTCTTCCTGAAGTTTACTAAGCTGTTCAGGTAAAATACTTGCTACTTCAAACTCTTTAGCGGCGCGCTCTGCTTTTACGACACCTAGCTGCTCAGCCTTGATAAGGTTATCTGCCTCAGCGCCTCGTATTTGTACTTCAGTAAGCTTATCAGCTAATACAAACTGAATACTTTGAGCTAGGGCCGCTTGTATACCTCCTAAATACATAGAAGCGTAGTCAGAAGAATTGATACGGTTATTTTCGTATTGAGAAAGTATCTGCTTGTTAATACTTTCCATTAGTTTATCAAACACGCCTTCCCCTGAAGGGGAAGTTACATCTGTTACATTAATTTCGCTCATAATCTTTCCTAAAAAACCTTACAAGTAGTCTAACATTTGTAGGGCCTGTTGTTTACTCTTCTGAACTGTTAAAACTAACTACTTGAGTTTTATGGTAGGAGTTAATCGGATTTTCTGTGTGCCTAACTGCGTTACTGACAACTACCCTGTAAGTAAAGTCGCTAGTACTACTACTGTTATCTGTGTAGGTCCAGCTACCGTTTAAATCTTCTCTTACATAGTAACCCCTTGAAACCCTGTTCCGCTCTATTCCTTCTTCAAGCGTTTTAGTCTGAAGAGTTTGCCAGCTACCCGAGCCTATTTGTCTCTGCAGTTTAATTGTACAAGATACTTTAGCACTAGCTCCTGGATCTATAGCCTGTATACCGCTCGAACTGTACGAATAACTGTAAGCTATCACTTTTTTATTACCATTAGTGGTAAAAGGGCCTACCGTTACTGACGGGTTTTTGGTAAGCAAAGTAGTTCTACCCGCATTAGTAAGTGTGCCCGCACTCAACGTTCCCCCAAAATAAGAGTTTCCGCTCGTGTCTTTCCATTCAATAGCGTTAGACTTCTTAAGGCTGCTAAGAATAGGCACACCACTACTATTAAGTATCTTAGGGCCGTACCAGTACCATAGGTTGTCAGGACCAAAACCAGACGCCAACTCTATTTTCATAAAGTTGTTGCCTATAAGATCTATCCTAGGCGATACGATACGAGTATTAGCTTGTATAGCTTCACCGTCAATAGACCCTTTAGCAAGTAAGTTACCGTTAATTACTAGCGCATAGCCTACCCAAGAACTTCCGTTGTATTTTTTAGTCTCTCCTACTGTAGGATCGCTAATCTTAAAGATGTTTACTATATCGCCCGGTACAGGAGTATCATCAGGTACTGCACCATTAGCGATAGCATCTGACCATACGCCGTCAGAAGTACCTACATAGTAGATGCCTGCCCCTCGTTTACCTGCTTTACCGTCGTCGCCCGGCTTACCGTCTTTACCTGCGTCCCCTGTCATTCTAACCGCGGTGTTCCAGCTAGAATCAGAGTTAGTCCAGTTGCCTTTACTCTCTTTCTGAATAAGGGTTAAAGATGTACGGTACGTATACTCGTTGCTTCCCGGATTAGAAGCAGTAGCGTACCAACCATCGTTGTCTCGGGCGTTACCAGAACTAGCGTAGAACGACCCAGAGACTCCCGGCAGGCTAGGGGCACTAGCTCCGTTAGCATACAAAAAGATCTCTTTGTACGAGTCAGCGTCTTTTCCTGGGTTACCGTTTTCACCATCGACGCCAGTAAACGGTAAAGGTCCGTTCCAGTTGCTGTCTACCGCCTTCCAGTTACCGCTGCCATTAGTCTGTTTGAGAGTAATGTTGATACGATAAGTTTTGTTTTTACTTGTAGGGGTAGAAGGTGAAGTAGTCCAAGAGCTGTAGTTAGAAGCTCCACCAGTAGAAGCGTTAAAACCTTGCGTATTGCTAGGCTTGCCTCCCGGAGTGCTGGTGGCGTTTCTGTACAAGAATACTTCTCTGTACACATCTGCAGAGCTACCTGATTCACCTTTACGGTAAAACAAAGCAGGAGTACTCCACCCGTTATTGCTCCACGTCACGTTACCGTTACTGTCTGTAGTTGCGGTATATCTAGTGGTAGACACATACTCAGTATCGTTGATACCTGCAGTAGGTCTGTCAGTCCAACCAGAAGGTACACTTTCGTTAGTTCCGTTGAAGCTGCCGCCAGAAGGTTTTCCAGGAGCGCTTGAGCTTACACGGTAAACAAAGCTTACGTATGTACCGTTGGCGCCGTCGAAGTAGTCTATACCTTTTACAGGGGTGTATCCTTTAGGCAGTACACCATTATCTGTATACGTTGCTGTGGTATAAGCGTACTCACTAACTACCGCGGTCACAACTTCATAAGCAGACTTGTCAGGGCCTCCTTTAGTTCCGATAAAGGCATGCGCTATTCTTTCAGGGCCCCATACAGCATCTAGTGGGGATCCACAACCTCTCAAAGCCTCACGCAGAATAGAACTGCAGCGGCAAGCATCTTCACTTACTAATATTACAATCTTACCGTTGGCCAGACCGTTAATACGGTTACTGAGCGAAACTACACCACTGCCGTAAGTGTCATACTGTTGGTTGTAATCTATGTTCCCGTTATCGGGATCTAGTACAATCAAGCGGTGGCCGCGACTATTCACGTTGAACTTATCGTACCCAGTAATACTAATATACGAGTTCGACGACGGGTTATTGTAATGACTTCCTTGGGCAGTGATCTGTCGACCTGCGCTAATAATAGCCGTATCACCTTCGTCGTTACGAATAGTAAACGTACCATCGTTATTATTAGTGATAGTAGGAGCACCGGGGCTTTTACCGTCTTTAACAACAATCGAACCGTTCGCGCCTGTAACAGTATAAGTTCCGTTATTGTTGTCAGTAACCGTCACATTTACGCCGTCTTTTCTGTAAGCGTACACGCTAGGCGTAGACCATTTGCCTGACAACGACACATTAGTTTGCGTAATGTTGCCTGTAGCCAAAGCGGTTGTACGGTACACTTTTTTGCCGTTAGGTAGGCTGCTAGGAAAACTAGTGGACCAGTGTCCGTGACTTCCTACAAGACTATCTGTGGCAAAGTTGTATTTAAAGTGAGTAGTAGGAGCATTAACAGTGCCGCTGGTGGCAATACTGTACAAAACTATCTCGCGAACAAGGTCAGCTTCTAGCTGTCTTTTCCCTTCGTACGTAGTAGTTTCTCCACCCGCGCTGACTATCTTTTTAATAGTCCATAGGTTACCCGCACCCTTTAAACCACTAGCTGATGCACTGGTGTACCAAGTAGGGGCACCCGACTGGTCAGGAGCCTTAGGCTCAGAAACGCTTCGGGTAAATAAAAAGTCTGTATAAGCGCCTGTCACGCCTTGACGACCTCGGGCACCGACAAAAGCGACTTTAATATCTTTTACGCTTCCCCCGTCGCCAGTAGACGCCCATACTGAAATAGTATTTTCGCCTACTTTTAGCGTATCAGAGCTTACTTCGTAATACCTAGTTGCATTGTCAGGGCCAGATATAGCAGTAATCTCTTCGCCGTTAAACCCTATTCTTACTCCGCCTTCTGCGTCATTAGCGTTTATACGAATAAACACATTGCCGGCAAATGCAGAGTTAAATTTCCACTCGTAAGCATTATCAATTGTTGTATTTACAGGCCATGACTGACTACCCTGCCACTCAAATAAAAGCGCGCTAAGACCGTCTCGGGCTGTAATTTGCGTAGGGTTTTGCCATACAAAATTACCAGTACCGTTAGTCTGCTTGCCTATCGACTGGTACAGCGTATTGTTGATTAACGCAGGTATTTCAGTAACCCAGCCGGTAGGGCTGTTACCTGTAGGCTTGCTAGGTTTAGTTAAACTGTCTTTGTATACGTACTTGTAAACGTCTGCGCTTACGCCGTCTTGACGCTGCGCATATATAGTCGGAGTGCTCCAGTTAACAGACACATTTGTTTGTGTAGCATTACCGGTAACTAGTGCCGTACTAACGTAAATCTTATGGTTGTTAGTAGTCAGGCCTGGTACTGAGCGGCTCCAGTTGTTATCGTTTACAGCTAGTGTATCAGTTTTGAAGTTGTACTTACTTCCTGTCGGAGCTGCACGACTTCCTGTAGTAGGCTTGCTGTACAGCACCAGCTCTCTGATAATAGGCGCTTCAATAATACGTTTGTCGGTGTAAGTAGTCTTACTACCTCCAGCATTTACTTCTTTCTTGATAGACCACAAGTCACCAGCACCGTCAGGCACGTCTGTTACATCGGTATACCAAGTAATGTTGCCGCCCGGGTTTTGCGGTGTACCTGTGCTACGGGTAAACAGAAAGTCTGTAAACCCACCAGCTAAACCTTCAGCACCTACAAAAGCAACTTCTATTTTTCGGATTTTACCACCGTCAGCGCTAGTAGCCCAAAACTTAAGGGTATTTTCTCCAGTAACTAGGTTGTTTACACTGAACTCGTACCATTCTTCGGTACTGTCTGCTCTAGTTCTGTAAAATGGTAGTTCGGCACCGTCATTGAACTTCATACGAACGCCACCGTTAGCAGTACCTTCAGCGTCGTAAGCAAACACACGTATCAAAGCATTTCCTGCAAAAGAAGACGTAAAGTCATAAGTTTTTGCGGCCGCCTCGTTAGTGTTATCTGGCCACGAATCGTTCCCTTCGTAGTCAAACAGTAAAGGTGTACTACCTTTTTCAGCTAGTAACTGCCATTGCGGTTTGCTGTCATCAGGAGTAACACCTTTAACTGTCATCACAGCTAGGTAACTAGATCTGTTAAAAGTTACAATATCTCCACGGACATAAGTAGTGTTGCTGTTGTAAGGGCCCTTAGGCTCGTTACGGGTAGCTTCTGTGTTTTCGACCCCAAGTTGGATACCAGACTCTGTGACAGTAAAACGCGCTTCTATTGACGGATAATCAGGGTTCTTGAGCACAAAGCGTTTAGCATTAACCCAAAACTCGCTATCAAACGCAGTATCCTCAGACGCACCGTCCCCTGCAGTGTCGCCTGTCGCCGTAAGACCAAAACCAGATTTGTAGTACTCACCATTAATCATAATAGCGCTATCGTACGCAAAACGATTTTCTACATAGGCGCCAACACTGTCAGCATAAGCCTCGCTAGTAGCTTCTAGATTACTAAAGCCTTGAGCTACTAATCCTGTGGGCCCTCTAACATCAGTTGCGAGGTCTACAAAAAATCTGCTTTTAGAGATTATTCCTTCTGGGCCTGTAACGTCCCACGTAGCGCCGTTAAAAGAATACGTAGTAGTATCGCCTGTAGCAGGATCGAACACCGTAACCAAGTCGCCTTCGGCGATGTAGCTATTACCTGTTTCGGAAGATCCAACAGGCACAAGTACCCACGAATTTACAGGCTTGTAATAAAGCTTTTTATCGTCAGGCTTAAACCAGTACAAAAATTTAGACGCAGATATAACTTCTTGTTCTGTTACAGGAGCTTCCGGGTTAAGTACATAGTTAGCAGGGCTGTTAGGTCCACCCCAAGCGTAAAACTGGGATACTTTACCGTCTGCCGCACCTTTAGCTGCAGCTGCATCTTGCAACGCTTGGTATATAGAAGTATCGGTCACTACTACCCAGTCATGAATAGTAGCCTGATACCAGTAAGCCTTACGGCTGTCTTTGAAGTACACAATGTTGCCGTGAGCGTCATCACGCTTTTCTTGTGTGTTCCACCCGCTCTTTATTGAAGCTAGTGCCTCTTCTTCGTTACTAGCTCCCGGAATGTCTGAATAGCTTTCATAGAAATAGTATTCAATTTTACCGTCTATCTGGTTTCTAACACGCGCAGCTTCTGGCTCATAAGTGTTCTCGATGAACTCTTTAGCTGTTTCGTCAGCTAAAACCCAGTCAGCTTCGTTGAAAATATTAGTTCTGTTGACTGTCGATACTTTAACAACCTGAGGTATGCTGCTGTTGTCTACCCACAAGTCGCCTACATCGTAAGGCGCATAAGGCTGAGCAACAAAAACTCTCCGTTTTTGATCTGCTAGATCAGAGGCTTTTAGTGCAGCTACGTAAGTAGACTGTACGTCAGTATCTGTTATCAATGACCATGTGTAGCCCTGAGGGTCGGTAGAGAACGGAGCTGTTTGGTCAGGAGCTGTACGAATAAACTTGTAAGACTTAACGTAGTTGCCTGATTCAGGGTCATATTGAATGTAAACGTCACCGATGTGAGCAGCACGTTCGTTTTCGTTGCCGTTAGCGTTGTCTACTGCAATCCAGCTAGCGTAGGGCTCTTTGGTAGCGTCTATTTTATCGTCGTCAGGGTTCTGATCGTCTTCAACGTTTATCATGACGTCGTATGTGCCGGTAGTGTAAAGTATTACACCGTCGTTCTGACGTTCTAGTACATCGATACGAGAAAGCATGCCCGTACCGTTAGGGTTATTATAGTCAGTAACTCCTACAAAAGTTTGTAAGCCGCTGAGAGCATCTGAGTTACCCGCAACACGTTTGTCTTGGTCTTCTAAGCGACTAGATAACGCTTCAATACTTGATGCATTAGCTTGGTCTGCAGATGTATACGCTAGCTGTATAGTAGTAATACGGCTGTTAATCTCGTCGTTAAACTCTGCCTGTAAGTCGCTAATGCGCTGTGTCAAAGAGTATTCTGATGTAGCTGCTACTTGATCTAGGTCTACAATAGTTGCGTACTTGTCATCGTAAGTAGCGTTTAGGGTCTCTAGTTTAGATCCGAGAATACCGTCTACAAGACTGGAGAAGTTTATTGACTTAACGTATGTGTTTTTTGCTACGTCAAGCGCATCAATACCGTCCCGTACGTTTTGGATGAGCGTGTTGTAATCTAGCAGCCCTTTAGCTACCGCTTGGTCGACAACACTGTCAATCAGATCGATCATCCATTGAGGCGCTTCTTCGCTGTTAATCCCAGCATAAAGGCCGTCACCTACAATAGAATATTCTTTTTTGCTTCCTGTAACAGACCCACTACGAGGCTCAATGTATACTCTGCTAGAGCCTTCTACAGACAGGTCGTTAGCGCTTTTTTCTATATCTGTATTAGTAGTGGTTACATCTACGTTAGGGGTAGTTTTAATCGACATAGACTTCTGGTACCTTCGCTATGAAATTTCCGTTATTTACAGTGTTACACTCTATCACTAAACGGTAATTTGGGCGAGAGTAGTAACGGTCTGCTTTAGAGCCTTTGTCCATTTCTAGCGCAGCAGTCTCTTCTGCTGTGATAAGCAACTCTATCCTTCCGCTAAGTGCATCACTTACAGTCAGTACCTTGTTTTCGATAACTGCTGCAGGCTTACTGGGATCTAGTGGATAAAGGGATGCGATAAACGTGTCTGTGCCGTCAATAGTCATAGGCAGTGTAGAACCGTCAGCTTTAATGGTGAAATTAAAGTAGTTGTCGGTACCTTTAGTTATTGTAAATTTGTTAGTAGAGCAGGCCATGTTTTATCCTTATGCTTATCACAAAAAAGGGCCCGTAGGCCCTAATTCTTCATCGTAGTTTACACGGTTTCTTCGTTGATGGTGTATCGCGGTCGCATTCGTACGCTCGATAGGCCAGTTTTTTGGTCTCGGACGTGTAGCGGAATCTTAATTTCGCGCAGTGTGTTTAAATGACCAACAGAAACCTCGATCTTTTCATTAAGAGGCAGAATACGAGTACCTAGGTCAAAGAACTCATTCGCGCAGCTTACAGAGCAGGTAGTCGTCTGGTTGTTAACGCGCTGGTCATTGTCGATGATGCTAACAATCTTAGTTTCACGAGCGGCTTTTTCTCGTGCTACGCGCTTGGCGTCTTTTGCGCTTAGTTTGCCGTCTGTTTTAGGAGCGGCAGGTTTATCTTTCGCTTTAGCGGCTTCTTCCGCTTCTTTTTGCTTAACAGCTTCTTGAATAGAATCTTGGCCAGTTTCTTGAGCCGCGTAGTGCTCTTCAATTTTTTCTTGAAGCTTGTTAGCGCCGATGGTTTTGTGGTACTGGATACCTAAGTCATCAGCTTCTTTCTTAAGTTCGTTAAGATCAGACATAATTCTAAGTCCTTCGAGGTTATTTAGATTAGTTAAAATTACTAGGAATTATCATTATATGGAACACCCCCAGTAATGTAAAGGTAGAACAAAAAACCCCTCATAAGAGGGGCTTTTCAGTTACTAGACCGCTAGATTATGCTGATGCAGAAACTAGGATCTTAAGTAGTTTCTCTTCTTCCAGGATGATACCTGCGTAGAAGAAGTTGTACGAGAAGAACCCGTTAGTGCCGTAAGGGTTAGCGTTCTCAACCACTTCCGGAGACTTAGAGTTAAACTTGATCTTGCCTTGACCTTTAAGACCAACAGTAGCGAAAGCGCCTTGAGTTGGGAAAAGGATTGGGAAAGCATCAAACTTACCGTTAGTCACTGACAGGTTACCAGTATAGCCAGTAGGTCAGCACCTTGACCTGCATAAACAACAGCAGACTCAGACTCGATGAAGCGAACTTCGTGCATTGCACCTACTTCACCTTCAGCCAGCGTAGCCGCAGAGCCGTACTTGTGAGCTGGGATATACACAAACTCAGTTGTACCGTTATCAGCAACTGTACCACGAGTAAGGGTCTCTAGGTCGCCTTTCACGTTGGCGCCGATAACTGCGTAGTACGACTTCGCAACTGTACGGGTGTCAACCTTAACGTCACCAGTAACCATCTGAGTGTTTTTCTGAGCGCGGTTACGCACTAGTTTACGAACACCCTTACGGATAAGGTCATAAGATACAGTTGAGTCTGCATCAACTTCGCCGATAGCTGTCGCTGAACCGCCGTACATTACTGTAGGAGTTGCTAGCATATCTAGCTGCATAAGGTCTTCCATACGTGAGTTAGCTAGTTCACCTAGTTCTTCACGGTAGCGCACCTGGATCGCGTCTTCAGAAAACAGCTCAACTTCATCAGTGTAGTCGATCATTTCGCCGTAACGGGCTAGTGATGTTTCCATTGTGATCTTTTTCAACGAACGCTTGTTAACCGCACCTGCGCCTTCAGCTAGTGAAGCGTCATTTAGTGCTGTGTTGACTTGGTCGATATCACGCGCTGACAAAAAGCCTTTTGCTGAGAACTCTGCGTCATTCAATGCACGGTCGTACATGTGAAGGAATTTAGAGATCTTGAACGTCTTACCCATTTTCTTAGGCATAGACTTACGATCCGCAAACTGACCATACACGTTAGTACGGTTAGCGGCTTTAACACCAGCGCGGTCATAAAAGTGTACAATAGTATTAGCACCTGCAGTGCTGTTAGTACCGTTACCGTATACGTTAGTAGTTGGCATTATAGTTTCCTCGATTTAAGCTAAGAGGGGTTTTATCCCCTCAACAAAGATAATTACATTTCTTCCTGCACTCGTTTATACCAGTCGTCAAATGCTTCATCTGACGCATCTAGATAATCGACTACAGAATTGCTTGCCGCACCTCTCGGTGGGGCAGCAGCCTTGCGCTTAGTAGAGGCCTTTTTCGCAGCATCGCGTTTCTGAGATTTAGCTTTTACTTCAGCTAAACGCTCACGCTCTTTCTTTTGAGCGGCTTGTTCAGCTTTTCTAGCTTCAGCTTTTTCAGCTTGGCGTTGCGATAAAGACTCTTGCTCAGCGGTTTTGGCAAAGTGCTGTTGAGCAGCTTCCTTATAGTAATCTAAGTCTGACTTTCTACCATTATCATAGACTTTAAGCTTTTCAGCGACAGGCTGCAGTTGTGCATACATACCGCTCTTAACGTCTTCGTGCAGTAGACGAATCATATCGGGATTTTCAGTGATGGTACCCCATGACTTTTCATCCCATTCCTTAGACAAGATGTTATGCGTCGTCTTGTACTCTGGGTCGCTGCCGATATCATTTACGATATCTTTAATTGCCAGTGCACTTTCGTCACGACCATAATCTTTGGCCACGTATTCGCCAGCTTCTTCGGTATCTAACTCGTGGGCTTCTAAGCCTGTACGTTTTAGTACTTCAGTCATGGCGCCTTTGTCGCCCTTCAGCACATCGATCATCAGACTGACGTCTTCGTGTGTAAGCTCTGCACTCTCAACAGCATCGATGGTCTTACGCCAAGGTTTGATGGCTTGCATCTTTTTGGTGTAATCCATAGCTTGACCAAAGATTTTAGGGAATTGATCTACGATCTCTTCACTAGAAAACTCATAGTCTTTGCCGTTAGCACGGAACTTGTACATCTGTGCCGGTTGCTCTGCATCATCATCTTCGTCAGCGTCATCGGAACTTGTTTCGTCAGCTTCGTCTGCTTCCTCGTCAGGATCAGCGTCCTCAGCGTCTGAATCGTCTTCTTCATCAGCGTCACTTGTTTCTGATTCATTGCTAGTTTCGTCATCGGAGCCTTCATCAGGTTCTTCCGAATCATCTTCAAATTCTTCTGTTTCTACGTCATCAGAACTAGGGTCGTCATCCATGGTAACCTCTTCATCATACTCTTCAGTATCAGTGGAATCAGCTACTACTTCTTCTTGCTCTTGTTCTAAATCGGTATCAGGCGAGTTCTGATCAGCTTGCGCTTCTTTAAACGCAGCTTCAAGAGCCTCGTCTGACATATCCCATAAATCATCTTCGTTCATGGTGCGACTCCTTATTCTTCGTCTTCATCAGGAGCCTGCGAACCTAGATTCTCTACCGTAATAAAGAAATCTTGTAGTTTTGACACCGCGATCAAATCTTCCATTACTGCACTACGCTTACCATTTTGAACGATATGGTCTTGTGCTAGTAGACTAACGCCGTTAACAGCTTTGTCTTGGAAGTAACCTTTTAAGATCAGTGCCTGGAAGTGCTTGTTCTTTTTAAGCTCTTCTAGGTGATGGAACATTTCTGTCCAGTAGCGGTTTTCAACTTCTAAAATTTCTTGTTGTTCAGGGGTGCTCATAAAATGAATCCTTGGTACGGTTATAAAAAAGTAATAAACAATAACTTTTAGTTATTGACCTGTGGGGAGTATACAACAAGATTCTTACTTGCTGCAACCCCCCTTGCATGCTCGTTTCTTAGCGGATTTGCTGCTACAGCTGCATGCTTTTTTCTTTTTGGTGTTTTTACGTTTACCGGCGTAATAATGCTTAGTGTTTTGATCAGTGCCAGTGCCGTAAGTATTAGTTACAAACGCGGATACTTGTTCCATAAAAACTTACCCCATAAGGCTTTGCGCCAATCCTTGCGGTTTACTCGCTTCTGAAGGCCGTTCTTCAGCTGCCATCTGTTGCTCGATAATTTCGATAGCTTGCATAATAACCTCTGGTGGAACGCCTTTTTGGGCTAGTTCCTCAGGGTCTGCGCCTTGCATCAGCAAAGACACTACCTTTTCTAAAAGAGCTGCTTGTTCACTGCCGCCGCCGGCAGGTGTTGCTTGTGCCGGAGCAGGTGGTGTTCCGCCTGCCATACTCTGTGCTAAACCTTGTTGCATTACTTGTACCCCTGCGCGGTTCTGGCAGCTTCTTGTGCTGCACGGTTATCTAGTTCTTCCATCAATCGTCTTTCAGACTCAGCGACTCTGCGGACCTCTGGATTAGGTTCTACTTCTTCAAGCTCTCGGCCGAACATACTGGAAAGACCTTCAGCCTTATCAGAAATATACCCACCAAAACGGTCAGCAGCGCTTTTTAAGCGGCCTGTAACAGCGTCATATAAACTAGGTGCTTCTGGTTCTCTGCCTTCGCGCGCTGCTACCGCATACGGTGTCATTGAACGAACTACGCCGTTACGACGCGCTTCTTCGTCTGCCGCGGCCTGGATCTGGCGAAGAAGAGCATTACGCCCTTCCTCCGCACCAATGTCTTTAGCTTCTTGTTTAGCCATGTCGGCTTTAAGTCTGCGCAGTTCTTCAGCGTCGCGTCTATCCGCCTCAGCCTGCTGACTTCTAGCTAGGTAGCTCATTACTCTACTACTCCAATGTTAGTGTCGCCAGCGTTACGTTGCGCCAGCATCTGTTCAAGGTTAGCTCTGTGTTTCATAGCCTCTCTTTCGAGGTGCTGTGCGTGTCGTAAGTCTTCTAGTTCTACCTGTTCTAGGTGGGCGTAACCATTGTCTTCTTTGACAAACTTCAAGTCAGTCATATCAGCTTCACTAGATAGCTTACGGGCTTTAGCTTTTTCCACTGCTGCTTTGCTGCGTTTCAGCTCTGCGTCAATAGTGTTTTCGTTGGCTCTAGCATTCTTGTCGTTAATACTAGCAACAAGCATCTGGTTTTCCAGCATGAGGTTCTCTAGCTCAAGCTGTCTGATTTTTTCCTGTACAGGATCAGGCTTAGGCTCATACTCTCTCATACGCTTAGCCTGCTCAGGCATACGCATCAGATCCATAATATCAGCCATGATATCACGACGGATTTTAGGGTCTTCATTAGGACCTAGGGTCTGCAGTAGGAAAGAAAGCTCTTGAGACTTAGCTGCGTTGTCCTCTGCTGTAGAGATGCTGATATCAATATCAATACGTCCAGAAAGATCATCTTTACGTATAGGTACAAACTTGTCGTTTGTTACCCGAATAACCTCTTCTTCTTCCAAGAACTCCGCGTTATATGCCATCCACTTACGCATAAGAGGCTTAACAAGGTTTTCAGCAATATTACGTACAATATTCATTCTACGAGTAGCAGTGGCATCTAGTGCGCCTCTAGCTCCTGTAGCAGTACTGCCTAGGCTGCCGCTGTTGATACCGCCACTAAATGACTTAGTGCCGGTGATAGACTCTATCTCATTATTCATGAGACTTATCATATCGAAAGCAGAAGAAGGTATTGCGTTGTAACTGCCGTGCCAAAAATCATTAGCTGTGCCGTTAAACTCAAAGTTCGCGCCAGCTAGGAACTTCTTACGATTAGTTTGATCTAGTGCACCTTTGCGTATGGCCACCTGTCCGTTGTTAGACTGGGCCATGTTATCGATAATACCTCGAATAACCGCAGTCTTAACTTTTTGGTTGTCCCCGATCATCTCTGCGTTAGCTTCGCCGTGCAGTTTGAAAGGAATACTATTAAAAGGCACAACCAAGAAAGGAGGCTTGCCGTCCGGATAAGGGTTGCTTTGCAAACGTACGATAACGTCGTTAATCCAAGCACACACGATAGGTTCAGCAATACCATCACCGTCTACGTCGTAGTTACCCCAATACTCGTAAATAATCAGCTTTTTACGAGGAGCGTCACTAAACTGGAACTCTGTATCGTCAGGAGAATCGTAGTCAAAATCTTCGCCACTAGTTTTGGCAAGTTTATCTAGGTTCTTGTAACGACCGTCTTTTTTGAGGGTAGACAGGTCTGTTTCGTAACGGTGAATTACAAACTGAGCGTTATCTAGGTTGTCTTGGCATGTAGGGTCTAGGTAGATGTCTTCGTTACGACACACTCTGGCAGTAGGCTGGTTCTTCTTCACTACTGTTTCTGTGACTTCTTGTTCTACCACAGTTTCGTTGCCGTACTCGTCTACAACAACAGCTTCACCCATCACAGTGACTTCTTCGTCCTCATAGTCCCAGCCGGTTTGCACAACTAGTGTGCCTTCACGGTCTAACACCTTTACTGCTTTAGACATGAAATTAAAGCGGTCGAACTTACGGCTAAACTGTGTATTCAACAAGAGCTCATTTTGCTCGGCGGAATCAGTGTCTTCCCAGGTAATAGGAGTACACTTGATAATATCTGCAGTACTGACAAAAGGATCAACAATAGTAGCGTGCTGCCACTCGGATTGCTTTTTAATATCCCTAGACACAATAGCAGACTTACCTTTTTGCTCGTTGCCGTAAGGTTCACCGTTGTACTCCGCTTTCCAGGTGGAGATCAAAGAGTCTTGTTCTTGCTTTAATACGTCGGCAGCTTTCATGTCTGCTTTTAACGCACTAAGAAGCTCGGCTTTGTTAATTTTCATAGTTTCCTTAGACAACTTGCTAAACGATAAGACACAGCTAACTTACTTCTTGAGCAGCCACCAGAGAAAAGCTGCGCTGCCAGTAATAAGTGCTCCCCAAAACAGTTCTATTTTACCAATAACATAACTGTTCTTGTCTTGTACTTTTTCCACTGCTGCTATTTTTTGTTTAAGCTCATCAACCTCAGTTTGAGTTTTTTCAGCTTTTTCTGTAATAACATCGATGTCTTTTCTTACGCTGTGTAACTCAAAACGTAGGTCCGCCAGCTTGGCCACTGAATCCGCCATAGAGATCATAGACTCTGACATTACTTCCATTTTCGCTTCTAGTTTTATTACAGCGTCTCTGACATCATTGCTAGATTCGATACTCATCTACAATCACCGGCAAAATTTAAGCGTTAGTTTTTTCGGAGTATAACATAAAGAATCGGCCTTCTCTAGCAAGGCTAGAAGGCTTACATGTTTCTTTGTTGATAGGTATAAAAAAGTACGCTACACTACGCATACTTTAACATCAAATAACTGGAAATGTAATGGAAGATCAAGCAAACACGCAAGCACAACAAGCAGAAGCCACAGTAACAATTGACGATACTGTTTATGCGGTAAAAGATTTGTCAGACGAAGCTAAGTACACTCTTCAGCTTATTGAAGATTTGCGACAGCAGATGGGCGCTACAAGAGCTCGTTTTGATCAGCTTTCAATGGCGGAACAAGGCTTCACTCAGAAACTACGTGAAGAAGTCGCTAAAGCTGACAAGAAGACAAAGAAAAGCAAAAAAGATTAATAGTCTTTTAACGAAAAAGGAGAGCATATGCTCTCCTTTTTTGTGTCCGTAATTAAACTAGTAGCGCTGATACTACGTCAGTGAAGTAAAGCTCGCAGACGTCTTCAACAGCTAAGCCGTCATACTTCGACTTTTCCAGCTCATCTCGGTTAATCTGAAAGTTCTGATCATTGATTGAATCAGGGTTCATCAGAATGTACGGAGCACGGCCTTCATCAAAAGCTGCTTGTGTCGGCCAGTACAAGAATACACAGCGTAAGTAGTCATTCTCGTAGTTGCGGTTATCAGTGTTTACCGTAGCTTCTTTGGTGTAGTCAGAAGCGTCAGTAATTAGATTCTCTGTAGTGGTGGTGTTAGAACTAGATTCGCGGTTAGCTTCTTTTACACGCACTACTGCGTCAGTAAAAGTCTGGCCTTGTGGATCTGTAAGTTGTACGTTAGTTAGCATGTTATTTCGCCTTCTGGTTAAGTTATTCAATATTCTATAGGTCTTGTAAACTGGTGTCTAGGTTATGGCAATTTCACTACTACTTTCTGCTGTAGCTTTAAGGTCTATTCGATAAGTCCCCAGTTCTCTATCAGGAACTCCTGATTTTCTGCCATAAAAAGTCATATCTATAATACCCGGTCTGGTGTTATACCCGTTTTGGGGTGCGTACGCATAAATACGAAACACTTTATAACGCACACTGTTACTGTAAAAAACATCTTCAGACGCCACTAGATTAGAATCAGTGTATCGAGTAGTCGGGGAAGAGTCCATGTACCCAGACACTAGGTTCCAGTTCATTTTATAAGAGTCCAGTTCTGTTCCCGTGACTACCAGTACACGCCTAAAGGAACTAGTGAGACTAGAACTGTTGCCGGCATTTGTGTAGAACAGAGGGCCATTACCGTCATTGTCTACGCCGGTTACAGGTACATGTCTGACCCTGACCTCAAAACCGTTAGTTATTTTACGAAGCTGAAACTCTACACACGCCTCAGCATCTGCGTCTCCTGACCCTTTAATAGCGTAAGCTGCTACTTCTAAAAGATCGCCATTAGCTTTACGACGACCCGCAGTACTGGCGTCAGGTATAGTCGCGCTTTTCCCGCGGAACTCGGAAAACGACGATGTTGCTCCTGACGCTTTTCCTATAATACCTCGAATATCAGCATCGTTAATAGAAGCCTGGGTGCCAGAGGCACCACCAGCTTCTACATGGATTTGGTTAAGGCTTATAGCTCCTGTACTGGGTAATCCCATTATTTACCCTCCAAAGCAGCTAGTCGCGCTAACACGTCATCTAGGGTGCTTTTAAGTCTGTCATTTTCTGTTTTAAGCTCTTTAATAGCCTCAACAAAAAGACCTGCCATATTACCGTAACGAACAGCCAGCTTGTTGTCCGGTGTGCGGTACACTAGTTCTGGCATCACCTTCTGTACGTCTTGAGCAATAACACCTGCAAGAATGTCATCAGGACGTTCTATGTAGTTAAACGTACAGCCATTAAGCTTGAGCGTTTTATCTACAGCATTAGTGATAGGCTTTATGTTCTCTTTAAGAGTAATGTCAGAAGCGCTTCCGTAAGCAGTAACATTCCCTTTAAAGTTAGCATTGCCGCTAGCCCATATCTGAAACTTCATGTCTCCAGATGTGCTAGTAGAAGCCCTACCTGTAACGTCAGTAGCAGTACCTGTAGCGTTAGCCCGGCCTTCTAAAATAATATCAGTAGTTTCGCCGTAGGTAGCTACTAGCAGTGCAGCACCTCCGTTACCTACATCAGCTCTTTTTTGCACTAGCAGTGCAGGTTCAAGGTCATTAGCCGAATCTTTAATTTCCATGCGGCCTTTAAAATAACTTTTAGCAGGAGTAAGGTGCACAAAATTGTTAGTGTTATTCTTAAACACAAACCCTCGATTCCCGCTAGTCATTTTAAAGTACATGTTGTAGTCGCTAGAAGGGTCTATTCTTCCTGCATCACTACCAGCATGCCCAGACATGTAAATCTTATAACTGTCAGATCCGTTCCAAAAACGGATACCCCTACCCTCGCCAGTGTAAACATCGTAATTAGTCGACCTTACTTTAGCCGCAGTTTCTATGTCTATAGAAGCTCTTACGCGAGTATTAGTAACATTTAAAGCGGCAACACTGTTCGCCATCAAGTCCATGTTACCGTCACTGTTCCAACGAATACCTGTGTCGGCGTCACCTACAGAGATTGCTAGGTTAGCGTTTTGACCGTTATGGTTACCATCACCGCCAAACATCACTCTGCCGGTAAACTTAGACAAACCGCTTGATATGACGCCACCTGAGCGTATGGTTGAGTTACCTGCAGCCTTAAAAGGCGAATCAGATACAAAGTGCCATGTGTTACTACCTTCATCATGCCAAATATGGTCGCGATTATTTGCATCAGCGTAACCAGCTATCCAAGCGCTGTCGCCAAGAGAGTTAGAAGCTGTAGTAGACTTCAGCACAAAGTGGTCATCTCCTGCCAGCCAAGCAGCGACATTGTTTCGTGTAGCAAACCTGATGTAGTTGTCATTGGTATTATTTACGCGATAAGCGATATCTGCTCCATCAGGTATAGCACCACCAGTAGCGTAAGAGCTTCTAAACAAACGGGCATGCATGTCTCCAGTAGTGACTACAGCGCTATCGTCAAAATGTACGCCTGAGCTAAACATTTTACCTTTGTTGATTCTAAGGTAGCTGTCATCATACCTAAAAGCTTCTTTGCCTTGGAAACGTAAAGACGACGCAGTAAGACTCATCCAAGTATCTACATCGAATACATCAAACCAGCTGTTTGGGGCAGGGTCATTGTATGAATTTCTGCCTATAGCGACAGCCTCTCGTCCGATAGCTATAACGCCGTTGTTTACCTGATTGCCTGTAGGACGTATCAGTATGTGGTCGCCTAAATGACTCATCCATGCTGATTTGAATATGTCGACTTCAGCAGAGTTGTTATCCCAACCGCTGTTTTTTCTGGATATCTTACCTGCGTCAGTAAAACGCGAGAAGTAATTAGAATCAGCCCCGACGATTAGATTCTTCCCGTCAGCGGTAAATTTTGACAGTTTGTTATAAACTTTAATATCACCGTTAACTTGGATCTCTTTATTAAAATAAAATCTATCCAAATTAGTAGTAAGATGTGCGTAACTGCTGTTTTGCGGACCTACATCTATATACCCGTCTTTGGTAGCTACTCGTAACCTAGTGCCTCCTGCCTGACTAGAAAGGATTACTTCAGTGTTTGGTCCTGGGTTATCTCCTTCATGCAAATACAAAGTACCTGTGCGTTGAATACCCTTGACCTGCAGCTTTGCAGCGCTTGGCGCAATCTGTCCGTTACCGGCATGTATCTGGTCTACAGTTACTGTACCTTGGTAAAAGCGAGAGTTGCCTCCGCTGTCACACAAAACAACGCGTCTGTCATTTGTCAAAGTATCTGCTGCTTGACCGTTGTTATTAAGGTTATCTCCGCTAGAAAGTATCTGAACACCACCTTCGGCAGCCAGGTAGATAAGCTCGCCTTCGCCGTACTTTGACTGTATAGCATCATGCTGGCTCGACATATCACCACCGTAGATGTACATACCAGTACCGCTAATATTCCTTACACGGTCTGATAACACCCAGCCATCCACTCGCAGACTCTCATCAAAACGACCTGTGCGCATAAACCTCATCTGAGCATTACTATGATCAATACTGAAGACAGTATCTCTATATTGACCGTCAGTGTTGAAGTTACGAGTCTGGAGCGAGAAGTCCTCAGTACCGTTATTAGACGTATACCAGAGCCACGAGGCTTTACCTCCTGTTGCGTATTGAAGACCGCTATATACACTTGAAGAACTCTTATCAATGATCAAGGTGTTAGTGTTGTCGTTTTTAGCTTTCAAAGAGCCAAAATTACCACTACCAGCGTTCACAGACCCTGTGACAGTCGCATTGTCCATGTACCCGTTCTTAACGTGAAGGTTATCGAACTTCCAACTAGAAGCACCTAAAGAACTAGAGACGCCTGACTGGTATGGCAACAGGCCGGCACTAGGTGTGCGAATCCAACTACCGTTAGAACCATCAGTACTAGAGTTAAGGCCCCAGTAACCTTCCCTAGCGTTCATGTGAGCGAGTGTGCGCCCAGTGATCTTGTCAAAAGGAACCCCATCACGGCTAGTATATATCTCATACCAATCAGACCAATCATCAGTAACGTTTCGTAGCGCCCTTGTGTATAGTCGGCCCCAACCAGCGCCTACCCAGCCTCCCCATACTTCTACAGAGCCTGCCGCACCACTACCCCACACAATAGACTCTCCGTACTTAGAGGCGTGAGGAGTATTAGTCGTGTTGTTCTTAGTACCGTAAGTGTGAATACCTTCGGCAAGCGCGTTCCTGCCTGTAGGCATAAGAGCCTGATTTCCTAAAGTAGGTATATAGTCTTGCTTGTCGCCTCTGTGGTAGACAGCGTTTCCGCTTACCTTTAAGCCTCTTTTAAAATCTGACGCTATGTCTCGATTAAGCTCAATAACAGGCGTGTCGTAGTCATCTATTCGCACACCTTTAGCGGTTGCTGTCGAACCAAATCGATATCTTAAGTAGTTTTCCTCTTGGTCTACGCCTACAAAGCTATCCCCTACAGGAAAAGAAATACTACCAGTAACGTGTAAGTTTGCAGATAAAGTATTGCTTACGTCGCTGCGCAGAAACTGAGAGCTGTTTACTCCGTCAAGTTTGTCAGAATCTACTGCTTTTCCTGAACCAACCGTCAGAACTCTCTGACCGCCCAGCTCTAAAGTCCCGTCGTCTCCTTTAAACGTTAAATATTTGTAAGCACCGGAATTACCGACACGTAAAGAAAAATGGTTTTTTGCGACGTCAGAACGATACAGGTAAGGGCCGGAAGTATCGCCTAAAAGAATACCGTCAGTCCTAAGGCTGCCTATCTGTAGTATGCCGTTACCTGTCCCATTATCTGCGTCTATGTAAATAACGTTTGATTGATTTCTTATACGAGCGTTGTTGCCGGTAGTGTCGTTTAACCTTAACCAAGGCTGCGCGTTTTCTACTTTTAACTCTCCCGTAAAGGTACCGTTAAGGAAAGTAGGACTAGATCCTGTGTTTAAGTACTGGTTAGCAAAATCTACATTTCCGTGGTATATCGTACCTAGTTCACCGTAAGTAGGTTTACGCCCGGCGTGGTATACAGCATTGCCTTTATACGTAAACTCTGAAAGGCCCAAAGTAGCTATATTACTAAGTACTATAGCTTCACCTGCAGTAACGTTTGCCGCAGCTTCAAAAACAAAAACAGGGTTTGAGGTACCATCTACGTTTGTTTCGATACGAAGTGAGTTGCCGTTTTGTACAGGCCTGCCGTTTCTATGGTTAAAAGTGACGTTTGCGTTACCATGACCGTCATTAGTGGTCAGTCCTACCTTACCAGCATAAACGTTGTAACCTGCAAGATTACCGCCCACAGTAATATCGTTAGGCAGTTGCCCATTATCGATAGTGCCTATAATTTCACTAAAGTAAGGCTTGTTACCTGCGTGGTATACCTTATGACCGAAATACCTAAAATCGTTACCGCTAAAACTAGCTTGTAGTATGTATGGACTAGAGTAGGTCCCGTTACTGTCAGTATCAGGGAGAACATAAAAGTTACCTCCGTTAAGGCCTAAATACGCATTACTTCCATCATCTTGGCTAAAATAGATAGAAGGGGCAGCGCCGTTAAGACGCAGACCGTCTTTATTCCACGACCCTGTATTTATCACGGCCCCACCAGAAGCTGTAACTTTTTTAGCAAAGACATCTTTATCTTTGTTAATGACTACACTTTTGCTTATTTGTATTCCGTCTTTTACGTCAAACATGGTACGCCTTATATCAATCTTCTAAACTCAAAAGTGTAGGTAGTTGAGCTTATTGCTCCGCTAGCTGCTATCTCTAGTGCCATATTACTTGTAGGTCTTCTTGCCGTACGTAAGTAAATATTAGCGCCGTTATTAGCGTGTCCGCTGTTTTGGAGCAGTATTTCGTTGGTGCCTTCATCGTTAGTTGCACCACCATACCAACACATAATGCCTGTGAAGGTCTCATTGTACAGGTTATCTCCGGTACTGTTAACATAAACAGACACTGCCCAAGTACCTGTAGCTAACAAGCCGCCTTCAATTCCAGGTACTGCTTGCCAGCTTGTTCCGACAACTAGCGTCTTATCTGCTGCGTAATATTTCCCGAAGCCGCTTTTACCGCTTACTGTCAAGCTTGTGGCTGTAACTACCCTATTGGCGTCTACTACCTGCACACCGTTAACTAGTATGCTGTTATTTGCCTCAAACTGAGGGGCTATCAATCTGTCGTTACCGCCGTCTACTTTCAGCCAGTTACTTACGTAGAGGTCATTAGCACCCTTCCACACCAGCGAATAGGTACCGGTAAATCCATCACTAGTTTTGGTTTGTATTGTGCTATAAATACTAACGTTAGAAGACCCGTCGATAGTCACAGAGCCTGTAACATTACCTGTCAGGCTAATACTACGCGCAGTAGTCCATTTATCCGCGTTAGGGTGATAATTGTCGGCAAACACTCTTTGGCCACCGTCTACACGCATGATACCACTGGCACTAAGCGTACTGTTTGATGCAGAAAGCCTTATGCTGTAATTATCAGTTTCATCGTTAGTGTCGTGGAAGTCTATGTATTTACCTACCTCCGCTATACCTCCGCTGTTAACCCGCACAAACCCTTTCCACCAGTTACCTGATTCAGGAACATCAATAGATGTAAGGTAGCCTACATCAGCGTGGTTGCCCCAAGAGTGCGCAGCATTCCAGTTTTCTAGGTCTGAAGTAGTTATACTTTTAACATGGCCCGGTACAGTAGGGTCACTCTCTTCAAAGCTTTGTAGATAACGGTTATCTAGGTCTACTGACAATGTGCTGTTGTCGTTACGGGTAAACGTCAAGATACCTTGAGACGAGTTAAACGCAGCACTAACAATACGCGACAAGTTACTATCGTCTAGCAAAATAGACATGTCTACTTCAAAACTAGATGAGTCATCACGTACAAAAGTAGCTATACCGTCGCTATCCACCGTACCGCCAGAGATACGGGCAGCGTTAGTGTCATCTAGGTACAAGGACAAGTCTATGTTAGTTCTTTGGCCTTCTTCGTTTACGTAAGTCAGCGTGTTACCAGCAATAGACAGGTTCGTGGTAGTTTCCTCTGTTAAGTACCCTACCTGGTTGTGGTCACCCCATCCGTGAGCAATATCAGCGCGAGACCCTTGAGCCGCAGTAGCGTACTCATCCGCATCTGTAACAGCCGCTGTACCTAGACCTAGGTTACCTCTCGCTGTAGGTACATCAGAAAGATCTGACAGGTTATTCTCGTTAAGCAGCATAGTATTTAAAGCTGCGTAAGCTGTAACCCAAGCACCGTTCTTGCGGATCTTTAACTCGTCATCTTCACTATTAAAGTAAAGTGCCCCTTCTAATACTGGAGAACCGCTACTGTCGTGAGTAGGGCCAGCAGCAAAGGTACCTAGGTAGCGCTTATCAAAATCATCAAACAGGCTAGCTGTTTTGTTTTCCGATACCAAGGCTTCTGCTGCGCTGGTAGCAGCCTCTGACGCTTTAGTAGTTGCTGTATTGGCGTTATCTGAAGCGTTTTGTACGGCTACAATGTTATCGGATACGTCCTGTACATGATCGATGTTGTCTGCCGTAGTCTTTACCGCATCCACATTTGAGTAGACCGTGTTAACCTCGTCAATGTAAGATGCAACAGTGTTTATGCTGAAAATGTCAGTACCAGCAGCTACAACATCATCGATATTAAACGCTACAGTGTTTACGTTAGTTATGTTACCTGCGGTTGTATTTACATTGCCTATGCTGTTAGCAGTAGTGTTGATGTTGATCAGGTTAGCAGCCGTAGTTGCAACGTTATCTATATCTAGTGCTACAGCGGTGACAGCTAGATTTGAATCGGCCACAGTTACAACATGCCCTAAGACTTCGTCTACTCGTACGATTTCGTCTTTAATGCTGGATACTGCACCTACCTCTTCGCTGACGCTAGCAACAGTATTTACGTCAGACATATTAAAGCTAACGTTGTTTACATCGCCCATGTTAGCGTCGATATTTCTAGTAACCGACTCTGCAGAGTTTAAATCGTTACCTACTGCAGTAACCACGTTGTTGCTGTCTGCAACAATGTTTACGTTGTTGATGTTAGAAGACACTGTCGTAACGTCAGGCATATTAGTAGCCACTTCATTTACGTTAACAATGTAAGTGCCGATAGTGTCTACGTTTAGGATACTGTCTGCTACGGTGTTCACGTTGGCTATATCAGCACCGACAGTGTTCACGTTATCAATGCTGTTAGCGACTACCTCGATTTCAGACGTAGTTTCACTAAGATCGTTAGCAACAACCTCGATTTCACTAATACTTTCTTTAAGGTCTTCGGCAACTTTAACTACGCTGTCAATATCAGCGGCTACGATATTTACGCTGTTAATGTTTTGAGCAACAGTGTCTACTTCATCGATGCTGCCGTACACAGAGTCTAATTTATTGGCGCTTTGGGCCACTCTGTCCATGTTGTCCGCAGAGTCTGCCACCCGGTCTACATTTGCGACTGATGTATGTAAGCGGTCTAGTTTTAATATCGATTGATGAATACGGTCCAAACCTATAATAGACTCATCAAGACGGTCTAGGTTTGTGATACTCATATGCACGCGGTCAATATTATTTGCTGACGTATGCAAGCGGTCCATCTTGTCTACAGACTCGTGCAATCGATCAAGGTTATCGATAGAGGTAAAGACTCGATCTAGGTTATCTGCACTATCAAATACGCGGTCTAGTTCAAGGATAGACGTATAAACACGGTCAAGACGGCCGGCACTTACGCTAACGCGATCAACCTTATCTGCTATGACGCCCACAGCGTCCACATTATCGATTGAAGCGTGTATACGATCTAATAGGTTAATAGACAGATAAACGCGGTCTACGTTGTCTATGGAAGCTGCTACGCGATTCACATCACTGATGCTGTCACTTACCGTAGTAACAAACCCAAGATTAGTGGCTACTGTATTAACATCAGCAATATTCACACTCACGGTGTTTACGTTGTCGATGTTTAGGCCTACGTTTTCGATTTCGGACTCTGGTTCCATTAAATCGTCAGCGACTATCTTAACTAGTGACATATTGCCTAGCATTAAATCGTCGCCGATAGCGCTTACCCGTGCAATGTTGTCTGCAGTGGTGTTAACGTTATCAATATCAATAGCGACGGTATTGACGTTGGCAATGTCATTAGCGGTGGTTACGATCTCAGTCGCATAATCACCTACAGCGTCGATGCCTTGTAGTGAATTACTGACGGCAACGACGGAGTCTCGAATTGAATGTACGCTTTGTACGCTTTCCAGATTAGTGAATACAGTGCCGATCTTGTTGAGGTTTTCTGCTACCTCTTTTACAACATCGTATTCACTCCCGATTTCACGGTTTATACTTACCGGCGTCTGGCTTAAGCTGCTAGCTCTGCGACCCATTAAACAAATCCTCTGTCAGCTAAACGGTCAATCATACGGTAAGTATCAGTAGAAGGGGCTACACCAAGCTCTTTTGCTTTCGCTACGCTACGCTCAAAACGAGAGTAGTGCGCGTTGTTAGCTGCTTGTCCGTCTGTTCTGATACCTAGGTACGCTCGATACCCAATGTAATGAAGAAGGCAGTCAATAAGAGCATCTGGGAGATCTAACTCTGCTTCTAAGTTTGTCTCAGAGTACTTTTCAGGTTTTGCCACGTAGATAATAGAGATAAAGCCCCCTGTCACCCCTGCTGGGATCTGGACTTCTCTATGGTTTGGAAAGAAGATACTAAGAGGCTCGTCTTCGTCATTGATAGGCACTTCTTCATCGCGTTTGATGGAGCCTATCTCAACCTCTTTATGAGCACTGTAAGGATACATAAAATCGTCAGGCAGCGCATAAAGCGTCTGCCCTTCGACTAGAGGTACAATATGCTCTTCCATTTTTAAGGTAAAGCGCTTGTAGATCTCTATCATGCCCATATTAATAAAGGCGACTAGTGCAGTGTCATTGTCTTTTATGTTTACACCGCTAAGCTCACCAAAGCGAGCCAAATTAATCACGTCTTGGATCGTCACTAGCCGCTCCTTAGATACAAAAATGCTATTTAAAGCTTAATTGTATCACAGGGCCCTTTAAAATACAGTACTATTGGTATGCAGGTCCTCGTCGTCATCGTCCCAAATCGACTCCCAAATAAGCCCGTCACCGGTCACTTCTGTATGGGTACGTTCTGCCTCTGTAGAAGGCAAGAATATGTCCATTTCCGAGAACTGGTTAAGCAGGTCAATAGCATCATCATGGGCCAATGCCTTAACACCACCAGCTAGGGTAAGTCGACTGAGCTCATGCTGCATTTCGATCACTAGTTCATACAAACGCGGCGACATTTCCTTAGCTATTTCAGGCTTAGGCAACCATACTTTGTTTTGCTTGAACTTGGGCTGTACTCCCTTAACAAAGCGCTCAACTTTGTCTTTAACGGGTCTTATCCCTACGTCTTTGCTTCCTGGCTTCTTGGCAAAATTGAACCATATGTTCCGTTTCATCATCATTTCTTGCATGATAGATATAAAGCCGCCTTGCTGCCCGGAGCTTTCTATTCCTACGCTTAGTGGTTGCCATTTCTTTACGTACCTAAACACATCATCAATATTATCCTGCATAGATTGGCGCTTACATTGCCCATCTACAAGTAACCAGTCGCTGTTGCTGGACAAGGCGATTACACCGATAGTAGAGAAGTCGGCTGATTGTTTGGTACTAGTTGCAAAGTCGGTCACAATGTAGAAATTGTAAGCCTCTTTGTTTTTAATAACCAAAGAAGGGTCGTAATACTGGATATCCTCTTCTTCGACAAGCAGAGTTGTTAAATCGGTAATTTCAAGCATAAACTCCTGATAGAAGTCTTGAGCTTTACCGGCTTCTTTGTACATCTCGTACTTTTCTTCTACTGCCTCATAAGGGAAACGGTCAGGCCAATTACCTACAAACTCTTCTTTGGTGCACGGGAACTTTTCAGCGATAGGGAACTTGTGCACTACCCACTTAGAGTTGCTACTAAGCTGGTGGATGATATCGCGTTCTGATATCGGCGTACCGATGAAGAATATGCGGTATCTGGTAGGGTGAAGAGCAGGGATAATCGACTTATAGAAGTTATCGTTAATAGTGTTCTGGATAGTTTCAGAGTTGATAGCATCGTTGGTTGTGATGTCATCAAGTACAATCATATCAGGACGAGCGCCTTTATAACGAACACCACGAATGTTAGTACTAGCACCGTAGCCTTTGATATTAAGCTCTACACCGTCAGCGTTCTCTAGTTCCATCTCAGAGTCTGTTTTACGTTTGATAGTAATCAGGCTTTTCAGCAGCTCGGATCTATCAATCTTACCGGCAACGTTACGGAAAAAGTTTTTGGTACCGTTTTCCATACTGTCGCCGACAAAAGCGATAAATTCTACTCTACCGAAGTTGTGGAGTGTCCCCATAGCGGCTATATAAATAACAAACCACTCGAATATAGTCGATTTCGCGCTACCACGAAAAGCTTCAACAAGTACTTGCTTGTCTTCACCAAAAAATTTGTCTGCAAGCCGATAATGGATTTCAGCGTTAGCGTTTGTTTCTACGTTGGCGGCACGAATAAACGCAATAAACTTAACCGCCTCCGCACTAGGTATATACTCACTCATCGCTGCTGTACTCTCCGTCTATTATGTCAGAGTCTTTTACTTTCATGCCGCCAAGCTCATTAAGGTCTGTTGATCCTGCTTGTAAGTGTTTCAAAGAGCGGCCTGCGATCTCCGCTAGCTGATCATTAAGCTGCGCTACAGCACTAGACTCTTTAACACCTAGGTCAAGCTCGACTTTCATATTGTCAGGGCCCTTAGTAGCTGCTAGAAGCTCTTTAGCTGCGTTAATTTTGTCACGGTCATATTTACCTTTTTGCATGATATTAGCAAGAACACCGATAGCCTTGTAACGCTCTCCCGTAAACAACAAATCAAGAGGCATTTGGCTAGCTGTAAGTATATCGCTTACAAGCTTAGTGCGACGATAACGAGACGCGGCGCTAGTTAGTTCACCGTACTTGGGGTCGTCGTGGTCTAGGTTTACCCGGTTTTTCACAAAGTCACGCTCAGCAAACACTTTCGAGTAAGCTTTCGTGTAACTAGACCCGTTAGTCATCATGTAAGCACAAAAACGGATAGCGTTGAGGTATTCGGTTACCGATGCTCGGGTGCCCTTAAGGACTGCTTCATAAACAGACGCGGTCTGTAGCAGACTTTCTCCCTGAAATTCGGGGTCGGTACGGCTGGCATTGATAATATCAACCGCTTCTTGGGTAATGACGTTCTTTTTGGAAGGCATAGCCTTCTTCATATCGTCTAGGGTGATGAGTTGAGTCATGTGGTTCTCTTGTATGTAAGTTAGTGTACGTTTTGCCGGAAACTACCACAAAAAAAGCCCCATGTACAGGGGCTTAAGAAACGGCTAAAGGTAAATTTCAATTAATAATAACAACAAGAGCAGCACTAAATGCTAAACAAACCATACTCCTTGGCTTCTTCAGAGTCAACAAGCTGTTTAAGTTTTTTTCGGGCCCTGCTTTTTCGCATTTCCTGCCCTCTAGTTACGTTAGGGTGGACATCCCACGGCAAATACTCGTCGTAGGCCCTAATTATGCCGCATAGGCGCTCATATTCCTCTAAAACCGTTCGAGCTTTGCTTGTATCAACCTTCACAGCCTATTTTTCCTTCTAAAAGGTCTTCATAAACCTGCACAACCTCGTCCAGGGGCACTTCAAAGAACTCTGTAGACCCACTAAACTTTTTAGCTGTCGTATATCGGCGTTTTTCAAAGTATTTATGGAGAAAACGCTCTTTTTCAAAGACTTTTTCTGTTTTTCTAAAGCGTTTTGGGCGGCAATAAGGAAATTCGCGGTATTTTTTAAAGATACTGACCAATATTTCAGATACACGTATCTCAATATCGTCTCGTGAGGTGACACCGATCTTCACTAGCTCTTTATCTTCCATCCGAAAGAACAAAATGTACAAAATTCCGTCTTCAGGTAAAGGTTTTTCGGTGTTTTTGCTGTTTACCCTTAACTTAATCATCAAAATCCAAAGGAAGATAAGTATCTTCTAGTTCAAGTGGCCTGTGCCTTGTCTCGGAGTGAATAATGTCGTTTAACTCGTCGTTACTAAGGCTGTCTATATCGTGATCATAAGGGTTGTCTGTCATACACATTACTGCAAGTGTCTGTAACTTAAGGTAACTTGAGTATACCAAACCCTTAAAATCATAGAAAGTATTCAGGATGCCTCTCTACGTCCTCTTTTCGGTGCTTTCTTTGGCAGTTAATATGAAAAGCAGGACGGTTTTCTAATATAGCGAGAGCAGTTTCTACGCCGTTGTACATACCAGTCTTTTCAGGGGATAGTGTATCGCCTTCAGTGGCCAGTATATCGGCTTTGTACATCTTTAATGCTCTGATCTGTGCTTCCATTTTACCAACCCCGCGATTTTCTTACCTACAGGACTGTCAGGATGAAGGTTAACACCCGACTCTTTACCCAGATTGTACAAATCCCAATACTCTGCCTCTGCAGCAGCGTTGTTAAAGTAACTCTCTAGGTCTGTTTCGTAGTCTTCTCTGCTTGCCGGCTCAGGAACAACCTCTACCACTGTATTTTCCATTTTTTGATTACCCTTAAGTACACGCCATACACCGTTAATAGTTCCGTAATCTTCTATTTTGTCGAACTCTTTGTTGTGAAGACGTATCTGGTTCTGGCGCAGTATAGCGGTCAGATACTTGCCGTTCTGCTTCTCAATAAAGCTCAGTTTACGTACATAGTTGATGTTCAAACGGCTGAACTTGGTAGGCATGTCTTTATTACGAATACCTTTAGCCTTGCACATAAGATAAGCCTCTACCTTCGCAGCATCAGTATTGGTAGCCTTACTAAGCGAATTGCTGATCACAATATCAAGAGCTTCTTCATCATCGATATCACCTAGTTCGTCATAGGCAATAGGCACTTCTAGTTCTACACAAGCACGCAGCCTGTGACGCCCATCCAGTACTTTCCCGTTACGCAGCAGTATAGGCACTAGTTGACCGTTCTTCTCGATATCACCTTTCAACTCGTTAAAACCGTCCTGGGTGTACGTCATAGTCAGGAGGGCAAAGGGATCTAGGGGCAGTGCCCTTGCTTCGTCCGGCGTCATATCTCGCACCTTACTCACCGAAGCGCCCTCCCTCATATTCCTCAACAGAATTAGCTAAGAACTCTAGGTTATAACAAACCTTCCCGCCATTAACCACATAACTACCATCAGTAAAGTAAACTAGACCCGCCTTAATATCAGCAATAATCAACGGCCCATCCTTCTTAGTCCCTACAACAGTACCAACAGGAAGGTAACCATCACGGGTAACAGCACGGCACTCTTTCAACTTAGCATCAGCCAATTCCTTAATAACACGCTGATACGAAGACGCTTCCATCGCCTCTTTCAGCACGCGCAACTGCTCCACTAGTTCATCACTTGCCCTTATCATCGTCGTCTTCATGTTATATTTTTCCTCTGCTGTATAACAATCTATGCACCAAGTATAACAATCTATTAGCCGTGTATGCAATCTCGCGACAAAAAAGTATAACCGTTATACCCGAAACCATCCTCACTAGTTCTCAGAAAAATATACAAGTTATACTTTTTCACGGATTTCAGAACTAGGTATAACCTCCATACATAATGTATATGGAAGTTATACTTTTTTCCTCTGCAGGCCGCATTCCACCGTTCAAACCGGCCCATGTGGGAAATTTTAAAATTTTGTAAGAGGGCATTACTCCTCTCGCAGCGACTTCTGGCAAAAGGTACCCCCCCTTACTTCGTAACGTGGGTCCTTTTTTCGGCTCTTAAGCATTGACATTAACAATAGGAGAAATTTATGTCTAAGAAAGTCATCAAAGCTATTGCAAAAACTTACAAAAGCCTACCCACTACGTGTCCAGACCGTATCAAAGCGTATGGTATCGTGTATAACAATACCGAAGTAGGAGGTGTCCTACTTAACCAGCATCCTGCAGGTAAACGTGTCGCGGGCATGGTCCTCGACAAGTTAGGGTATGACCCATTAGTAAATGAGGCAGCTTCGTCGAAGGAAGTCTAGACGACTTCTAAGTAAACTTAACATTAAGGCAACCTTCGGGTTGTCTTAATTTTTGTCTCACACTCACACCGATAGGAAAGGATAACAACTCTTAGGGCTCTTACATTTTGAATAACGGTGACTAACCTAAGAATTAACGGGTAGCGCTCTCATATTATGGTTAACGTAACTATCAACAAACTAGAGGTGTAACATGGATTTAGCAATTATCATCATTATCGTAGTAGCAATCGCAGCATACTATGGCTTTATGCAGTCAGCGGAAGTTGTGGCTAAGATCGCAACTCGTGAAGTAAACCATCTTGACCGTCAACATAAAGTAAGTGTAGTAGAACGCACTGCCAAACTTGACGAGTCAGTAACAGATGAACAAGTAGAGAAAGTAGCAGCGTTACAGGCAAAATTGACGCACTTAACATATAACTGACTAGGGTCTGGGCATAAGCTCAGGCTCTAAGTTTGACGTACGATAGGGCCGGAAAATATCAGCCTTGTAACGTAACTTATTGATTTGTAACAGGATAGAAAGGGGTTGGTCAAATTGACTAACATGTGGTGAGATTGACTAAAAAGTGGTTTATTCAAAAACCTTGCCAATTTAGCATCAACCTCTATCACCACTCTATCAAGTACACCAAAGTACACCAGTATCGGGGTTTACCCAACTTTCTAAGTACACATAAAATCAGGCTTTTACCATAAATAACCAAGTACATTGCCTGTACACTTAACTCGACCTTCAAACACATAAAGAGAGATCAACCATGAATCTAGTAGAAACCATCGTACCTGTAATAAAAGTAGCCGAGTTTCATGCAATTACTGGCTACCAGATAGAAACCATCTCAGCCATGTTTGACGAATACGTAACTGAACTAGACGCACCGATTCGACATGATAGCGGTGACATTGATGCTGAAATGGTAACCGAACTGTTTGACCAAATGTTAACTACTTATCGAGAGGCTCAGCCATGCTCTTAGCACCTCATCCTGACACGTTCTGACTATGGCAAGAAAGGTATATGAAGCTAGTGATCTCAGCTTCCTTAACGTGTCCTTTTCTACTTATGCAGAGAAGATGGACAGTCCTACTCATATCATTGTATGGGAACATGACGATGAAGCAGGAACTGTTAGTGAATATGAACGAGTTACTATTGCTCAACTAGTAGCTTCTTATATCGGGTTAAGTCTTGAGCTTGACCTTGATGCAAACGATGCCGTAACTCGCGGCCACCGACTTGGTAACACTGGAAGATAAACATGAAAATACTATTAGATTTGCCGAAACTATCCAACAGCCAACTTGACATTACCTTTAAAGATAACGGAAAGGTTGTGGAAGTAAGACGAAACGCAGTAGGGACTGTACGACTTTCAGTTCTTAGCGAGTCTACAGCTAAAGACCTAGTCCTTTGTCAGCCTTATGATGTTATGGACTCTGCAGCTGCAACATTAGTCTTGGCGCCTTATCTGTACAAGGGTATCGAGTTCTTTGGAATGACAGGAATAATAGAAGGAGTAGGCTAGTGGACAAACTCAAACTTCAACTAGGGTCAACCGTGCTGTACAAAGGGCAGCATTGGTTGGCTGTAGCGTATAACGGTAACAACGGGCTGTATATAATGCAGCCTGAACGCAGCAACAAAAAACGTATGATATTGCCTAAATCTGTTGAGGCTGTCATTAACGTACCACCAGCAAAACTAGTGACATTAGAGACTGTTGATAATCCTCAAGGGATATCTTCTTATCTAGTCACTAACGACGGTGCAGTGATTAGTAAAAGAACTTTACGGGTAATGAAATCTGGACATATCCGTGAGTTAGCCCTTACCCAAGCTTTAAGACAGCAATAACCATTACTTCAACAAACAGGAAAAGTACAATGAGACTAACTAACGCTATCAAAGAACAGCTAATTCGTGACGTAATCGAAGACCAATTCCGTGACGAGTTTACAGCTCTGGACAACGAGTTTAAGGAGACCTTTAAGCAGGAAGTCGTAGATACTTACGGCGACTTGTACGTTGAAATGCAGCGTCTGGCAAAAGCTTACAAGATACCTGAAGGTATATTCTGTAATGCAAACCTTAGTGTGAGAATAACGCATCTAGGGTCGCTAGTGCAAAATGACGCAATAAGACGTCATCCTTTCGTTAAAGAAAGCAAATACTCCAGCACTAACTTGGTCTGTGCGTTTAAGCGTGAAATCCATCCTGGCATATTTGTGCCTCCAACAAACGAGTGGGGAGAGCGCGCACTCGAAGTAAGCAACTACCCGAAAACTCAGAAAGTGCTGCAAAAACAGAAAGAGTGGGTAAGCAAAACAAGCGGTATCGTTGATGACCTATGCGATGTCCTTAAGGCAGCAACTACTGACAAAGCACTGAAAGGCTTGACCAGTGTGTTTACGCCATTCTTACCTCTTGACAACGCGTCTAAAGCTCTTGTGCCGGCAGAAGCATTGTTGCGTATTAACGAGCTCAAGTCGCCTAAGAAAGGCAAAAAGAAAGCGTAAGCTATGCGCAATCGTGAACTAGTGAGATTGGTTGTGCTAGGCATTATCGCCTGCACAATCTTAACAATATTAGGATACTAAACATGGCAATAGCATCTTACGACGCAATAAAAATGTCTCTTGAAATTGAGAACGCAGCTAGGGAAGAACTTAGAAAGCAGCGTAGCTACACGCTTTACTTCTTCGCCAAAGCGATAGCAGACAAAGAAGCTACTGTCATGTACCAATCTAAAGGTATTGGTATCCTTGGAGCGAAACTGGTGTGGAAGGACGGCACGACTATGCTGATCGACCACAAAACTTACAAAGCCCTGTTTAAAGACAAGATGATAGGGCTGATGGGGCTTACTTTAAGACATCGAGAACTGAAGCTGTGGAATACCCAAGATTTGCCTTGGAAACCGGCTTCAGACCGACTAACTGTTGAACAAAAACTATTGGAGATACCAAACGGATCGTAACTCAGAAATATTAAGACTACTAAGACGTGTAGACGCTCAGAAGAACTACCTTGTTAACCTAAAGCGTAATCCTTTAACTCGAAGCGAGCCTGTTGCGTGTAAGCACGACTGTGACATGGCCTACATGAAGGAATTTGAAGACCTTAAGCGAAACTTTGTCGATGCTTGCACAGCTATCGTTAAAAAGCAACTAGCGGAAGACGAGAAAAAGCTCGAAGCTATTAACGTTCTTTTGTCAGACAATCCAGACGTCTGACCTGCATCAAAATAACGTTGGCATAGTGCATGCTATCCTTTAAGTGAGGTCTGGCTTAAACGTATAATAAAGACACTAAAGTATAAGTTACAGCTTATGAATTTAAGTAGATACTTGGCTTTAACATCTAAATAAATACGTTTGCCAAACAAATCTAAACAGACTAATATTTGTACAGACCTCAACTTTGAGTGATACACCGTTAGTCTTATAAGAACTGGGCAGATTGTTAATGGTTATCAATGACTTACAACAAGTAATGCTATTTGCTATAGGATAAACAATGAAACAACCAATGTTTGTATGCATAGGCGGTGAAATAAAAAGTAGTGACGGCACCCAACGTTATGTTGAGCCTGAGCGCTTGTCGGCACTATACAACGTCAAGCAAGAAAATTGTGTCTTCGTGGAAAACGAGGAAGAATACCAAAAGCACTATGCTCATATGCATCTGGTGCCGTTAAGAGCCAGTACTTCTAACAATTACAGTACTGACGACTCCTTTACTTCACTTGTTCATCAAATCGACACGATGAACACAGTCCTCCAAGAAACCAAAGGCTTGCTTGCCAAGCTAGGTTAAAACCCTTTTAACACAAACTTATGCTGGTCATGAAAGTGACCGGCAGCTTTTGCGTATCTGAAACAAAATAGGATCAACATGAAAAACTTACTTATGGCTGTAGCCCTTACAGCAGGATTAACTGTGCCTGCAGCAGCAGAAGAAGAGACTACCTTTATGGCGCCTTTAGGACTTGAATCTTGCGCTTATGTAAAGAACAAATCAAAGGAACTAGGGGAAGTATACCGCTTAGGGACTGAGATCTTTGCAATAGGCTATCTTAACGCAGTATCAATTATGCTTTATGCCGACAAAGGCTCAGTAAACCACGTACCTGAAGGCGACAATACAGCTAACGTGTATCTAGCAGCTATAAAACTCTATTGCGAAAGAAACCCTAGTGCTTCTTATATAGAGGCAGTAGCAAACAGCTTAGACGCTGTCAGTGTGAGCAAGTAGGTATGGAGCATTTGCTACTACTTTTAATCATAGCTGCAGTATCGTATGTCTGCTTTATGGCAGGCTTAACCGTAACTAGGGCCTTACTAGATGTAATCCATGCCCTAATCAAATCAATCAAACATCGTAAATTCAACAAATAGTAGGAATCAACAAAATGACTAAAATCGAACAACTTAAAGCACAAGTTAAAGCAATCGCAGAAGCAAACGCAGCTAAAATTCAAGAAGCTGCAGAAGTAGCGCGTCTAGAAGCGACTATCAAGCTAGAAAGCAGCCCAGAGCTTATGCAAGCTAAGGTACGTCTGATGAGCTCTCAGCAGCAGACAGAGAAGCTTCAGCAACTAGTCAATGAATGTGAGCAAATCGTAGCTAGCGTGCCTGTATTCAACTCTAAGACGCGTCAAAACCGTGTATGGGCTGGTGGCCACCGTTATGGCTTCGGTACTCAGGTTGATCTGATGTATCAACTAGCGACAGGTATCCTGTATGCGTGCCAGGAACACAAACAACTGTTAGTGGCGCATACCGGGCTTAACACTGAACTCCTAGAGCAAATTGTGACAGCATTCGGTACGCCAACTTACTACAACCGCAACTATCATACGATTGTGGAGCCAAAAACATACGACTTGGAAACCCTAAAGTCTGCCTTGGCTGTGATGCAATCTGACCTTGGTGTGGTAGTAGACATATCTCAAATCACTAACACTCATCTAGAAGCAGAGTTCGCTCGTGCTGAGGTAACCGCGCAGAACAACTTTGAACTAGCGAAAGAAGCGATAGCAGAAGCGGACTTCAAACTATAGGTGTAACGACAGGGCGGCTTAGGCTGCCCTATCCAAGGAGACAACATGAAAGTTTTAGTAACACTGCTATCCCTAGCTCTGTTAGCGGCTTGCACTCCTCGTACTGGCCTGAATAAAGCCAAAGGAGAGTACCTGTGCCGTAACAACGGAGGAATATATTTCTTTTACAGCTTTAGCGAATACCCGGTTGTGTGTAACGACGGTACAGCATTTACCATCAAGCAGCTAGAAACCATCATTATTAAAGATCCAGAGTATTTACCGGAGTAAAGCAATGCTTAATTACGAAGCGAAAGAACTGATAGGCCAAACCGTTTACCTTATCTCAGTTCAGTACATGGAAAACTACGGCAGTAGGTGGAAGTTCAAGCTGGGGGACACTCACGTTATCCCTGCAAGCGAAAAAACCCCAGAGACAATGATAGCAGCCGTTGACTCTCTGGACTTGATTAACAACTCACAAGCGAGAGAAGTAATAATTTCAGTACAGTTTAAAGTACTGACAGCCGAAGACTGCGAATATTAATAACGTTTTAAGCGGAGGTCACCATGCGTGATGCAATACTTGAAGGTAACTTGCCTTTTCCAGGTACAGCCTTGTTCTCACTATACCCTCAACAGAAAGATGACATAGAGCGCTTTTGGAAAGCAATCTGGCTCAACTTTCTGAATGACAGTGATACTAACGGTGTCTATTGGTACTCAGAACTAGGCTCTAAGCTTTACAACGAAGTAGTACGGCGCTTATCGCACCACGGCTGGGTAACTAGTCATGCGATTACAGCACGACGTTGGGCATGCGTTGAGCTGAATGAAGAAAAGCTCTTTGAGTTCATAACTCCTGACGAACTGTTGGATGTTAAGACAGAAAACAAGTACCAGAAGTATGTGCTTGAACTCAGAGAAGCAACAGCTTCAACCCTTGTAAGACAGAACGGCGAAACTAAGCGCACAGGCCTTGTTAGAAAAGGCTTTCGTGACTCAGGCAATACTCAGTTTGGGTACGACATGGACGCACTTCATCAATATGAGGAAGCAGTTAAGCTGAACCTAACTAAATCAATGGACAAGATCCGACAGGACTATCCAGAGATGAAGACAACTAGCGACTCTTATGACAACGTCAGTGTAGGTATTTATGACTGGCACTACGAAAATAAGAACGAAGTGTTTACGACAGGCAATAACATCAATGATAGCCGAGGCAGGGCTATCAGTAGTTGCCTAAAGAAAGTGGCCAACCCTATTAGCAGTAAAGATTTCAGGGCAGCCCTAGTAATAACTTACGATTAATCGGAGACAAAGACATGCAATTCAACAAAACAGAATTTGAGCAACAACAAGCGCAAGTAAGTGCAGAACTGGCGCAGATGGACGTGGACTTTGAGCGCAAAGTTCAGCGCGAGTACGGAATGACGGCGGAGCAATTGTCAGAAGTAAACAAAGAGTTCCTTGCCGAGGTTAAAGAACAAATGCATCAAGAGCGTAAAGAAGCTGAAGCGCGTTATCGCAACAATATTATTGACGACCCTATCGCAATGTTTGTGCACGGATACGCTTAATACCTCAGCCCGTCGAAAGGCGGGCAACCTCTTTATCAACAAAATTAGGATTTCATCATGCTAGCAGAATGTAACGCAGTATTCTTATTCATCGCAGAACTAACAGGCAGCTTTCAGCCAGGTTCAGGTACAGAACAAGACAAGATTGAGTGCGGTAAGCAAGACTACATCAGAAACTTCCAGCTAGATCTCAACCTTCATGACGAAGACGACAGAAAAGATATGCACGAAAATGTGTGGCTATCAAGACTGTACCGAGAACTAGACACTTATTTCAACGTGCCTTCAGACAAAACCGCTAGAGCCTTGGCAGTAGACCCTGAGAGCAATCGCTACAGGTACTCAACGTTCCAGTGGCAAGTACCTATTGAACTAGATGCAAGTGCATCGATGCTTCAGTACGAAGGCTTACTTACTGGCGACAAACGACTGTTAGAAATGACAAACGTTATCGGTGACACCCTACAAGACCCTTGGAAACTAGAGGGAATGTCACGCCAAATGCTAAAGAAAGCGGCAACTCCAATGCTATACGGTTCTAGCCAAGCATGTCATGAGTTGTGGCAAGATAACAATATCCCTTATACGACTGATGACATAGCTTTGTACAATAAAGAAATGGCAGAAGGGCCCTTTGGTGTAGCAAACTTACTTAAAGAGTTCATCATCAATAACGCGGCGCCTAAGTCAGAAATGGAAGTTCATATCTGGGGAGAGAAGTTCAAGATATCGTGTAACCGTTTCCGTAACGTAGGTGAACAGACTAAAGCGTACAAGATATGGGATACGTTGGATGAGCGTTACAACATCATCCTACATACTGACACTAAGCGTGTGCCTGACCTAGAGCAGTTCAAACGGTACTTTATGACGTTACTCATTTTCTGATTGTGGGTGAGTATAAACATGGTGAATTCGGTGGACGCTAAGGGAGAAATCCTATGCCAATACCGAGCCAAGCTTAGCTAGGAATAGCTTTGAAGGTGTAGAGACTAGTACGAGAGGCCAGAACGGTCAATAATGTACGTAGGATACTCAAGTGAGATCCGAAGCGCCATGCCCTACTTAGGTAGGTGAAGATATAGTCCCATACTCCGTGGAAATGCGGAGACTAGTGTTGATTATCTACATAGTAGAGTCTATAATATGTATTGTTATGTATAATAAGGATTCTAATATGAATAGATATTACGTGTACTGGTATAGGCTGATTGAGTTTAATAATCCACATTGTGAAGGATACATAGGTATAACAAACAATATGGAGCGTAGACATAAAGAACATTGTAGAAGTAAAGGTACTCACTTTGCTAATGCAATAAGTAAGTATGGGTTAGACAAAATCAGTTATGAGGTACTGCATGAAACTGACAGCAGACAGGAAGCTTTAGACCTAGAAGCTTATTACCGTCCAGACGTAGGATTAGGATGGAATACTGCAAAAGGCGGTGAAGATACCTTAGCGTCAGTAAAATGTAGGAAAGTAAAGCTATACCATAAAGACAATCCTGAAAAACTTAGATGTTTTGATTCTATAGATCAAGCTTCTAAAGAACTAGGGATTACCGCTTCAAGAATAGCTCAAGCATTATGCCGTAATACTAAGTATTATGGGTTTGATGGGTGGGCTGTATTGATAGATGAGAGTACAGAAAGAGGTAAGACTCTAAGTATTCAGGAAGTAATATCTATCAGAGTAAGTGGCGCTAAACGTAATAAACCAAGCCATTTTAAAGGTATGACTAATCGCTGGTCCGAAGAGGATAAAAAGCGAATTAGTGATCAACATAGAGGTAAGGTTATCTCAGATGAGCAAAAAGAAGTAGTAAGAAACAAGAATAGAGCTGCCCATAGTTCTTGTAAATCTATAACTTTAGTTCATCAGGATAATCCTGAAGTTGAGCATACTTACCATAGCATAGCAGAAGCCTCTAGGGAATTAAGTATACCTTTGAGTAGACTTAAGTCTAAAGCACAGAGAAAGCTGAATGTGTATGGTAAAGATGGCTGGAAGATAATTAAACTAGGTGCAGAGTAACGTCTGCATTAAGGTAAAGCACAACCTAGATAGCCAAGTAGCAGATACTGTAATCGGCAAAGTGTACAACAAGTACGGTTGGGGTATCCCTATCCATGATGCGTTTATCATTAGCCCTGCAGCAGCAGCTGACGCTCGTAAGTGGTATGCAGAAGAATTGACCAAGATCTACGAAGATCGACAGCTAATTCTAAACAACTACTTCAAGAGTATCGGTATCACTAGCGCAGCTCAGCAACAGTGGAAAGATCTAGTAAGCAAGATCCACCCGCTTGAAGGCGACATCAACGTAAACCACATGGCACTTAAGTAACAGTAATAGGGCAGGCGAAAGCTTGCCCAATTTTTTGACGAGGATAAAACTACGGCAATGACAAGTAAAAAAGCACCTTTACTAAAACAAGTACGACTAATCGTAGCAGGAGGCAGAGACTTTAACGATGCAACGCTTATGCGTGACTCTATTGAAGAGTTTCTAGCAGAGCTTGACTTCAATGACCTAGAGTTTGTTCTAGGTGGAGCACCCGGAGCAGACAAGCAAGCGCAAGAACTAGCGGAAGAAGAAGCTTTACCGCACCTAGTTATACCTGCAGCCTGGTACGATATGACTTCACCTTGTGTACGCAGACAGAACAGCCATGGCGAATACAACGCACTGGCGGGCATGAAGCGTAACATCAAGATGGCAGAAAAAGGTACCCACTTGATAGCCTTCTGGGATGGCAAGTCCAAAGGAACCAAAGACATGATCGACCAAGCCAAGAAGCGTAACTTGGTGGTGAAAATCATCAACTACTAAAAAAATAAACCAATACTATTAAGTATTGGTTTATTTTTTTCTTCCTCTACTAAAATGGCGGAAATTATTGTTTTTTAATAATTTTTTAAGTAAAAAAAGATAACCTCAAAAGATAAAAGATGAATTTTTCACCCTAACCTAGGAGGATATTATGTTTTCTCAGCTGTAATGGCTGAATACCTTAATCTGTATGCTCTAACGACATACCTTTATTTTTTAATAAGATAGAATAAAAAATGAACAGTCTGTTTTTACACATTCTGTTCTTTTTTATTTTTGTTTTTTAAAAGCGCGACCAATCAACAAAAGGTATTTATTGTGCAAACTCAAAAACAACTTCGCCTAAAGCGTTACAACGACATTATTGCCAAAAACAAAAAGCTTTTTGCTGCAGGCTCTACACTAACTAGAGACAAATTTGTTTCTCTTTTCGCTGTTCCTGACGTGGTTACTGCCGGTAATTACGTAGATGTACAACGTTCTAATCTGCGCCTTGTTACTGCTCAGACCGAAATTAACATGCTTATGAGAGAGAATGGTTTGTATATCCGATCTAAGGACTACTATTCCTCTTTTCATGTTGTCGAGAAAAAGCAGACTAAAAATGTTATTGCTCGGTACAGCTCTGAAGTTGATGTTAACCGACATTGTGTAAGCCGTTTAGAAATGAGCTTTGCAAACAAAGTCAAAAGCAACAACTGGGGTCAATATGACCAGCTAACCGAACAACAAATCCTAAACCTTGATACAGCCTTTGTATCGCGTCGTCACGAAAGTGTTATTAAACGCTTGCAATCGTATTAATAGGAAGTGTTATGAACCGTATAGAGCAAAGAAAAGCCTTTGATGAAGCCTTGGCCGCCATGTCGGTCAGTTCCAGTCCTTACTTTAAAGACTATGTGTACTACCTGCACTTAATTGCTCTATGCAAAGTGAATTTTAGAGAAGACCTGCAAGCACCTGCAGGTGTCTCTTTTTCAGGCTATGGGTACATTCTTCACATAAACCCTTTGCAGTTTAATAAACTAGGGATTCCTCATACTCTGGGTGTCTTAAAACATGAAATGGAACATATTTCTCTAGGGCATTTAATCAGGGTAGAAGAACGAGACTTTCGTAAATTTAATTACGCTGCTGATTGTGCGTTAAATCAGTATATTCAAAAAGACCATTTACCTACATGGGTAATACGACCAGAAAACTACCCTAACAAAGAAGCCATAAAACATCCTCTCCAAACCGCAGAATTTTACTACGACATGCTAGAAAACGAGGATATGGAAGATGAACAAGAACCACAAGCCGGTAGTGGACAAAGCGGTGAGCAAGAAGGAGAGAATGACGGCACTGACGGTGATACAAGTCAAGGGCAAAAGCAAGGCCAGTCCGGTAACTCCTCTGAAGATGCTTCTGGTAACGGTAAACTGGTAGACGACCATGATGTCTGGAAAGAGGGGCAAAATGCAGATCCCGACGCTGTAAGAGAAGTCACTAAAAAAATGGTAGAGAAGGCAGCAGAAGCTACTACCAAATCTAGAGGTAATTTACCTGCCAATTACAATCAGATAATTGACAACTTATCCCGAGGAAAAGAAGTATCTTGGCAAAAGGTCGTAAAAAACATTATCGGCAGTAAAAGAGCTAATCGTCGTCGCACTATTAAAAGACGTGACAGACGTAACCCTGGCGCTGAGTGGATAAAAGGCAAAATCGTTAATCGAATATTTGAACTAGGTGTTATCTCCGACGTTTCTGGTTCAGTAAATGACAACAACCAAAAAGAACTTTGGGGAGAGGTGATCAACGTAGCAAAAACGTTTGAAACGTCTTTATCCCTAGTTCAAGTGGACACCCAACCTTGTCCGGTTGAAACCTTAACACCTTCTACCACTATGATAAAAAGAAAGGCTTGTGGCGGTACCATTCTTCATCCTGCTATTGAGCAGTTTGCCCGCGATAAAATAAAGCCTGACTGTTACCTAGTCACCACTGATGGTTATCTTTCAACCCACGACGTAAACAAATTCTTAGAGCCTAATGTTCCTGTTATCTGGCTAATAAACACTGGCGGACAAGTTATGCCAGAAATGAACAAAGGCAAAATGCGAGCAATTCTTTTAAAAGGCGGCAAAAAATGAATATAAACGAAGCAGTTGAACTTATTGAAGATGCTGATGAAGTAGGTCATGTACCTTTACTTATCGGTGTTCACGGTATCGGTAAATCTCAAGCACCTAAAGATTACGCAAAGCGTAACAACATGTATTTTGAGCCCCTTATTCTTTCTTTGATGGATACTGGCGACATGCTAGGCCTACCAAAGGAAAAGACCGTAGGGGGTTTGTCTTCTACTAACTGGTCAGCACCTACGTGGTTCACTAATATCGCAAACGCTGCTTGGCCACAGAATTTTGAACTAGTGGACCTTCAGTTTAACGACCCAGACTTCCAAAAGACTGCCCTGCAGTATATGGAAACAGAAGGCGTAAACCGAGCGGCTTTAAACGAAGTTTACTGCAAGTATTACGAAGTCCCTAACGACCGTTTAAGACTGCTCCGTCAAGACAATGTTACTTATAAGAAGGCAAAACGCAGTCTTCTTAACCTGGATGAACTAAACCGTGCACATAAAGAAATTCTTGACGCCGGGCTGCAGCTTATCCTAGATCACCGTTTACACGCCCACGAACTTCCTATTGTTAATGGCAAAGAGACATTAATAGTGGGTGGTGTAAACCCTGCTGGTGGCGACTACTCTGTAGGTGACTTTGACCCTGCATTTATAGACAGGATCTTAGAAGCCGTAGTAGAGCCTGATTTAAAAACCTCTATCGATTATTACCGAAACATTAACGTTGAGCCGGTCATTATCGATTTTCTTCAAGAGCACCCTTCAAAGCTGCACTTCTGTCCTGAAGACGGTTCTAAAGGTACCTCACCAAGAACGTGGGAGCGTGTAGACCAATACTTAAAAGCAGCAAAAGCAACTAAAAAGTCAAAAGAACGCATCACTCGTTACCTTAAAAGCAGCTTAGGTACTTCTGTAGGTATACAGTTTATGGCGTTTTACTCTGACTACGCCTCTGCTTTTAGGTACGACGATTTAGTCGCAGAGCTTACTGATATTGTCAACAACAACCCACAACTAGGGAAGCAAGCTCAAGCAGACCTGATTTCAGAAAAAATAGCGTCTTTAGAATCCGTTAAAAGAATGGATTTTGCAGACTCCTTTATCAAAAACGCTTTCAAAGAAAAGCCCAAGACCGACCCTGAAGTAGCGCTTGTTTACTTTTATGCTCTGCCGTTAGAAAACTTGGCAGCTGTACTTAAAGCTCTACAAACAGAAGATGTAGTAACGTACGCGCAATTAGCCAAAGTGGACAAACAGCACAACAACAAAAAGCTGTTCATGAAACTAGTGGGCTATTCCGTAGACAAGTAATTCAATCTCAACAAAGTAAGGAAATACCATGCATTTTGGTGATTTTAAACAAGCGATACAACAACAGTTCAAGACTATGAACCCTGAAGCAATGTTTGTAGTCGACGTAACAAAAGAACAGCTGTGGGATACGTATCTTGCGTCGTTCCCTGAAGGTTCTAACCCAATTTACCGTGAGCGTACCGAACACGACTGTAACTGCTGCAAACAGTTTATCCGCAACATCGGTGCACTAGTTTCTGTTGTCGACGACAAAGTAGTAAGCATCTGGGACATCGATATTGACGGTGCGTACAAAGTAGTTGCTAATGCGATGAAAGAGCTGATTCTATCAGCGCCTATCAAGCAAATTTACCTTAACGACTCTGCAAAAGTCGGTACAGACCACAACTTTGAAGATCAAGGCGACAAAGTGCGTCAGTGGGATCATTTCTTCTTAGAAATTCCTTCAAGCATGACGATGCGTAAAGACCGTATTGCTACACGCGTAGGTCAAGTTAACACAAACTTTTCTACAACTACACGAGCTCTTACTTCTCTAAGTATGAGCGCTTGTGCGACTGTTCGTGACTTAATCATGCAAAACAGTCTTTATCGCGGTGAAGAGCACTTAGACAAAGTAAATGCGTTTATGAACACTCTTCGCGAGTACCGCAGTCTTGAAACAGATGAAAAACGCACTTTATTCTGCTGGGTTCACGCAAAGCAAAACGGTATTGCATCAACTTTCCGTAATTCGGTTATCGGCACTTTAATTGATGATATTTCTGAAGGCTTTGACCTAGAAGACGCTGTAGCCTCATTTGAGTCAAAAGTTGCGCCTCATAACTACAAACGCAGCAAAGCGCTTATTACCCCTGCGATGGTCAAAAAAGCAAACGAAACGATCCAAGAACTAGGTATCGAAAGTGCACTGCACCGTCGTATGGCTAAACTTAGCGACATCACAATTAACAACGTACTCTTTGCAGACGACTCTGTTAAAGAAAGTATGGGTGTTCTTGATGTGCTTAACTCTCAAGTTAAAAACAAAACGCCTAAAGAGTTTAAAAACGTAGAAGAAGTGTCTGTTGAGAAATTTATCAAAGATATTCTTCCTAACGCGACTTCTATGGATTTATTCCTAGAAAACGAACATTTGCCAAACTTCGTTAACCTTATTACGCCTGCAGATGCCGATGCACCTAACATTCTTAAATGGGATAACAACTTCTCTTGGTCTTACGTATCGGGCACTACTGATTCGGTAAAAGAGCGAGTGAAAAAAGCTGGTGGTAATGTTAGCGGTGACCTTCGTTTGTCTCTTGCGTGGCATAACGGCGATGATCTAGACCTTTCGTTACGTCTTCCTTCTGGCCGTATAGTGTATTACGGAAACAGCAGAGACTCTGTTACCGGCGCAAACCTAGACGTTGACATGAACGCAGGTACAGTAGACGATGAAGTAAACCCTGTTGAAAACATCGTTATCCCTAGAGCAGCTAATATGCCTAAAGGTATTTATACAGCGGTTGTTCACAACTTTACTTCTCGTGACAGTAAAAACCCGGGCTATGAAGTAGAGTTTGAGTTCTTAGGTAAAATAATGACGTTTACTCAAGAACACCCTGTACGTCAAAACCAAAAAGACGTTGTAGTAGAGTTTGAATACAACGGTACTGACGTACGTGTATTATCATCGTTACCGTCAACTACTCGATCAAAAGAGCAGTGGGGCGTGTCTACTCAGAACTTTGTTCCTGTAGATTCTGTAATGTTGTCTCCAAACTACTGGGACGACCAGAAAGTCGGCAACAAGCATTACTTCTTTATGTTGAAAGAATGTGCTAATCCTAATCCTGTGCGCGGCTTGTATAACGAGTTCTTGTCTAATGAGTTACAAGAGCATCGTAAAGTATTTGAAGTCTTAGGTGCTAACCTACAGGCCGAATCAACGCCTTCACAACTAGCGGGGATTGGTTTCTCTTCTACCTTGAGAAACTCTGTCATCTGCCGTGTGAAAGGTGCCTTTAACCGTACCATCAAAATCAAGTTTTAAGGAACAAACATGTTTGAAAAAGCATCTCGAATTAAACTGCGGTTCTCTACCCCAAAAGGCGAGATTACCGTAGAGCGCCTGTGGGATTTACCTCTTAAATCTCCTACAGGCATGAGCCTTGACGCTTTGGCTATCCAAAGCAACAAGAAAATTAAAGAGTCTGAAGAGTTCAGCTTTGTTGATGAAGTTCAAAAAGACTCTGTTGAGTGCCTGCGCTTAGATATTCTTAAGCACATCATTCAAGTTAAGCAAGCTGAAAATAAAGCTGCGCGTGAAGCTAGTGAGATCAAGGCCGAGCGTCAACGTTTGTTAGAAATCATTGCTAAGAAGAAGCATGAAGCTGACGCTGACTTAAGCATTGAAGAGCTTAGCAAAAAACTAGACAGCCTGTAGGTTTATCATGACTAACGACGAGAAATTGCAGGTTGTTGATGCGTACCTTAAAGGCGAGACTATCGAAATGATGGACTCCCGCGGTCAATGGAAAGAAGTGTGCTTTAAGCAAAACAATCCTATAATCAACAATCTTGCGGTTTTTCGCGTTAAACCTGATTTTGTAGAGGCTCTTTACGAAACTTATGTAAAACAACTAAAGCTGCAGGGTACACCACCCTTAATATTTGACGAGTTTAAACTTGTTTACGGCGTAATAGAACCTTACATCAAAATGGAGGCGAGTAATGATTAAGCAAGACTTTGGATGGGCAGTAAATGCTATCAAAAAAGGCAAAAAAGCAACCCGATCGGTGTGGGATGATAAAGACACTTTTATCTTCCTAGTTCCGGGGTCAAGTTTTAGCGTTAACGATTCTCCATTATCTAATGTTTATCCGCAAGGCACTAAAATTGACTATACTCCGCATATCGACATGAAAACCGGAGGTGGTCCTGTAACACCATGGTCACCAAAGCAAGTAGACCTTCTTGCAGAAGACTGGGAACTAGTGCCCTAACCGTTTCAGGAGGACAGCGTGAAAGTTGATTGGAAACAAGTAGCCAGTTCTCCTGGCTATAAAAGTCTTAAAGCTGCTCTTGTTAGAGACATTGGTGGTAACCGCCGTAACATGTCAGGACGCAGCAAAGAAGAAATGTACGCCCGGTTTAACTGGATTATTGCTCGTGCCCAGCATTACGCGCATGTGCAGAATAGGCCTTTATCCAGCATCTTAAACGAATGGGAAGACAAAAGATCTTCTTGGTGGTTTGGGCACTACGCTGAATCATCGCACCCTAAACTAGGTTCAGGAAAGCCTAAAAACGTAAAACCTCAGTCAATGCGGAATTACTACAAAACTGATCCTTGGTTGAGGCGTAAGTCTCCTAAAGAACGTTTTAAGCAAATACGCAACACTAAGACTAGAGAGGCCAAATTTAATAGAGAGCACAGGCTAGGTAAAAAACCTAGGTGGTCTCCAGACCGTAAACGTATAAACGCTACGTACAGACGAATCAAACGACAAGAAAATCTGTAAGCTGGTTGCCTGAAAGGAAAAGCATTACTAGAAGCAAGTTGTGTTGTGGAAAGTTACTTGCAAAGTACTGGAGAGAATCGGGGAGGTTCAGCTAAACACAAATAATGCTGAAATATCCGATCAGAGGAAGACCTCATAAACATCTTATCAACATGCCTTTGAGGCTAACGTGATAACAGTTCAACTAGCAGGGCTGATAAGATACCAATTTAACACGCCGTAAGCCTTACCCGACAAGTACACCAGCGGGATGATGTGTACAGGCTGCCGGAAGGAAAAGGGGAAATGTAGACGTGCCATGATCCGCAATGGCTGGAAACTACACTAGGTTGCTGATACACGTTATACCAGCAAAACCGGTACGGCGTACCTCACTTAATTAAGGAGTGTCTTATGGACATGAAATATTTTAACTACGAGCATTTGCCTGAAAAGTTACAAAAAGTAAGTAAACCAATTGGCGACTTAGCACGTCAAATGGATAAGGATTTACCTGAAGGCGCAGAAAAAAGTGCCGGTATGCGTAAATTACTTGAAGCGAAAGACTGCATGGTGCGAGCTGCATTAAGTCAATAAATGTGTTGTTAGTCGACAACTTAGCCGCTGTTAGCGGAAGTCGTTTTTAGGTACACGGTGTACTAAGTGGGTTCAATTCCCGCCGTGTGTAATTTGTGTGCAGGCCTGCGGGCAGATTACATACGCTTGTCTGGTGCAAGGTTAAGAGGTAAAACTACCGGTTCGAGTCCGGTCGCCTAAAAGCGCAACCCAATTAAACAAGACAACGCGGCAGCATGTCGCCGCTCCGCCCATGCTGCGTTGTTAGTGCCGGTGAGGTGACGAACTCACTGTAATAAATCGTCCCTGTGCGCAACTGCTAGCGCAAGGCACACAGGCCAATCATCCCTTTATGGGGTGTTTTGGAGATACGTTTACAGCAACTTGTTTTTAACCAGTTGTTATTATGTGGGCCATAGTCAGTAGACGTATCTGCCAAAACATATTTGAACTAGGATCAGCCATGCCTGAAAACAAAAAGCTTTATCCCGGTATACACACGCCGTGCTATCCAGGCAAGTTTGTACTATCAAAAGACGAAGTCTCAGGATACATCCTTACAAATCCTATGATGGTTTCTATAGCTGCACATCAAATTAATAGCTTTATACGTAACTGTATAGCTGTCAAAGGAGACATTAACAATGAATAAATGGATCAGCGTTAAAAATAAGCTTCCTCCAAAAAACGTTACCGTCATTGGCAAGTTTCCTAGCATGTATCGCAATGTTCCTTATCACGTATCTGACTGCCATTATGATGGTGCTTGGAAAATGCACGGCAATGACTCAGTGCACGACACGTATGCCAATGATCCTGTTGCGTGGCAACCGATGGAAGACTCCGATGACCATACTGATTAGAGTAAAACGCAAATGCGATGGAGAAACCGGAGTCGTTAAAAACGCTAGAGGAACTAGTGACGGTTTAGAGTGGTTAACGGTCGTGTTTGACAGAAACTTGCCAATAGCCCGAAACGTACGGCTATCTCATTTTGAAATACTTTCTGTAGAACAGAGCAAATGAATAAAACACTTTAGGGTGTTTTGTAGAGGTGTCTGCATTCTATTAACCATAGTTATGCTGACAGTCACAAATAAGCCGCAGGCACTTCTAACAAAATACCTTTTACGGCGCTTGGAGAAACCGACGGGTGGATCTGGTACAGAATCGATTAACGAGGTTCGAGTCCTCGGAGCGCCAACTTTTACAACGTATCGTTCCTGCCGATTGCCCATCTATTGAAAATGACGCAGTTAAATCTTAAATCTGTACGAGATGGGTACAGACAGCATCGTGAGAGATGCAACGATACACCTTTTTCCATCCCCAACGTGAGCCGCGCTGTATCTAGTGGTCTTACTCCTATTCGCGATAAGGGTTTAAGAAAGCTAGAATACACGTACATGGGAAGGCTCAGGTCCAGTTAATTACTTGACTAGGAGGTTCGAATCCTTCCTTTGGGGACCACTTTTTCAAACGGGATAGTTCTCTGCAGCTTTGGTTGCTGGTGCATCAGCGCCTTAGCCAAGAAATTGGTATGAGAAGAAAACACCGTCTTATTTATTGTGAAATGCAAATAGCGTAAGTAAGCCTGTGGAGTGAGAGTCGATATCTCCTATCCTGTCCCCTTTAACGCCCCTATAGCTCAGCGTGTAGAGCAGACGACTCATAATCGTTAGGTCACTGGTTCAAATCCGGTTAGGGGCACCATTTCAATGGGGTATTAGCAGACGTCTAAAGCGCTGGGTAGACTGGTGTATGCCAATGCCCAGAACGGGTAACTACGTAGTCCCGTATACTCCACCATTTAGCTGGCCCATTGCGTAGCGCGTGGCGTCATTAAAACGTCAGTACTAAAACAAGTACCAGCCAGCAATTTTTAAGGAATCGTTATGGAACAAGAATACAACACCATTAAAAAGTTTTACGGCGATAAAACGGCAAAACGCTCTGGTGTACCTTTAATGAACCACATAGACGAAGGCCTTGAAATACTAAAAAGTCTTAACGCCTCTCAAACAGAACTAGCGGCGTTTTGCCTCCACCCGATAGTACAGAACAGCGAAGATGTAGATTTTGTTACTTCTATGTCTGTTTTGAAATTAGCTGAAGAATACCGCGATAAAGCTAACGCTTACCTATGCCGACCAGAAAACGATAATATCCTGTTTACAGAGCAGCTTACCCCTAAACTAGATGGCGGTATGTCCTTGTCTTGTCGTCGCCTGTTATTTGCCGATAAAGTCCAAAACCAGAAAGACTTTTTTAATTTATCACGCATCTACTCATGACCGCAGACGCAACTTGCGGCTTTACTTTAATTTATGGCTAGTTTACTTATCAAATGATCAATTCTTTGACGGGTCTTTAGTCAGGAAAGCGTTATGACAGATTCTTACCACTACTGGCTGTTTACTGATGAAGGTTATAATCAACTAGTCCTTATATGCACGATTGTCTTTGCTATTATTTTTTTAGGGCTGGCCGGTTACTTTCATTACAACCGCAATTACGTAGAAAGAAATACTTTTTTTAACTGTATATTCATATCTCCTGTTATTGGCGCCTTTTTTCCAGCAATAGCGATGATGTGCGTAGCAGCAGCGGCAATGTATTTGTTTTATCGAATTTGCATATCTCTCTTTCTTTTTGTAATGCCCCAAAAACCGCTAAACAAGACAAAGTAGGACAATCATGAATAAAGGCGTAAAAATAGGACTTTCTTTTTTAGCTTTGGGAGGAGTTCTCTCATTGACAGGTAATGTGCTTGAAGTCTTTAAAAAAAGAACAGCAGAGCAGCTGTATCAAGAAAAACTGGCTCAAGCGGTCTCAGAAGCCTCACATGCGCGTTTAGTTTGCCGTTTAGATCGTTCTAACCAAGAATTAAAACGTCTTAAAGAAGCGATGAAAAGCGACAACCCTGCCGCTACTTACCAAACACTAGAAATTTTTCCTTTTGACGCGTGTAGTGAAAACGTCGCTGAAAAAGAATTGGCTGTATCTAAACTACAAGAGTTTAAAAATCACTACGTAGGGCAGATCAAAAAAAGCTTGTAAGCAAAAGTTTCAATTCCCAAGACGGCGTTTATTTCAAGGAAACTACAATGTCAGCAGGGTTACTTATTCTCGAAGCAGGTAAACGTCATGAGTAAGAAGCTTACCTTAAAACCTCATGCTCGATTACTTCGCCAAGACCGCAAGTACTATCAACAAGTTCAATACAACAACACCTTTTGTAAGGACGTTGACGGACAGTGGTACTTTTGTTCTAAGGACGGTGAGCCACAGGAGGCAGTGAACTTCACTGTTATCGAAGAGAAACCCAGATTTATTAAGGTCATTGAAAACCCTATCGGATAATTTGGCATCAATTTTCAACAGTCACCTTAGCAATGCCCCTCTCAAAGACAGAGGATCAGGCGTAGGAGTGCTACGGGTTCAATTCCCAAGGTGACTACCTATTCAAGGCCCACAAAATGATTACTTTTAAACAATTTTTAGAAAAACCCGTAGAAGCCGTAGCGATGGGCTATAACCCTAGCATAATCGACACTATGGCCCTTATCTGTTCTTTTATCAGCAGAAACAACGCAAAAGAAGTTTTAATGCTTTGGGTTTCCCTAGCTTCCACTCCGCTTAAACATCTGCCAAGAGATCTGTTAGTAGCAGTTTTTAACACTTTTCTGTTCGCCAGTTTTCCTTTCTTTTTCTGGCTTTACGCCATATTACTGCACTGGCAGCTAAAACCTATGGCTGAAGAGATGAAAGAAGTTATGCGTAAAATCGAAGAAGACTTAAACACGTAAGGATCTTGCTATGTTTATTGCCGCTACAGCGCCTAAAGAACAAAAACAGATAGTTATTGATGCTTTAAAAGAACTGGGCGCTACTAAATATCCTACAGGGATTTGCTACACCGTATTGACAGCTATTAAATCTTTTGAAGGTTTACGTGTTGATCCAGTACTTTGGGGGCAGTTCAGAAACGAAATACCTGACCTAGTAGTAGAGCACGAATACGTAGACCCTGACGTTTCTCCTTACTGGATTATAGGCGGTGACCTATACCATTTAATTTCAGCGTGCGAAGAACAGCACGACAATGAAGGTGTTTATGACGCTTACTTAGAACTAGTTACAAGCGACGGTAGTGCTATAGAGTCTTACGAAGAGTTATCTGAAGAAGTTTTAAACGATATCGAAACCTTCGCTGAACGTCGTCGCTCTATCGTAAAACTGCTTATCCAAAAACTGGAAGAGATCTAAGTTATGGCCTCTTTGTACGTAATTGTCTTCAAAGGTGAAGATGACAATACCATCTTTTTGATGGACAAGAACGAAGTAGTTATGGGATCTGACCACGGAGCTTTAGTCCAGCGTATGGCAGCTACTGTCAGTCATCTAGAGTGGTGTATAAAAGGATCTCCTGTTCGTTATCGACACTTTTTTGGCGAACGAGTTAGTACAACACCTATCTCTGACAAGACTAAAAAACTTTACCAACGTATGATAGACACTATGCGTATCGAGCCTGTGTACAATATGATTTTAGGCAGCCCTAAAACACATTTGATAGACATGAAAAAAGACCAAAAGGAAAAACAGCATGAGTAAATATTCAGGCTTTATAAACGGCACCTGCCAGCCTTTTGTTTTTAAACCTCACGGCTCCGACGGATGGAAGAAATTTTATCTGGGGACTGAGTTCATTGCCCTTCTAGTACCTCCTACTTATAAACCTGGTTGGTCTGTAATAGTAAATGATGTAGAAGATTCACATCAAACTCCCACGCTAGTTGAAGGTTTCGTGTCTAGACACGCAGCTATCGATTACGCATTAAAAGTATGTGTGAAGACAAGAGACACGTACAACCGTGACCGTGCAGACCACATCGCTACTAAAGCGTTTTTAGAAGAAAAGGCAAAAGCTGATGAAAAACAAAAACGTTTACGACAAAAAAAGCAGCCATGACGCTCCAATAACAGACACAGAAAAACAAGTCCTTGATCTGGTGGTCAAAGGCTTTAGCGGCAAAGAGATGGCCGATAAGCTTTTTGTCTCAGAAGCAACAATCAAATTCCATTTAAACACTATCCGTAAAAAGAAAGGGTTTACAAAAACTAGTCAACTTATTGCCTGGTACTACATGGGTACTCAGCGTTATCTAGAGTCTCGCAGTCCTTGGAACATAGGACAAGAACTTAAAGTGGTTAAGCACGACTGTACACCTTCTTCTCAAATAGACGGCGAGATTGTTACAGTGGCCCGTGCTTACCCCGACGGTATCGCAGACACCAAAAACAGGCTTTATCTTAATAAAGAGCTGAAAGAGGTAGATCATGACAGATCAAGTACAACAACTGAAGGCGCAACTGTCTAAAGATCTTTATGACCTAGGTATCGCCATGAGCAATAAACAGGCTGCAGAGAAGAGAATCGAAAGTCTTGAAAGTTCTCTTAAAAAGACACAAGCCAAACTAGCGAAAAGAGACAGACATGACCAAACACTTTAACAACAAGCAGAACAAAAAAGCCTTTACTGAAGAAGAGTCTCGCATACTTTTTAAAGCAGGTACCGACGGTGATACCTTAGAAAGCGTGCAAAAAAAGCTGCCCAAAAGAAATCGTACCCAATTAATCAACAAGCTAAACCGTATGGGCTTTGGCGTTAACAAAGGCGTTATATACGAGCCTAAAGGAACTTTATGACAACAATCATACTTACTATGTCTGTTACTATTCTTCTTCTTTTCTTTGCTTGTGTGGCTCTAGTTCTCTGTTTAACGTCTCTTGACGCCAAAAAAGCTGTACTTTTTAAACGAGCAGAAGATCTAGAAAACCGAATAGAGGCTATGCAGCAATTGGTCTGGAAAAAGTTTAATTACCATCTATTTACAACTTCGCAGCGCCTAGAAATAGAGCTTATGAAAGTACAGGAAGAAAAAGATGCGCAACGACCAAAACACCCCTGAAGAATCACTTTAAATTGTTCTTACATAGCGTTTGCCCCTCCAGCATACAAGTGGCACGTAACCATACCGGCTAATGGGCAACTAACTATTAGCTACACCTCAGAGCTTAACTGGTGGGTCAGAATGTGGATGCGTTTTATCGGCTGGAAAGCAGTAAAGGATAAAAACCATGAACGAAGAAACTGAAACAAAGTGGACACATTTTACGATTTCTCATAACCGTTGCCGTTTACTCGAAAACAGGCCTGATAAACAAGGTAATATGCCTATTGAAGTAGAGCACTACGGATATGAAGTAGTAAAATTTGACTCTCTCAGACATATTGATCCTAAACTGGGGCAGCGTGATGTCGATACGCTTCAACAATTCTATTCTTGGTGTATAAGTAACGGAAAAGCATTGAACGTACGCGTTACAGTGCAACAATACATTGACCTACACGGTGTAAAATGAATCAAACACACTCTAGTTGCCAGATAAGCAGACTCACGCAGCAACTAAAAGAGTCCAAAAAACGGGAAGCAGAGCTGCACAAACGGTGCTTAGAGCTCATACAAGAAGCCCAAACTAAAGACTCTATACCTGCAAAAGACTTAAACATTTTTACAGCAGAAAAACAAACCGAAGCTATAAAAGTGTTTTTAGAAGTATTCGTAGAAACATGTACAGAGCACAAAATACCAAGATCTGACCCTACCCTCAGAATACTGAAGAAAACCGCTGACAAAGTTGTACACACGCTGCAAAAACGTTTAGGCCACTAGTTATGGACTCTCTTAAACTAGAAGATCAAGTATCTGCCCTAAAAAGTTTTATTCTTAGACAAAACCCTCCCTGCCCCGACGCCCCTCAGCATCTTTCTGACTACTGCGACATGACGCATGTATGCCATGTCTGTAAAGCTCGCGTAAAAGCTGTGAAGTATATTGAAGAAACCACAGGTAAAAACCTTTAAGGACTTTTTATGAGCAACGCATACATACCAGACCAACTACACCACATGAGCAAGAAAGAATTGCTAGAATTTGCACAGACAGCGCATGGAGAGAATGTGAAGTTAATGCAACAACTAGCAAAGGCTAATGAGCGTGTGAGGGAGTTAGAGAAAAGAAGCTCGCCACTGCTTAAAACCGAGGACGGGCTACACAGTAAAGAAAGTTGTGACGCTGCAATGATAGGGCAGTTACGCAATCAATTAGCAAAAGCTAATGAGCGTGTGAAGGAATTGACTAAAGAAAACCTATCAATTGTTAATGGGGTAAATAAATACACATTTGATGATGTGAAAGTAGATTTTGTAGCAGAATTAAACAAATTCGCCATAGAGCAGAAGATTGAGGCGTTTAACGAGTGGCTATATGAGGTTAAATATATGGAAGGCGTTAGCGCTAGAGACCTCGTTGATTCAGCGGTTGAGTTTTTAGAACAACTACGCAAGGAGCAATTAAAGTGAAGCGCATAGCCAATCTTATAATCAGCTCATCAATTCCGCTTATGCCTGCGGCTTCATTTGAAGACATAGAGCCATTAAAGCCAGAAGAGCTGGCTGGCACTAAGTTCAGCAAAGATGGTGAAATTCGCGGTAAGCGCAGTAAGGGCGATAGAAAGCGTAACCCGCGTTGGAGTAGACAATGAGTTCCAGCGGAGCAACTACTCGAGGAGCAAGAGCATGTCTAGGTTCTATAAAGTAACTAAGCGCATTTACTCAAATGACTTGAAAGTAACTGAGCATCCCGATGGTAATTGGGTAAAACGTGAGGAATACGAACAGCTAAAACAGCGCTGCGCGGAGTTAGATGAAATAGCCGACACAGCTTTTAAATACAACCATTCAAGCGCACAATGTTTACGCGCTTGGAGGAAGTTGCAACAACTACGCAAGGAGCAAGAGTAATGGAATGGGAACTAGTAAAAGAACTGGTACGCCTTAACAACCAAGGCAAAACAGAAGAAATTAATAAGTTTGTCGCAGAAACTGACTTTAAAGACATGGATCAACTAAAATCAGTAGCGATAACTTGCTTTTCATTGACAAAAGAAAATGTCGCGCAAAACTTAGAAGCAGCCGAAAAACTGGCAAGTTTTGAGTATACAGGTTTTAGGGAAATGTTTAGAGGCGGTTATGTAAAAGACCTTGTAGAGCAATTACGAAAGGAGCAATCCAGTGACTAAACCAAATTTTACCCCAGATGCGCACTCTATGAAAATGGAGATCAGCAAGCTGAAAAAGCAACTGGCAAAAGCTGACGAATATGCAGCAGAATTAGAGGTTAAAAAAGATGCTCTGCAAAAGTCATTAGACGAGTGCGCTTCAAAACTAGCTGTAAAGAACACGTCTTCAAAAGAGTCTTTGGAAAACTGTACCGAAAAACTTTTAAAACTATCAGAAAATCTAGCAAAAGCTAACCAAACCATAACAGCACTAGAATCAGAGACCGACAAACGCGAAAAAGTGTTAAAACGCAAAATCGAAGCCGAGCGGTTTAAAAAAGAAGAGTTTGTTCGATGGGTAGATACACTTATCGAAGAACAAAAAGAACTACGCGAGCAGCGTTTTCGTGCGTTTGGTAACGAAGAGTACCTAATATTCTTCGACAATGGCGAAGACTACCCAGATTCTATGGTAGCTCCTGTCGTTATGAGCGCTGATAAGTTTAGAGAGCTTCATTACGCTAGGGCGCAACTAGCAGAAACTAACGAAAAGCTGGCAGTACTTGAAAAAACGGATAGTATTTTTAGTTCCGGCGCTAATTTTGATTTTGACGATTTGACCAGTTATTTCCCTGAAGAGCTAGACAAATTTGCTAAAGACCAGCAAATAAAAGCACTTGAGTTTATCCTAGGAAGAGTTGAGTCAGTGACCGTAAGTCACGCTGTAAAAGACCACATAGTCCATCGTATAAAACAACTGCGCAAGGGTAACAGTGATGCTTAAAGCTATATGACAAGAATGAACCTACTTATGTAGGTTTTGGGTGTGGCTTTGTTAGTTTATGCGGTTAAAACGCTACGCACTGGATAGACCTAGGAAACTTCAGTGTTACGGAAAAGTTAGTTCGATACGATCACAAAGTCACACACCAAAACTTATACCTTTAAAAGGCGCAAAAGCTAACGATTTTCCTGTCTCTAAGTAAAGCTTGTTCGGGAAAAGTATAAAAATAAGGATTAGCCATGAATACACGATTTTGGGAAGCTGTAAGACACCTAGCTAACGAAAAAATTAAAAAGCAGTACATGAAAAAAACAGGACATGATCGAAAGTGCCCTAACTGCAATACATGGATTAGCGAAGTAGGTGGTGCCGCTTCTGTCGACTATGCCGACGAAGATTGGTTAGAGTTTATGAAATGCCGGCAATGCGGTTACAAGTCTCTCTGGGATTTAAGAGGCATGATACCTGACCTCTACAAACACCAAAACCCTCATACACCAAAGGTGAAAAAATGAAAGCTATCGATCTCAGTTTTTGGCGTTTCGTAATTATTATTTACCTGTCTCGTTCTTTTTTATGGAAAAAAGACGATGACACGTTTCTTTTTCATATAGGCACCTTTTCAAAAGGCCCTTATACAGCACTAAGATTAATACTCCTTCCTTTAAGTCTGTGTGTAGGCTACATAACCCCAAAGAGGTATTAAAATAACTATTTACCCTGCAAGCATAACGTTTGCTTTATTTCCTAAGGAACCGCAGTGATGAAAACTTTTTCTATCAAACAAGGCATCTACGAAAAGAAGTTCTTTTACATAGAAATTTCTTATCTGGGTGTCCCGTGGAGCAAAGAACGCGTGATCAGGGGCTGTATCGCAGGCTCAATTAGCGAAATATTAAGGTTTGACTCTGTTAAAGCTGCTTGTAACTATATTAAAGAGAAGTATGGTACGTCAGCCGTTATTAAGCCGAGTTTCTGATGTCTGTTATAGATGATCTTCCAAGAGCTATTGAAATAGCCAAAACTCTTCCTTTTTTCAATTTTGTCCTATACGCCGTTTGCGTCATAGCATTGGCCTGCGCAGCGCTTGCAATAATTAGCTTTATTGAAGCGGCGGTAGGGCATTTCAAACAACTAGGTACTCCTATGAAGATAGAGCACACCCGAACACAAGGCTTTGATAAAAGCCCTGCAGGCACCAGTTGGTGGACGGTTTCACATAACAACCAGCAATACGTAGTAAAACAAGATGTATCTGCATCAGGCCATCCTCACGCTTATCAGTTAGTACCAGACTACAACCCTACAGCAGTTCCTATAAAAGTACGGCTGCAAGGCAACAGCGCTATAGTAGATGCGGCTAATGCTAACTTTATTGACATTACTTTAGCTGTTTCTTTAGCCATGTTTATCAAAGAAGAGACAAGTAAATCATCATGACATCTACTAAAGCTCAAGTCGCTATAATAGCTTTAGCAGAAAAGCACAAAATTACTGTAGAAGCCGCAGAGCAGCTTCTATACCTTAAAGCAAACAACATGACTACTGAGTATAAAAAACTTATTACTGAAGTAGCAGAGGGAAAGCACAATAAAACCTCAACGAATAGGTAAATCTTACGTTCGTAACCTTGTTCAGGCACTCGCTGTACTTACGGGAGCCACTGCGCAAACTTCTGAAGAAACAGGTTTTATAACTTACGTCAAAAAAGAAAATGACTTAAAAACAAAAGCTAAAAAACCTGTTAACGGCTACCAAGCTAAACAGCGCAAACGTAAAAATAGAAGGAAACGATAATGTCTTGTTGCAGCAACCCTGATATTCAATCCTCTACCTACAGCGACTGGTGCGAAAACTGTGGATGGGCTTTTAGTTACTTGTATAACGAAGAGTGCGTTCACGAAGAGATTGACACTCGCAGCATGGGTCAAATAATCGCTGAAAGTGAACAAGAAGATTAAAACAACCGGAATACTGTCATGGACTTTTTAAACTATCGCAGCACTGAATTGCTACTTGTTGCAACCCTGATCTGCCTAGTCCTAAGCGTCAAACTTTTACGTTTAGGCAAAACTTCGCGCTACTGGAAAGAAAGAGCAAGAGCTCTACACGCAGAAAAAGTACTGGAATCTGCTAAAGCTGAAGACGAAATTGTACAAGCAAGAAAAGAAGCAAATGAGCTTGTAGAAAAAGTCAAAAAAGAAGCAGCAACCCAATGTTTTGTAGCCAAAGCAGAAGTTGTAAAAGCAGAACAAACAGTAGTAACTCTGCGACGGTATGAGTATTTAGAAGGTTTGACGGAATACCTAAAATTTCAGTTAGAGATTTTGGCTGACCGTGTAGAAAACTGCCCTAACAACCCAGACCTAGTCACTTACTACAAAAACCAAGTAACTGAATATCGTGAGTTTTGCGATGAGATGCTCTCTTTGAAAAGAAACGACGACGAGTAAACAGCATGGACCCTACACCAACTAACGTAATTGTACTGACGTGCATATTTACGTGCGCTTACGCATTTTTGTTGGGTGTTCTTATCTATTTTAAGAATATATCGTTTTTTGTGCTTAAGCTTTTGCCTTTAGCTCCGGCTAAAAACCCTGTTACAAGAAATACAGCCGATCAAAGAGCCAGAGAGCATTTGTGCCGCACTTTTGGTTGTGTCACTACTGCTAGGGTTCATTACCCCGGCATGCCTCAAGCTGTTTGCTGCAGGTGCGGTAAGAAGACGCATTGTGCACAACCAGGCGTAAAAGAATGGCGATCAAGTCAGAGTACACAAAAAAGAGTACCATTTGGTAGCTACAACACCTCACCTAATAAACCTGTAAGGACAGATTATGGACATATACAGAGTAAACGATAATTACGTATTATTCGCAGAAGAAGTGCACATAACCGTTCCTTTTACTCATTACGTTCTTCATAAAGGACAAGGTAAGTACGAGTACGCTATGCTGTACTTCAATAACCACTACACAGGCGTTATAATTCACCAACTCGGTTTACCTAATTTTTTACACTGCTTTGCTTACGCACAGCCAAAGGACGAACATGAACCTGCCGTATTACCTAGTAGTCACTGATGAAGTGACTTATGCAGACTCAAAACACTTTCGTATTCGCATAAACCCTAAGTACCGAGACAACGAACCGCTAATTGTGCATGAGTACGAACACATAAAACAGCAATACTTTTTTATGGCAACTATGCTGCTGACCGGTGTTATAGCCTATTTTATGGGTTACACATTAGCTGCAATATACTTTGCTATCTTTTCGGTAACTACTAAAGATCTTCTTTATACTTTTGTAAGGCCTCTTCGTTACTATTTTGAAGTAAAAGCTTATGCTGCGCAGCTCAAACAACTCGAATACGAGCACGGTTCAGCAGTAGTGCACGACAACGCTATGACGTTCGCTGAAGCGCTTACTACTGGGTATAACCTCAACGTGACTAAAGGCAAAGCCTTTAAGGATATAGTTACCGCTTACTTGGACCTATAGAATCGGAAGCTATGTTTTTCTCTTTTTCACGCATACGCATAAGACCAAAACCTAGCATGCCGCCTAAGATGCCAATAAGCTCTGTTATGTTTACAACAGGCGCTTCGCTGATGTCTCCGCCTTGAGAGAACAATATCCAGTTCAAAAAAGGCATTATGACAAAGTGATAAGCAAGAGCTACAACGCAAACCCAACCTACTGCAGGACGCCAACCAGCCACAAATACCGACCTGTGAGCGGCTTCCTGCTTGTTTATCTCTAGCTGACCTACCATAAGTTGAACTTCTGCATTAAGACGCGCTAGATCGCCCTCATGCGCTAAAGTAGCTAGGTATTGCTTACGTTTACCAGCCTCGTCAGCATCTTCCCATATTTTGTCGATTATGTTGTTACCGGTCTCTACAACCGCTTCAATGGCGTCTATCATAACTGTCTCCTCGTTTCACCCAGTTTAACTAACCCCTTACTAATAGGCAATTACACACTTATGAAACAACCAAAAACAATCATTATCGGCCTAGCAGGTAAAAAAGGCGCAGGCAAAGACTACACTGCAGACGTTATACAAAGCGTTTGTGAAAACCATTCGCTGACCGTTTACAGAACTTCTTTTGCAGAACCTGTAAAAAACATGCTTTCCATAGGCCTTTCTGTAGATATGGACTGCTTTGTAGATCATGACAAAAAAGAGAAAGTAATACCTCATGTAGGCTGTACGCCTAGAAAGCTTATGCAGACCCTAGGAACAGGATGGGGAAGAAACCTTGTTTCTGAAAATTTGTGGGCAGACCTTTGCAAATACCGAATAGAAACAAAAATAGAAAAACGTATAAATATCGTTTTGGTCACCGACGTTCGTCATACTAACGAAGCCCAAGTAATTAAAAATCTAGGTGGGATAATAATTGATGTCCAAGCGACTGACAAAACGGCACTAGATATGCACAGTTCAGAAGCAAGAATATCTAGCGACCTTGTAACAACTGTATTTATCAACAACAAATTACCTAGGTACCGCCCTAGCGTCGTAAAATATATAGCAGAATTGCTTGTAAAAAATGAGGTGGTCTAATGACTGAAAACCAAAAACTTTGGGTAGAAGCCCTGCGCAGCGGAAAATATCTGCAAGGCAAAGAACGACTAGTTCAAAAAGACGGCCCAAACATTACGTATTGCTGCTTAGGAGTAGCCTGTAAGCTTTACGAAGAAGCTACTAAAGAACAGCTGCCTTTAGACTCTTGCGGCCAGTATTGGGTAGCAGAAGAAACTTTAGCTGACCTCCCTAAAGTGCAGCAATTTTTTGGGCTTAAAACCGAAAACGGGCATATCCCGTCCATGAAAATTAGTCTGACGCAGCTTAACGACACAGGAAAAACTTTCGATGAAATCGCTAGTATCATTGAGCAACACCGTAAAGAGTTATTTGAAGAAGAATAAGTCTATAACTCGCGGAACAAGCGCCGCTCTTCCTTCTTTTGACTACGCAGAGTTTTTAAAACGCCTTAGGTACCATAACCTAGGTGATGGAACAGATCAGCATTTAACTGCCAATCCTTTGTTTGTAGTTAAAGAAAAAGTCTTTGACTGGGGATACGACCTAGATTTTACAAACAAGATAGCTGTTATCAATGCTGTAACTGACCATATATCCTATTCTTTGGAGCAGTTTGCTCAAGACCTTACGGTTGAGCAAAGAGAGACACTAGATAGCTTGACGGAAAACGAAGTGCCTTTTTTACAGCAAAGCACTAACAATCAAATAGATATCCTTCAAAACTCTCACCGCTACAAAGTCACTGGCTATACGGAACGCCTAGAGTTCGTCAACTGCCACTTTACTAGAGAGGCAGCTCAACAGTTTATTGACCTAAAACGTCATAACTACGGACCTTTAACCATCGCAGTAACTAGTCAGAAAGACTGTGCTGAATTTAACTCCATAATTTACGCAATGTTGAATAACCGCATTGCCTGAGGAATTACAATGAAAAAACGACTAGCGCTTGCAACAGCTGCATTGCTGTTTGCATCAACCGCTCTTGCGACCGAAAAACCGGTACGGCACTATGAAGTAGATGCTTGGGGTTTTGACCCTGACATTTACGAATTTACCCCAATCGGCCATAACCACATGACTTGCCTGATTTTAGTATCAGGCGGTGACACTTCAGCAGGCATTACGTGCTTCCCTAAAGACCGTGTACCTAAAGTCAAAGTTGAAGAGGTAAAAAATGAAAGCTGAACTAGTGCTGCACAGCAATGACGACCTCCTTTGTGTAAACGCTGCTCGTGTTTCAATGGACAAAGAGTCAAAACTATTTACTTTCCGTAAAGATAAACCAAAAGGCTCAGATGAAGGTCTGGTACATTATCTAGCGGACCATCGCCATTGGACACCTTTCAGCCATGCGCGTTTTACAATCGAAGCTAACGACGTATTTATTAACTTACTGAACGTAAACCCAGAAGATATCGCTTCTGCAGTGTGGAGAACTGATCCTCTAAAAGGTAGTTTTAAATTCCGTACATCGTTGTTTGGTTGGGCAAACCTGATTAAAAAAGGTTTTGTGTTCGATCATTACGTTGGTGCAGTAGTAAATGTACTTAAACAGCATGTACCGCACTCTCTTAAAGCACTACTGCCAGAGATCGGTGACAACGTTAAATCGCGGTTCCCAGTATGGGAAACTGAAGACGAAACAGATCCTGCGTTTATTGACGTAACAATGCGCGAAACTATTCCTATTTTTATCGCACGTCAACGGTAAACTACTGCTATTTGTCGTTAGCTATGCTATGCTCATATATCCAGCAACAAACAAAGAAAAAACAGTATGTTGAAAGATAGAGCCGGCGATCAAGTTACCCGTGTATGTGATGACTGTGGTGATGAAAAACGAGTCAGTTATTGGAACGTCTACAAGAAAGATGCCCACCGTTGTTATCGGTGCAATAACAAACTGACCAACTTGGGAAAAACGCCCTGGAATAAAGGGCACAAGCAACAACCCAAGAATGTTGGAAATATCTATACCCACTCAGACGGCTACCCGATGGTGTGGGTAGGTAAGACCAACACAAACCATGGATATATGCCTGTTCACAGATTGGTAATGAGCGACCTTAATGGACGCTTGGTTACCAAAGAAGAAAAGGTACATCACGTAAACGGAGACAAAGAGGATTTCAGGCCTGTAAACCTGTTCCTCTGTAACAATATGTCCCACCACCGAAAAGTACATGCACAGCTTGAAACGCTGTCTATGTCTTTAGTGAAAATGGGGCTTATTGAGTTTGATCACGCTAAAGGCGAGTACAGCTTAAGCCGCCCTATGGAGAAATTCATAGAGGAAAAACTGGGTGAATTGCTGGAAACCCCTAACGAGAAAGACGAGGGCAATCAGCAGCCAAGCTCTGCAGAACTTGCAGAGAAGGTTCAACGACTATTCCGTGAGGAAGTACACCAGAAGTCTGGTGGAAGCGCCCAGCCCCTGCCGTAAGTAGGGTGATGATATAGTCTCTTCTGCATGGAAACATGCAGCAGTTCATAGTTTAGGAGACTGGATGTGGTACAAAATCTACAGACACACAAGTCCTAGTGGTAAATCATATATAGGGATTACTTCTGAGGATACATATACAAGGTTCAGGAAACACTTACGTAAGGCTAGATTTGGATCTACAACCAATTTCCATAAAGCAATACGTAAGTACGGTGAAGATTGCTGGCAGTCAGAAATACTGGACGCCTTCTATACTGAGGATAAGAAAGAAGCATACGAAAAAGAGCAATCTTGGATTGATTCTGAACAACCTGAGTATAATATGGATTGTGGTTTTGGGTGGAATATTACAGACAGGCGTGGTGACAAGAACCCGATGTATGGGAAATTGTCAGGAAACGCACACGGGGTCAGCATCAAAGGTGAAATTTTCTTATCCCTCACCTTAGCTGCTGAGCACTTTTCCGTGAATCGAGGAACAATCAGCAGGTGGATTAAGTCCAGAGAAGACTGTTTTAAACTAAACTAAGTGAACGGGCGGGGAATAACGTACCCCGTCGAAGGTAAAGTTAAACACATGATTGGTACCACCTACAATGAGGTGTCACGCAGATACGTAGATGATACACCTGAGTTCTACCATATTGACGAGTGGCGCAGTCGTCCTGACGGTTCGATCAAACAAGGTAGTGGCGGTATTCACCCTGAAAGCGCAGCAATGTCTCTGTTTGCTAGAGGCCGTGTCACAGCAATGGCTGAAGACTACGATGAAAACATTGAAGCTGGTTTTGCGCCAGAACAAGTACGCAGTTTGTTGCCACAGAACATGCTCACTAGTTACTACGTCACTGCGTCATTAAACGCGTGGAAACGTGCTTATGACCAGCGTATCGACGGCCATGCCCAAAAAGAAATTAACGACCTGGCGCTACAGTGGGTAACAATACTAAACGACTGCCCACACGCCCAAATCTGGAAAGAAATGTTTAAGTAACAACTTTCTGGGCGATGACACTAGCCAAGGTCGCAAATTGTTAAGCGGCCTAAAGACCCCTCTGCTCGGTCGTGTCACCCTTTAACTCCAACAACACTAACCTCAAGAGTAACCTTTATGCCTTATAAAAAAGAAGCCACTACAGGCTTACTAACCTTTATCGTAATTATTCTATTGTTCATGTCTACTTTCATTACAGACGAAGGCCATGTAACAATCGTTAAAAGTTTTGGTGAAGCTAAAACTCAAGTAAACCCAGGCCTGCACTTTAAAACACCTTTTGTCGAAACTACAGAAGAAATCGAAGTGCGTACTCGTCAAAACAAAGAAGTAATGTCGTCATCTACTGCAGAGCAAATGCCGGTACAAGTAGCCGTAGCAGTTAACTGGACTGTACAACGCGATTCAGCGTTAGATCTTTACAAAGAGTATGGCGGATTAGCTCAATTTGAAAATCGTATTCTAGACCCTCGTTTACGTAGCGCAGTAAAGGCTGTTATCCCTAAATTTGAGGCTGAACAGCTTATTCAAGACCGCAGCACTGCTATCATGCAAATCGAAGCGTTGCTTATCGAAGAAATGGCTACGTTCCCTATCAAAGTAGGTGACTTGCAAATCGAAAACATTGCTTTGCCGCCTAAGTATCTAGCGTCTATTGAGACCAAACAGACAGAGAAAAACCTAGCTGCGGCGGAAGAGCATAAACTAGCTCGTCAAAAACTAGAAGCACAGCGCGACGTTAACACAGCAAAAGCTAAAGCCGAAGGTATCGACGCTGTAGCTAGGGCTGAAGCAAACGCGATTAAAGTTAAAGGCCTTGCAGAAGCAGAAGCCATCCAAGCCAAAGCAAAAGCACTGCGTGATAACCCTTTAATCATCAAACTTACTGAAGCCCAGAACTGGGATGGAAAACTTCCAACCACTATCATGGGTGAAGGCTCTATGCCTATCATGGACATAAGAAAACAGTAACCAACTGTTTTAGCGCAAAGGCCGCCTAATTGGCGGCTTTTCTTTCTTGCACGGAGTAGTTAACTAGTGGACATAACATTAGCCAGCTTAATAGAGACGTTTGACAAAACACGTCTCGATGACACCGCTTCATACGAAATTCTTTCTAACCTCTACAAAACCAATTTATCAGGCTTGATGGATAATCTTATTGCCCACTCAGTTGAACCGCTCTTTGTAATAACGAATCAAGAACAAAAAGACAAAGCAAGACGGTTGGTAGTAAAAGCAATAAACATCAGGCTTGCAGGCAGAGCCTTAAACACAGGAAAAACTCATGAACCCATTGTTTGAACAACTTCTTTATAAAACACACTCTAGCGGCAAAATCGGTACTTGGAGCGTACGTGTAAACGACGAAGGCAGTCACGCACTAATGACTGTAGCCTCAGCAAAAATAATCGGCGGCCAAAAAGTAGTAACCACAACCGAGTACAAAGAAGGCAAGAATATAGGTCGTGCGAACGAAACTACTTTCCAAGAACAGGCAGTAGCCGAAGCGCGTAGCAAAGTCATGAAAAAGATTGACGCAGGCTACACTAGACAAAAACCTGAAGAAGGTACGGTAGCAACTAACGGCCTTGGTCTGATTAAGCCTATGCTGGCCAAACCAATAGAAAACGTAAAAAAGTGGGACTTTCCAGTACACGTTCAGCCTAAAATGGATGGACATCGTATGTTGGCCGCTATAGTAGATCACAAAGTTGTTTTGTACTCGCGACAAGGCAAAGTATTAGACGTAGAACACATCCGTAGTGCACTACAAGCCGCGTATGACCTAGATATCTGGTCAGGTCGCACACTAGACGGCGAAGTTTATGCTCACGGAGAAACTCTGCAAACTATCAGCTCTTGGGTTAAAAAACCTAAACCAGAATCACTACAGCTGATCTACAACATTTACGATGTAGATTGGACTCATTCTTACAAAGACCGACTTGAATACATTGATAGCGTTTTAAGCAACATCGAAACAGAGTACCTTGACCGCACTACAACGACTTTAGTATCGGCTCAAGAAGAACTAGAAGAATTGCATGCTCAACACATCGGTGAAGGCTACGAAGGTACCATTGTACGTCACAGTGACGTTGGTTACGAACAAGGTAAACGCAGCGGTTCTTTGATGAAAAAGAAGGACTTTCAAGATGCAGAGTTTGAAATTATCGGAGTTCTCGAAGGGAAACCTAATCTTCGCTGTAACACAAAAGTCGGGATCTATCGTTGTAAAACAGATACCGGAGTCGAGTTTCAAGTTACCGCCCCCGGTGATGTCCAAGAAAAGAACACTCACGCGGTCGAAGGTGAGCAGAACATTAGCAAGTATCTTACAGTCAAATTCTTTAACCTTACACCAGATGGTTGTCCATTCCATCCCGTTGCATTACGCATTCGAGAAGACGTTTAACTTAAAATCACCTGCTCCATAAGCTATAATATGAAAAAGTTTTCAACTATTTTGATTGGGGATGAATGCCCCATGTCAGGAGAACTAGGGCTGCGTCCAACTGACATGGCCCGAAGTGAATACCTGTCTCTTGATACCGGAGTAGGTAACCTTCTTGCTCACGATATTGTCGAGCACATCAACGGTATTAGTGCCATAGGCACTGTCACAGATGAACTAGAAGCATTAGCAGTTGTAATGATTGTGCGAAACAATTATGCAGCGGTTGTAACAGAAGAAGACCTAGCTTACGACGTAATTGAATGCTTTCGTTATTACAACCCTAAAACGAAAGCACCTGTAACACACAAACACAAAATTTTTGAAGACGCTATAGAGCAGATACTAGATTTAGCTACCGAAAAGGTGTCCTCAGAAATCGACGATTACTGTGCAGAAACTTGGGAGCGTTTTCGTTACCTAGCCCGAGCACATATGCGTATCGGTACTCGCAAATTTTTTAAAAAGTACCCTAGCAACTGCGCAGAAGCAGAGGCTTACGAGACTTTTTGCAGTATCCAAAAAGCAGTACAAAATACCGAAATTTACGACGGTGCTCGATACCAATTAAACGTAGTAGACACTGTCTGTACTATTCATTCCCTTTATGAGGATTACTGATGCATTTTACTCAGTTCAAAGAGCTAGTGGTTATCCCTACTCTAAAATATCTAGACCCAGAAATACCTTATTCTGAAACTGCTGCAGACTTGCTAATGATGACAGCCGCACATGAAAGCTTGCGATGCCGTTATATAAAGCAGTACCAAGGCCCGGCATTAGGTGTGTTCCAGATGGAACCTGCCACAGAAAAAGACATATTTGACAATTACCTGATTTACAGAGCTCCTCTGCTTAACAAGATCAAAGCTCTTATGTCAGAGCAAGATAATCAGCTGATTGTCAATCTAGGGTACGCAACCGCTATGGCTCGTGTTCACTACTTCAGAGACCATAAAGCATTGCCTCTACAAAACGAAGATAACTACTCGGCGTACATAGAAAGTTTGGGCGATTACGCTAAACGTGTCTACAACACTAAAGAAGGCAAAGCCACTCCAGCGCGTTACGTTACCGATTACGAAAATTGGAAGGCTGACCTCTACTAATACTAAGGACAACCATGAAAATACTTAAATTTGAAGCACCTTGGTGCCAATCATGTAAATCAGTCAGCGAAGTGCTGAAAAACGTAGAACTTCCTTGTCCTGTTACCGTCATTAACACAGACGAAGACTTTGACACTGCTGCCAAGTACCGAGTACGTGGTGTGCCTACTCTTATCATGCTAGATGATGATGGTGTACCTACTGTACGTCACGTAGGCGCTATTACAAAAGAGCAGTTTGAAGAAAAGTTTTTATCTTAACATCTAAACCGGAGCAAAATTATGAGCATGTTGACCCAGACTAAAGAACTTCTTACTAAAGAAGGCGCTTTTTCTGGTGAGCAGAACAAACACCTTCAAAGTGTTATTGAAGCTATCAGTTTTCCTACCATCGACCCAAAGATGAAAGCCGTTATTGCAGTTTCTCAAATTACGTCTTTCGCTAGCCAGTTTCGTAGAAACATCAAGTTGTGGGATGACCATACAGAAGTTCCTATTAATGCGATATCGTTTGTGATCACGGGCTCCGGTGCAGGTAAAGATTCTTCAGTTAAAGCCGCCAGAAAGTGCTTTACAAGCGGGTATAAAGTCTTAGAAGGCAAAGCAATGGAAGCTGCTGTAAAAGAAGCTATTGCCCAAGCCAAAGAAGAGGGTTTACCTAACCCGCAAGACGAAGCGATTTACAAACCGTACCTTAAGCCAGTGCCTCCAGTAGACATTATGCCTACTACAGGTCCTGGCCTTATCCAGCACATCAACGACATTGGCGACGTAGGTGTAGGCGCTGGCATCATGTACTCTGGCGAGTTTTCAGATGAACTGGCGTACAACCAAGATATGGTCGAAAACATTAAGACCTTATCCGAAATTTATGACACTGGCGACAAAGAGGTAAAATATACCAAGTCGGCAGAGTTCCGCTCAAAAGCAATTGCTGGCCAGCCAGTATCTGCCCTTTTCGTAGGTTCGCCAGGCCATATCCTTTACGATGAAGGTACCAAGAAAAAATTCCATATCGCTTTTATGTCAAAACTAGCTCGTCGTAGCTGGTTCTGTTACGCAGCTGACAAAATTGAAGAACAGGTTTTTGACACGCTTGAAGAATTTTGGGAGTACGAAGAAGAGATTGAAACTAGGTCTAAGCACGCTCGCCTTGCTATGGACACTCTAGTTAAAGAAATCGCTAAATACCATGCAAAGCACATCGGTAAAGAGATCGCTGTATCTAAAAGCGTTGAGCGCCTTTATAAGACATACAAGCGCTATAACAACGACCTAGCTGACTTGCTGCCAAACCAAGACTCAACGTATGCGCTTATTCGCCGCCACTTGCAGTGGAAAGCTCTTAAACTGGCAGGTGCGTTTGCTATCATGGAAAAAGAAGATGAAGTGACCCCAGAGCACTACATTGAAGCTATCCGTTTTTGCGAAATACTAGACAAAGACATGGAAGAGTTCGAGCGCGACCTAAACAAAGCGCCTCACGAATTGCTCGTAGATTTCTTCCATACTAAGACACTAGTTGACGGTAAATCAGAAATCAGTACTCATGACCTCAAAAAACAAGGTTTCATGAATAACGTTTCTAACACCAAGCTAAAAGAAATGGTAGCTCTGTGCGCAGGTTACGACCAAAACTCAGTGTACTCTGTCATAAACGACGGTTCTGCTATTCACTACGAACCTATTGTTAAAACAGACGTTATTAACGTTACGTACAAAGAGATCGATACGTCTCAACTTAACGCTGCAGTCGAATCAGGTGACTTTAATGCTATCCGTCAGGCTAAGCATAATATCGCCTCTACGACAAACTACGGCTTTGAAGCAGCAGACACTTCGTTTGACGAACTGCCTCAATTATTGGCAGGCGACTACGCGTTTTCTCCGTACCGTTTTAAAGACGGTGTACGCAGAAAAGAAAACTTAGAGTCTGGTACTAAATGGGTTGTTCTAGACATAGACGACTCTCCGCTTTCAGCAGAAGAAGCGCATTTTATGTTAGGTGACATTAATCACCACATAGCGCTAACAAGCGATAAAGACAACAACTTCAAGTTCCGTGTCCTTCTTGAGCTAGACTCTGAAGTTTATTTGGACCCAGCCGCGTGGAAGCATTTCTACCTCAAGATTGCAGATGATCTAGGTCTAAGAGCCGATCCGTTGCCTCAGTCTCAGATCTTCTACTCTTACGCAGGTAGAGACGTTTACAGCAACACCGAGTCAAGCCCTCTACCAACTAGGGACTACTTGATGTACGCAAAAGACATGGCTACTGACAAAGAGACTGCCGGCCGTGTTATGACGAACGCACAACGCCGAGCCCAGCTTAACGATCCTACAACTACTTTCGAGTACGCGTTTGAGGCTAAGTTTGGTGAAGGTTCTCGTTCCATGTACCGCATGATGCGTCATGCTCAAGACTTAGGTGCAGACCTCGATGAAGTTCTTCAGTTACTTGAAGACGTTAACGACTACTGGGAGTCACCCATGCCAGAAGAACGCCTTGAAAAACTTCGTGATCAAGGTAGGCGCTTATTTTAACCAAGGTAACAACTTATGATTCAACAAAACTATAAGAACTCCGTCCAAGAAACCAGTGATGGAGTAACTACCACATGCTTTAGCATAGAAGTTAACGAATCTATGTTTGAAATGCTGACAGCTAAAGTCTACAACGATCCACTCCTTGCCGTAGTGCGGGAGTGGTCAACAAACGCATGCGACGCTTGTATTGCTGCCGAATTGCCTATCAAGTATGACGTCCATCTGCCTACAGCAGAAGAACTCTACTTTTCAGTACGCGACTACGGCACTGGCCTTTCGCCAGAAGACATCGTAGGCCTGTTCAGCAATCTAGGTGCTTCAACCAAGCGTAATTCAAATGCGTTTAACGGTACGTTAGGTATAGGGAGAATGGCCGGTTTAGCCGCGTCAGACTCATTCAGCGTTGACTCATACTACAACGGCACGCAGTACTCATACGTAGTATCTGTACAAAAAGGCGTGCCGGTTACCATGCACTTAGGCGAAAATCCTACTGATGAGCCTAACGGCTTGTGTCTTTCAGTAGACGTTGAGCCAGACAACGTTCATCGATACAAAGAAAAGGCAGAGGCTCTTTACCCTTACTTTGATCATAAACCTAACCTAAACATCGAAGCAAAAACGGACCTAGTTATCGAAGAGCGGCTTTCTGATGATTGGTTTTTTAAAAGCAGAGACACGTCCAGATTTTCTCAACATAACTACGTCGTAATGTCGCAAGTTGTGTATGAAATACCAAACAACAACGCAGTAGAGAACCACGGCTTTGCTAACCTAGTTATCAAAGTACCGCCGGGCTCTGTTACGTTTAACCCTGGTCGTGAATCTTTGTCTATGGACAAAAGCACAATTGCGTTCTTAAACCAGCAATTTAAGCTTATAAAAGAAGAGTACGCCAGCTCTGCTATTCTGGCTTTATCAGAGACAGAAAACGACATAGAGCTTGTAAAAAAATACCGATACCTTAAAGAGCGTACGCCATCAGAGCTTATACAACAGATCAACTATCTGCCTTTTGCTTCTGACCCTCTTAAAGCAATGCACTCAAACAGCGGCCCTAGCTACTATGGTGTTCAACCTATTTACGCTACTCGCGAGTTTTCAGAAAAAACGAGTGGTTTGTTGACTCTTACTTACAAATCAAAACACCTAGTAACCGCTAAAAAGATAAACAACGAAAACAAAGTTAATACTGACGTTTTTCTGTTTGCTAATCATGTAGTTGTCGACGTAAAGACTCGCTTTAAAAGCACACTTACTGGCCACTACAGCGGTGATAGTTTAATAACGTGGCAAAGAGAAGGTACAGCCGATCTAAACGAAGCTGTAAAAGTAGCTAAAAACACGTTAGACGAGATGGGAGTGCCTTACAAGCTGGCGTCAGATATCCTCAGCGAGTACGAAGGTACTGAGGACGAAAATGGCAAAAAAGAGAAGCGAGTTGAGGCGCTTTACACCAGTCATGTAAGCAGCAACAACAGTATTGCTAAAAGCTCTTTGCACCCTGCTGACCTTGTGGAAACACAAGACTATCTTTGTCTTAGGCTGAGTAATACTACTCCGGTGCTAGCCAATACAGAAGTAGATTTTGAAGAATACATGGCAGTATATCGTCACTTAAACATCATTGAAGATATGCCTAAAGTGATGGGCGTCCCCAAAAAATACCAAAACTATGTCAACGACCTAGATAATTGGTACGATTTTGAGGCTTACATCAAAGAAAGAATCCAACAGTATTCTTTTCGCAGGCCTGCTGATTACCATGTTCCCACCACGGTATCTCGTATTATCAATGAAGATAATTACGATAAGTTCCCAGAAGTCATACAGCTTTTTTACAAAGAGCTGAAAGGCTACAGAGAGTACATGTCAGGTCAATACTACGTAGACAGTCCGTACACTGCCAATGCGTTCAAACGTCTAGGGGCCGAGTTTGTTCCTTACGAGCCGCAGTATGACGTAGATATGGAAGTGCTTGATACGTACTACTCTAATACGCAAAAACTCATCACTACGTATACTACCGATGACGTAGCTTTAGCAATTAACGTAGCTAAGTTAGAGAGATTTCATGAACTACATAGCACTGAACAATGATACGTATGTTCTCCGCTTTAACGGAAAAACTACACGTATCAGTAAAAACAAACTGTCGGTTTTTCCCGAATAGTTCAAATCTTAAAAGAAGGCGGCGACAAGGAAGAAATAATCGAAATTCTTTCAGAAAAGCAGATTAAGCGTCCTGTACGCCTTTATTTAAGTACCAAATCTAATCAAATGACAGCAGTCTTCTTAAACGATGACGGGTATTTACGTTACCTAGACCTAAAAAGTGGTAAAGAGTACACGCCCCGCGCTAATTTTGAAAACGAACCTGATACTGATTTTGTAGGTCTTTACGCCTCCTTAAACAGTGTCAAAGAAGAATGGCCCGAATACTGTTTATAAGGAACTTTATGCTTAAAGATTATTTTTCATACAACGACGGAAAAGATGTTACCAACAGCGCTTTTCGTATCAGCGCTTCAAAAGTAAGCGACTTTTTTGATCGTACATCGGCTTGGTATCACGAGCATTTGCTCGGAGAAGGTGGATTTCAAGGCAGTACTGCTAGTGAACTAGGTACTGTAGTCCACGCCGGTTTAGAGATGCAAACTCTTGAAGGTGTTGTTCATCACGACGCTATCGAAGAGTATGTTATGAGCATCAAAAACGATGAAGTAGACAAACAAGAGATCTTGGATGCCTACCCTCCTATGTTAGCGGCAGGCCTAGAGTATCTAGAGCGTAATCCGCAAGAAATAGTAGAAGAGTTCGTCTTTCACGAAATCTTGCCAGGAATCGGTGCAGGTGGCTCTATAGATGCCCGCAGACCTCGTATTATTACTGACTGGAAAACTACTTCAGCCAAAACTGCGCCTACTAAATTTAGTCGCGCTTATTGGTTCCAGCAAATGACTTATGCGTGGGTCTTAAAGCAAAAAGGTGTTAATATAGAGTACCTGAAATTGGTGTACATCACCAAAGCTGACATTAACCGCGTCAGCGAAAAAACAGGCAAACCTCTTAAAGATTACCCATCTGTCGTCACTGAGGTTATCGAAGAAGTTACAGAAGAAAAACTAGAGCTGATCGGTTCTTGTTTGAAGCTTATCGCTGAATCTGTACAGCTTTGGACAGACCGTCCAGAACTTCGTCACATCTTGGCTCAAGACATGCGACTTCGCCCTAAACCAAAACCAATCACATTCAATAAGGAGTAGGACATTGGCTGTAAAAATTCTTATCTCAGCAGTAGCTAATGCAGGTAAAACTACGCTTACTAAAGAGCTAGAAAACTCATTAGTTATCAGTCACGACGGTAAAAAATATCCGTTTCCTGTACCACACGTAATGGTACCCAGTTTCGATTCTGCAGAAGAATTAGTGAACATTACTATCGAAAAAATCGAAGCGTACAACAAAAAGTTTGATGCGTACCCAGACACAATTGTCTTTGACTCTGTGTCTAAAATTTTCGATACCATTCACACAAACTGTAACGAAAAACACACCGGTTTCAAAATCTATAGCGAACTAGATAAAGAAATCACTGCATTCACCAGCTTCATTGAAAACTCTTTAATAGCTAGTGGCATGAACGTGGTGCTTATCTCTCACGCTATTTACGACGCCGACACCGCTAAATACAACCTGGTCGGTAAAGGTCGAATGGGCCTTGCTGCATAGTGATGTGCAGTTAGTACGGTGACTCGTACAACACTCCTCTAATTGACTGGGACCCCCTTAGAGCATGTAACACTCCCTGCAACAGTAATGTATGCAGTACAGTAAAAGAGTACATGATTGGGCAATCAGCAGCCAAGCATCCTTACGGGATGAAGGTTCAACGACTAGTGCATTGCACGTACACTCAAGTGAGTGGAAATGGGGAGCAGTCGGTATTTGCTAAACGAGGTGGTTTATGGTACTCTGTTTCTTATAAACAGAAAGAGATACGTTATGTACCATTACACGTACCTAATAAAAAGCAAAACAAGTAAAATGAAATATATAGGAGTTCGTTCCTGCGAATGTACACCTGACAGTGATGATTACTGGAGTAGTTCAAGACATCTACCAAAGAGTGTCAAAACAACCCATAAACGTCGAGTACTGAAGGTGCATAATTCTAGAAAAGAGGCAGTAGAGCATGAGATACTTCTGCATCATAGATATGATGTAGCTAAGAATCCTGAGTTTTACAACAGAGCTAAACAAACTACTACAAGTTACGACACTTCAGGGGTTCCAAACCCACATAGTGAAGAGACATGTAGGAAGTTAAGTGAAGTTAACAAAGGAAAGAAACGAACACCTGAGATGGTAGAGGCTATGCGTCAGAGGATGCTAGGTACTACGCAATCAGAAGAGACTTGCAAGAAGAGAGGCGAAGCAATTCGCAAGAATGGTTCTAATAAAGGAACTAGAAACTCTCAATTCAGGCCTTGGTATATTTCAACTGAAACGTTTACGTATATTTTCAACGATGTAAGCAAGAATGAGCAATCAATTCTAGACGGGCATTATAAAAAATACTACGCAGACATTCAGAAAAAATTTAATAAAGCAGGCACACTTACTACCAGAAAGTATGGGAAAGTAGTGGCTATGGGCTTTATTCCGACTTGAAGATATAGTCTAATCTACACAGAGATGTGTAGCAGTACGAAAGTACGGGCTAGAAGTAACGACTCTAGCTGAATATATTGTCATTCGCAAAACGTGGCGGCTTCTTGGCAGAAGTTGACGAAGCGTTATTCTTAGAACTGAAAAACAACAAACGTATTGTTCATTCTAAGTCTACTAAGTTCCCAGCGCGTTCTCTGCAAGCAGACATTCCTGACAGTGTGCCGGTAGACGATTTTAACCTTCAGCAATATATGGATCAGATCAAAGGCGTTTCTGCCGAAGTTGATTCATTCCAGCTGTAACTAAACCCTAACCTTTAAAGAAGGTGTAATTCTGCACCTTCTATTTCTACTTCATTGAGGATTCAACAAATGAAATTAACAGTATCAAAAAAACAAGACGCAATTAAAGACACCGGTGATGGTGGTCTAATAAACGCTTCAGGCATCTACGACGTTAACCTGAACTATGTACAACTAGCCGAAAGCAAAGGCGGTGCCCTACAAATCAACTTCAACGTTACTAATAACGGTATGGAGCAAACTATTTGGGGTCCTTACCTAACTAGCAAAGCCGGCGACGTTAACGAGATTACTCAAAATCTTCTTAACCGTCTGTGCATCATCGCAGGCATGGAAGATGGCCAAGAGATCGAAACCGAAACAGTTGAAAACCCAGTCGGTAAAGACCAAAAAATGATGGAAATGGAAGTAATTCCAGAACTATCAGACGTTCCAGTTAAGATTCGTATTCAGATGGAATACTCTCTGTACAACGATGAAATCCAAGAGCGTAAAGTTGTTAAAGCGTTCTACCGCGAAGACGGCGCTACTGCGGCTGAAGCAGAGTCTGGTGAAAACATCGGTCGTCGCCTAGCATTAGACGAAGAGAAATACGCGTCTAACGTCACGTACAAAGACGGTCTTACCGAAGAAGACGTTAATGCTTGGAAAGCCGAGCGTGCTAACGCACGTAGTGCAGCAAAAGGCAGCGATTCAGCGCCTAAAGCCTCTAAAGGGGCTGCAGCTAAAACTAAAGCTAAACGCCCTCTATTTGGTCAAAAATAATAACATTTGGTCAATTTGACCAGTTATTAGTTAAACACACACAGGGCCTACATCAGTAGGCTCTGTTTTTTATGAGCAAAGAGTATGAGCCTTATTCAACATGTAACCAGAACTCTTATATGGGATGATGATTACTCAGGTGTTAGGGGCAATTGCGTGCCTTCTTCCTGCCCAATTCCTGCAGAACAAAGAAAATTCGCAGTACAAACAGTCTTTTGTTTTCTAAAAGACGTTATTCCGCACGACTCCTGGTTTATAGGCGGCAGTGCTGCACGATTAGGAACAATACCTTTTAACGACATAGACGTATTTTTTGCTGATGAAGAAAAAGCAAAAGAGGCTATAGACGCCTTAAAAGATAAAACACCGCCAGAACCTTTGCATGATGATATTTTTGCCCCACAAACACCTATTACTTACGCAGTAAACCACGCTAAAGAAAATACACCTGTACTTGTTACAAACATGTACCAAAACTCTTTTATGAGCATGAATGCTTCAATAAAAATAGCAAACGTGTCTGACCCGGCAACTGTCCAGTTTATTACTAAAAATACCGGAAACTACAAAGACATTTTCAGCAGGGTAGATTTAAATGTATGCAAAATAGGTATATTACCTAACGGCAGAAAAGTGTCAGATCCTAAGGCAATGAGCGATATAAAAGTATCAAGATTGCAGCATGAAACTATGCTAAGAGTAGTTAAATACGCGTCACGTCTTTACAGAAAACCGTTTGTAGCAAACGCATATATCCGTGCAGCAAAAGATGCTATCGATTCTTTTATAGAAGACGACAGCCCTTCGCCAGACAGTCAACAATTTTACCAGTTTCAGTCTCACATACCTGACAATAACGTGATCTTAACCAACGAGTTGCTTAAACGACAGATTTCTCAAGTCTTTACTCCTGACTCACCGGTAAACAGGTATTTCAGAGAACAAGCCCTAAAACGAGCACCCGAATTATTACTATGAATTTTACAACCGAACAACAAGCAGTAATCGATTACGTTAAACAAGACGATAAAGAACCACTAGTTCTCATAGACTCTGTAGCTGGCAGCGGCAAAACAACTGTACTTAAAGGTATTGCTGACGCCGTAGGAGGCAAAAACTCTTTATACTTAGCATATAACAAAGCGATAGCCACTGAGTCAAAAAGAAAGTTTCCTAAAAACGTCAACTGCAGAACTACTCATTCTCTTGCGTACGGAGCTACTGTACGCTCTATGGGACTGTCTGTTGGCTTCTTTGGGCCTCGCGACGTTAAAGAAAAAATGCCTTACAAACAAAAACACTTGCTTGCAGAAGACATTCGCCGTTTCTGCTTGTCGTCGCACCTGTCGTATGACGAATTTGCAGAAGAGATTGGCGCAGAAAACGCTGACCTAGCTAACAAGTACTTAAACTTAATGTCTACAGGCGCTATCGACTGTACGCATGATTTTTATTTAAAAATGTTTCATATGCTTTTAGCGTCAGACGATATAGAGTGTCCTACATATGACCTAGTCATGCTAGACGAGGCAGGTGACCTTAACGAGGTGACGTTAGAAATCTTTATGCTGCTTCCGGCTAAGCTTAAAGTAGCTGTCGGTGACCCGCACCAAAACATTTACACGTTTAATCACACAATCAACTGCTTTGAAAAACTTGAAGGTATGGGCAAAACATTTAAGCTACCTAAATCTTTCCGTGTACCTAAAAGCATAGCCGCGCCTGTAGAACAGTTCTGCAAAACTTATCTAAACCCTGACATGATGTTTGAAGGCATAGAAGATAATCCTGATGCTGCTATCAAAACTAGGGGCTATATCTCTCGCACAAACAGCGCACTAGTTAATAAGATCATTGAGCTTAACGCAGAACAAACGCCTTATGGTTTAGTACGCAAAGCGCAAGAAATCTTTAAACTTCCTCTTATGGTTGCCGGTTTAAAGTACCAAGGTAAAATCTACGACCCTGCTTACACGCATGTACAAAAAGACGTGGATGACTGGACAGAAAACGTAGACAATATCAAACGTACACAACCTACTTTGTACGGCTACTTGCGGTCTATCTACGAAGACGACATAGCTCTTATTAACGCTATCAACATCGTAGCGCAGCACGGCAAAAATGCTATTTTTGAAGCTTACGCTGAGGCTAAAAACCACGAGAGCAAGAAACAAGATTTACTTTTGCTTACAGCGCACTCTTCTAAAGGTCTGGAGTTTGACCAGGTAGTGCTTGCACCTGATATGAATGCTTCTATCGATGCAGCCAAAGCGCAAGTGCTAGAAGATCCTGAAACTGTGCTATCAGCGCAAGACAGAGAGTCTTTGAACTTGTACTACGTGGCGTGTACTCGTGCACTGGTTAAATTAACAAACGCAAATCACCTAAGAAAGGCCTAGTTATGAAAGTTACACGAAGTATTGAAGTAAGTTACAAGCATACTAACGATGCTGGTGTAGCCCAAAAATGGCTTAATGACACGCCAAACCTTATAGCCGCTGACTTAGAGACTGCAATACGTTATTCAGAAGAAGAAGTAACGCAAGCTAAGCTAGACGCGGCAAACGAGGAGCTGTCTAAAGCAGATAGGATAGCCGCTACCGCAATAGCCAATGCTACTCCGTTAAACCACCCGTATCACTGCACTATTACACACTGCAGTATTGCTACCAGTGAAAAAGACGGACTAGTTTTTATTATCGACAATCAAGACATTGCTGACGTCGTATTTGATTACCTCACCACTACTGAGGCAACACAAGTATGGCACAACTACAGTTACGATGGTCGGTTTATTAAATACTATGGAGGCGGCTACCCTAAAAACCTGCAAGACAGCCAAATACTGGCTAAAACACTTTTAAACAATGTTGAAGTGTTTAAGGCTCGTACAGGTTTGAAAGACCTTGCAGGAGGTTGGTACGGAGATTGGGGTATTGATTCTGATAACTTTACCTTAGCGCAGCAGTACGATGAAAAAGTCCTTAAGTACGCCGCTACTGACGCCTGTGCTACTTACAAACTATGGGAATACTTAAATGTCTTTATCGCAGATGAGTTTGCAAAAGAGTGATAAGGTTTATAGCCCTCACGATCAATTACCTGCGCCTGAACCTACAGGCCAACACTACCCGGTAGGCTACTTTTACGAGAACACCGCACGTCATCTTATTAAAGATGCTGTGCGTATTATGGATAACGGCCTAGCTATCAATATAGACAAAGTCGTGGAGCTTGAGCAAGTGCTTGAGGACCAAATAGACGAAATCGATAAAGAGCTGGAAGCTAACCCTTTAATACAAGAGTTTATAGCTGAAAAGCGTAAGTACCTTGTAGAAGAGTATATAAAAAAGTGTAAAAGCAGTTTTAGAGACCCTTCTCACTATTTGACCGAGTTTAAGCCTAAAGATATGACGCATAGAAGCTACTTCATGCACGTATACGCAAAAGCTCAAGGTTGGGGCAACCCGTCAGATACATACCCTTCTGGAGTGTCTAAGTGGCCCGCAAAACTAGTGAAGAAGTACGCTAAAACAAACCGTCTTCTGCAGATGCTTCTTGACGGTACTATTCCGCAAGAAACCCCTGCCGTTGTAGAAGCTATGAAGCTCTTGGCTTTACACAAAGCAGATACCTACAACGAAAAGTACGTAGAAAAAGTCAAGAACCCTCAAGTTCCTAAACCTAAACTAAACCCAGGCTCTGCCCAACAAAAGCAGCAGCTGTTTGACTACCTAGGTATCGAATCAGAGACCATGTCCAAAAAGACAGGTCTTCCATCGTGGGATCGAGACGAGATTGAACGAGTAAACCGTATTACCAAAGACGAAAACGTAAAGAAACTTACACAGTCGTTTATTGACTACTCGTTTGCCGCTATCGTGCGAAATAACTTTATCGCGGCTTTTTATACTTTTACTGTAGAAGACCGCCTGTACGGCCAGTACAAGCTGCTAGGGGCTAAAACCGGTAGATTTACTAGTAGTAGCCCTAACATGCTCAACATGCCTTCTACACGCTCTCGTTTTGCTAAACCCGTCAAACGATGTTTTGTCGCTCCAGAAGGTAAGATTATACTGGCTGCTGATTACAGCGCACTAGAAGATCGTGTAATTGCTTGCTTATCTAGGGACGTCAACAAGTGCAACATATTCTTAAAAGGTCTAGACGGCCACTCTCTGAATGCACTAGGTTATTTTAACGATGAGATAGCCGAAATAATGGACATAACGGGCGACATGACTGTCGACGCTACTATGTTTAAATCCATTGTAGACGACAAGAACCCTATAGCAGACGCAATTCGACAGAAAGGTAAACCCGTGACGTTCGGCCTGTCTTATGGTGCTTATCCGCCCAAGATTGCCAAAGAACTAGGTATTAGCGTTGGTGAGGCTCAAGAAATTTTTGATAATTACCACAACGTTCTATATCCCGGCATTACCGAGTATCGAGAAGACTATGTCTTAGCTACGGCGCTTGAAGAAGGAGAAATCCACCTAGGTTTAGGGTTTATTATTAAGTCTGATGACCCTGAATCGCACATTAGAACGCTAGCTAACGCTACTTGTCAGTTCTGGTCAATACTTACCGCACTGACAATTAACAAGATGCACATCTTAATAGATGAAGCAGGTTACGAAGATGACGTTAAAGTAATCTCTACAATTTATGACTCTATTTATTTTGAAGTGACCGAGAACCCTGTTATCATAAAATGGGTTAACGACAACTTGATAGATGTGATGTCGACTGACTTCATGGAAGACCAAATTATTCAAAATGAAGCAGAAAGCGACATTGGTTACAACTGGGCAGACATGCTAACTATCCCCAATAAAGCCTCAGTCGAACAAATTGCAGAGACGTTAGAAAAACTAGCGGCATAGCTACAAAATACGAGCAAGGCCTCCTATAGCCTGTTGAGCCTATCCGGTGGGGTGCTCGATAAACACCGGAGACCTTATTTACAGTAAAATCCTCCCTAGTGGAGGATTTATTGACTCTAGCCAGGAATAACATGATTAAAATTACTTTGCCTATCTACTGGACCCAGCACTTTAAGACTAAAAAAGATAAGACTGTGTTAGTAGGCATGAACTGGTACCGCAACGCTTTTTACATAGTACAAAATAAAATGAAACAAAAGTTTAGCGGACTTGTTGAAGACCAGTTAGACGGTACAAGAATACAAGGGCCTTACACCCTTCACATCGACCTCTACTACAAAAACCCTACATGCGATGGTTCCAACATTGTAGCTCTTATGGAAAAAGTGGCTCTAGATGCGCTACAGCATAACAAGGCAGTTGAGCAAGACAATGTGTTATTTCACCTTGGCACGACGTGGAATGTAGCAGGGCGAGACAAAGAAAATCCGAGATGTGAAATCTCGATTTTAGCCAAACAGACAGGAGACAATAAGTGCTAGATTTTGCAAAAGAGCTGCTAAAAAAGCATTACTGCCGACCGAATGAAACAATAGCCGAGGCGTTTAAGCGAGCTAGTGACTGTTTTAGTTCGGACCCCGAGCATAGCCATAGGCTGCAAGACTACCTTCAAAAAGAGTGGTTTATGTACAGTTCGCCTATTCTCAGTAACGCGCCTGCTAAAGGTGAAACGTCAAAAGGCATGCCTATTAGCTGCTTCTTGACTTACGTACCGGACAGTATTGACGGGTTGTGCGAACATACTTCAGAAGAGCGATGGCTATCTGTCAAAGGAGGCGGCGTAGGCGGTCACTGGTCAGACGTACGAGCTATATCTGATAAAACCCCAGGTGTTAACGGTTTCTTGCACACAGTAGACGCTGACATGCTTGCATACCGACAAGGCAAAACACGTCGAGGGAGCTACGCGGCGTACCTGGATGTTAGCCATCCTGAGATTGTAGAATTTGTGAAAATGCGTACACCGACAGGTGACCTAAACCGCAAAAACCTCAATCTTCACCATGGTGTAAATATTACTGACGACTTTATTGACGCAGTAAACAACAACCTTAATTGGCAGCTAAAAGACACCCACAACGGCAAAGTTGTAGAAAACCTGCCGGCTCGCCAGCTCTGGGAAGAAATTCTTACTACTCGTTTTCGTACTGGCGAGCCGTACTTAAACTTTGTAGATGAGGCTAACCGTCGTATGCACCCTGCGCTTCAGCATTTGAAGATCCACGGCAGTAACTTGTGCAACGAAATTCATTTGCCTACAGACGAAAACCGTACTGCGGTATGCTGTCTGTCTTCAGTGAATCTAGGCAAATACGATGAGTGGAAAGACGACAAGTTGTTTATTGGCGACCTTATTGAGATGCTAGATAACGTACTAGAGTATTTCATAGAAAATGCCCCGGCCCCTCTGGCCAGAGCAAAATACTCTGCCATGCGCGAGCGTTCTCTTGGCCTAGGTGCCATGGGTTTCCATGATTACCTAATGCAGAAAAACGTACCGTTTGAGTCGTCGATAGCTATATCGATTAATAAAAGTATGTTTAAAAACATCAAATCGAACGCTGTTGCCAAAACTCGTGAACTAGCGGTTACTCGCGGTCCTGCCCCTGACGCAGAAGAGTACGGAGTACGTAACACGCACTTATTGGCTATTGCCCCTAACGCAAACAGCTCTATCATACTGGGCGTAAGTGCTTCTATCGAGCCTAGAGCGTCTAACTGCTACACGCACAAAACGCGCGTAGGCAGCCACCTAGTTAAAAACCCTGCTCTAGAAAAAGTGCTGGACCAGCATGGCCAGAATAACGAAGATGTATGGAAATCTATCATGCAAAATGATGGTTCTGTAAAGCATCTAACGTTTTTGACCAAAGACGAAAAAGAGGTTTTCAAAACTGCGCCAGAACTAGATCAACACTGGGTTGTTGAGATGTCTCGTGCACGTCAAGGTGAGATCTGTCAAGGCCAGTCTGTTAACTTGCACTTCCCTGCAGGCGCCAATAAAGCGTATGTTAATGCTGTGCATCGTAGAGCATTTAAACCTGCAGACGACGTAGGCGTTCCGCTTAAAGGTCTTTATTATCTGCGTACAGAAGCTAGTGCTAAGACAGAAAATGTCAGTGTCCAAGTAAAACGAGACGCGCTTAAAGACGGCGTACAAGGTTCACTAGATACATGCTTAGCATGTGAAGGGTAGTAAATTATGTTAAACGAACTAAGCACAACCTATAAACCATTGCGATATCCCCAGGCCGAAGAGTTTCGTCTTCAGTCTGAAGATATCCATTGGATCGTAAAAGAAGTAGAAATGACTAAAGACCTAGAGGACTTTAAAGCTGCTTCTGAAGAAGAAAAAGAGTTTATCAAGAATATCCTCTCCATCTTCACACAATCGGACTTCAACGTAGCTAATAACTACTTACCTTTGATCCAGGAGATAAAAAACAACGAAGTCCGCGGTATGCTCACCAGCTTTATGGCGCGTGAGTTTATCCACCAAGAGGGTTATGCCCACCTTAACGAGTCGTTAGGGTTCCCTGACAGCTATTACACGGATTTCTTAAAGCACCAAGAAACGCTTGAAAAAAATTCGTATATGGCCACAACCAAGCATAAAAGTTTTGGTCTAAAACTAGCCAAGGGCATTTTGCTCGAAGGCGTGAGTCTGTTCGGTTCGTTCGTTATGCTCAAAAACTATGAGCGTTTGGGAAAGTACTTAGGTACCTGTACAATTAACGAATGGTCGCTTAGAGATGAGTCTTTACATGTAATGGGTAACGCTTGGTTATTCCGTACATGGTGTAAAGAAAACCCGCAAGAAGTAAACGATGATTTCAAAAAAGCTATTTATGAAATGGCAAGAGAGATTACTAAACTAGAGCAAAACTTTATTGATTTTGCTATGGAATCGTATACTCCTCCTAAGCTGAATAGGCAGGATGTTAAAAATTACATCGAGCATATTGCCGACAGGCGTCTGCTACAGTTGGGACTAAAGCCCAATTTCAACCGTATTGTCAATCCATTACCGTGGATGGACGAGTTGAATAATGGCAGTTCTTTAGCTAACTTCTTTGAGAAGCGTGTTACAGACTACTCAGTAGCAGGTATGACGGGTAAGTTTACTTACTAGTTCATACGCGTCACCACAATATAAGAAGGGGCCTTTAGGCTCCTTTTTTATCTTTCAACAAAAGGAATATTATGAACGACAACCAAAATTCTGCACAAGTTAAAGGCACGTTTCATACTCAGGCTAACCTTTCTCAAGCCTTGACTGCCGTAGTCAAAAGACACTATGAAAGTCTTAACTCGGGCAAACAAATGCCTCCGTTTATACTAGAGGCCTTGTCTTTGATGATGCACAATGTTGCATCTGTAGTAGACAACAATCTTTACGATTTAGAAAAGTGGAACAGGATCTCAGACTTGCCAAAAGAAGTAATTAATATTATTGAGCAAGCAGTCCCGGCGCCAAAAAAGGAGGAAGGTAATGAATAGTCTTAGCCCTGACTCGAAAGAAAAAACACAGAAACGTGTTTGGGAGTATCCCGTTCCTATTGTGAAAGGGGATAACCCGGAACAAGTCGATGCGTACTTAACAGGCACCATTGATGAACCTAGCTACTATAACGAGCTTTGCCATGTTTTAGGTACGGCTGAAGAAGGCCACTCAGTAACGCTGCACATCAACACCCCTGGCGGTATTGTAGATACAGCGCTGATGGTGGCTGAAGCCATCGAAAACTCCAAAGCTTCAGTAACAGCTAACATTTACGGTACAGTCGCTTCAGCGGGCACTGTTATCGCTTTGGCTTGTGATGACCTAGTGACTTCGCGTCATGTGTCATTCATGATCCACAACTACTCTGGCGGTATGCAGGGTAAAGGCCACGAAATGAAAGCGCGTCAGAAATACACTGATGCCCATTTGTCTAGTGTCTTTAATTACTACTATGGAGGCTTCTTAACAGAAGAGGAAATGGAACGCGTAATTGAAGGCAGCGACATTTGGATCGGCGCTGAAGAAGTGGCCAAACGCTGGCAGGACAAACTCAAGAAGGCGGAGGGTTCAGATAATGGCTGATGAACCTACCCTTCAAGAGGACTACTTGCAAAAAATGATGGGGCAGTTTATCACACCTGATGAGCCTACCATCAAATTAACGCCTAAACGCTCTACTGCAGAAAGTGTGCAAGAAGTTATTCTAGCGCACATTTGCGGTTTACTGGACAGAGACGAGCTTACACCGCCCGAATCTGGCCTATTAGGCACGCTACTGGCCCATAGCCAACTAGAGCCTAGTGGTCGCACTTTTGTCGATGACATTGTTAAGTTCAATGAAGATCGAAACCTTAAGGTTTTCAATCCTGACAACGAACGACGCATGATCGAAAAAGAGCTAGATGAATTTAGCGTAGGCGCTAAAACTAACGACCCTCACGAAATGGTTGACGGCCTTTGTGATGTTGTAGTCTTTGCGCTTGGTGCAATTCATAAGATGGGCTATTGTCCTACTCAGTGCATGGAAGAAACTTTGAAAGAAGTTTTAAGCCGTAAAGGTGAACTAGATCCTAGCACCGGTAAGTGGGAGAAAGACCCTAACCAAGACCCGAGTACTCTGTACAAGGCTAACTACACAAAGAGGTAGCCTATGGAATACCTAGTTTTAGGTTTAGTAGTAGCGGTCAACTTTATCATCGTTAAGATGAAGGCTGACCGTGGACGATGGGAAGATGCGCTGTTCGACTTGGGTACGCTCATAGTTGTTATGGCGCTGTTCTCTGGGTCATACGCAGGGCTTATTGTGGGCTCTGTCGCTTCTTTGTTCATCAGCATTTACTTCTTTGCAAGTCCCCCGACTTTCTTTAGCGGAAAGAACGGGTTCTTGCAGAAGTTTATCAGCAGAGCAAAGAGGACACGCCCATGATTACCGACCTATTCCAGTCTGTAGGCATACTATTCTGCATTCTTATATGTGTAGCAATAGTAGCCGTAGTAATGTACTTATCGTACATTTTAGGAATAGGTCTAGTAATCGCTGGCCTGCTTTTTGTGATCTACCATATCGTTAGTTTAATGAAACGTCATACGTAGATGCTTTCAGTAATGAAGGCGTCACGACGTTCATAAAGATATCAGTTGGGCTGTATATGGGGAATACGTTCCCCGGCCCAAGTGATTCTGCATACCAATCTTTAGCTAAGAACGACTGTTCGTGTATGCTAGGCAAACCGCCTGCAATACCAGTAGCCATCAAACCTAGTGTCGTTTTAATAAGCCCTCTACCGCCGGTCTTAGTAATAATCCGCTGAATACGCTTCACGTATTTAGTGAACATCAAAATACCTACTTTGTTTAGGTACTCTTCAAATCTACCTGACGGCATAGCGTAGTTGATATAGTCTTCTACCAGCTCGTATTTACGGTTCTCTTCCGCCCGCTTTAAGAACTCTGTTCTTTCCGCGCCTACCAGACGTTGTCTAGCCTTATAATCTTTAGGCTTGCCTTCCATCCACCAATTAGGCAAACGCTCTTGTCCGTTGACTTGACGCTGTTCTGACCGCTTTTCCATAACATTTTGAATGTCACGAGACATTAAGTCTGTAATTTCCAAAAACTCGTTTACCACCTGATACGGCGCAGTGCGCTTAGTCAAAAACAAATAGTCTAGACCTGTTCTAGCCACACTAGGCAAATTCTCTGTTTTTTCGTCAAAGAACCGGCTGATCTTATTAGTGTCACGCACTACCTCAGAAGATAAATCCTCTACCGACTGGTCTAAGCCCATCTGTATAAGCTCATGTACGCGACTGCCTGTGATCCTAGTTTCTAGAGAGTTTAACTCTCCTTGCACACGCTTAAGCTCCAATTTAAGCTCATTTTTACGTCGAGTGCTTACTACCTTATCGTTTGACCCTTTACGAGATCGAGGCGTATCTAGTATCTTCTTACCTAGCGCTACTTTGATTTCTCTTTCTCGGTTCTGCAGCTCTTGCTTTCGTTTGAGGTTGCTGTTGTAGGTTTTTATAGTTTTAAAACTATCCACCTGCATAGACAGCACTTCTTTCGGATTATAACCCTTCATAACAAGATAAAGTGTATTAGAGAAGAAGTTGCTTAGCGTAACTGTAGGCATTTTCATCAAAATGTTAGTTTTCGCTATTTGAACTACTTCCATCCAAACAGTTTCAGCAATTCTCGCAGCTCTTAGCAATACGTCAGGCGTTACCTGTTTTAGCAGACCTACATCCGCAATACTGGCCTGGCTATACCCAAAATACATATTTTTCAAAGAAGTTCTGACAGCTAGTGTCTTATCTTCTCTGCTTTTAATAAACGACTGAAACTCTTTTGGCAGCATGTAGTACAGCTTCCTCATTTCTGGGTTGCTTACTTCAGGGCCTATCAATGTAAAGTCCGTAAGACCGTCCTTTCCTTTAGTACCTCTTGACCAATTTTCTTTCATGTCCGATCTAAGCGCATCTAGCACCTTAGCGTTATGCTGAGCAGTCATATCTTTATCGATCAGTGAACCAAAAGACTTGCCCATTACCTCAGAGATGCGCGTATCCTGTTTCAGCAACTGCTTCTTGGTCTTTTTGTCCATCATGTAGCGGTAGTCGACTACTACGCCTTCTTCGTTAAGCAGCGGCATTAGTCCGTACACGGTATCTTTGAAGTCGTACTCGCCTTCTTCCATCTTCTTGATGCGCACTTTAGCTTCACGAGATATTCTGTTTATGTCTCGTGCCGCAGTTTCTCTGATCAAGCTACTAGGGAGGCCTTCGCCTTCTTTGTACTTCGCTGCAGTGACAGTGGTACCCTTAGATCTCAGCTGGTTAAATCGTACACCGCCGCGTAAACGTTCTGGCCTGCTTGCGCTATCGGTCACGTAAAGCGCCATAGTTTCGCCAATCTCAGAGCCTGTTTTCTTAACTAGAGTGCCTTTGTACTGAAAGCCTTGCTTCTCCATAGCACTGCGTTCTTTTAGCGGTGCTACCTCCATCAGGATACCATCATCAAACACTTCACGAGTGTAGCCCATAATCATGTTGCGCTGGTTCTTTTTAAACACCGTCTCTACAGTGTTTTTACGGAACCCTTCTATTATGTCAGCTACATGTTGTACTGCTTCATAGTCGCGCTTCATTAGGTCTGCTACCAGCGCACGAGGAGCTTTTTCAGTGTTCTTGATAGCTGTAAGAGTCGCCAGTTCTTCTACAGCCTTAATGACACTAGCTCTTGGGCGCTTGCGGTTACTGCTATGTATACCTTCCGCAATATTACGAGCATTGTGATTCTGCTCTGGCGTACCTAAGTGCTTAGCCATATAAATGCCTAAACCTACAGCTTGGTTAGAGTGCCAATTGTAGTTAGTCGAGTCTGCGTCTTTAAGGGCTCTTTTAGCGGTCTGGATCGCTTTATCTAGTGCATCTTCGTCTGTAAGCAGTTTGCGTATAGTGGCGTTATCAAACACACGTTCTTTTACCAAACCGGCTTCTGATGCAGCAGTGGCTTTACCGAACAGAGACGCAAGTGCCGTGTCCGCCAATACCGCTGTCATAGCCTCTTCTTCTTCACGAGTAGGGGCTTCTTTAAACTTACTAAGCACGTTGTCTTTAGTCAGGCCGATCTGCTCGTTACGAAACTTATCAACGTAGCCTGCTTGGAGCGTAAGAAACTCTGCTACTTTTTGGACAGGCTCTGTCTGGAACAGTCCACCAACAATCTCACGTATAGTACCGTCTGGTCTTAGGCCATAAGAGCTGGCCAAAGCGCCCATTACCTTGGTGTAGGTGGGGTTTACCATAGACAAGCCGATAAGCTTTGCACTGTACTTGACACGCCCATACAAGCTGTCAGGCATTTCTTCAAACTCTTTAGTAGCTAGTTTGCCTATCGTGCTTTCGCTCGCTTTCTGCAACTTTCCTGCTAACGCTTTGTCAGGACTATTCAGAACTAGGTCATACACTCTTGACAAGAATCCTGGCTTTTCGGACGCCTTGATAGCTGCTTTAGTGTTTATCTCACCCAGCTCAAACGCCAGCTGCACTAACGCGTCATCTACTTTTTGGTTGCGGTTTTTGACCGTAAGCTGGCCCGTAATGACGTCTTGTACGAATCCCCATAAATCGTATAAGCGGTCTAGTATGGTTTTAGACCCTGAGGTGTCTTTGACCTTTACTTTAGACAGTGCTTTAGCAACTAGGGGCTGAGCAATACCCTTAGCCAAAAACTCTTCACGGGTAGTGTTGCTGTTGAAGATGTAATCGTACAGCTTGTTAGCAAACTCCATTTCTTTTTCTGGGTCTACAGAGTCTTCTGGAGCAGGTAAGAAATCTTCCGGTTTAAGCTGTTTACGGCCTAACTCAACTAATGCGTCTAGGCGTCTAACTAGTTGGTCACTTTTAACAGTGCCTGCGTTAATGGCGCCAGAAGTCATAGAGTGCACCACTTCTTCCATGTAGATAGAAGCTTCTGATTGCTGGTTACCTATTGAAGCAGGGTCGCTCTTTATTTTTATATCAATACGAGTCGGACGAACAATACCTTTTGAGGTTTTTGCCTTGTCGTTGATAAACAGTTTCAAGTCTTCAAAAAACCGTGGCTTCATTTTATCTAGGAGCGCTAAGTGCCCTTGCAGTTCTTTATAGTCAGCCTTTTCGCCGCCAAGTTTATGCACCTTTTTGAGCATGGCTTTCATGTTCTCGATATTACCGTGCACGTAGCTTTTTTCTTGGTCTTTGTCTTTTAGTTTGAAGTCAGCGCCTGGGGCACTACCTAGCGCCATGCCTAGGCTTTCTTGCTCGTTTTCAGCAAGACTAAGGTTGTCCAGAAAGTCTCTAAAACCGTCTATTTGAATATAGCGGTTATTCTTAGTCATAGTGCTGCGTTCGCCGGTAGTCAGGGAGAACGTGTTACTCTTAGGGCGGCCTTTATGGATATAGTGGATACGAACACCGCCATCTACCATTTCCGCTTTTTGAAACATGGCATTATTGCGGGTGGTGCTGCTTCCGTGTCGGAAACTAAACGTGGGGCCAAAGGTGTCGCTAAACACTTTAGTAGCTAGTTCCCCGCGTTCTTTTCGAGTGTTTAAGGTAAAGCCTTGAGCTTTTATAAAGTCGTAATCTTTATTCTTGATTGCGGCTTTATAAGCGTACAAACGCTCTAAAGTCTCGTTAATAGGGGTACTGTCAACGCCTTCCAGTGTATCGTCTTGAGCCATACGCTCGTATGTCTTGATCCACTCGTTGACAGTATCGTTGAATACTTTAGGGTTTGTACAAATAGTCATGTAGGCTCTACTGTTTGCAATGCTTGCTGGCTAAAGCATCTAGTTGATCGATAGTCATATTATTGACAGGTGAGTTAACTCCATTATCAGGAATTTCCTCATATAAGTCAATTTCAGCATAGTCCACAGGGTTGTCCGGGCCTACGTTGAAAACACCATCGCTAGTGCCTGCCATATGCATTACAGACGCCCCTTCGTTCAACGAATCAAACAGTTTTTTTCGTTGTTTGTTTACCTCGTTAGCAAGTTTAGCTGCAGCGTTACGAGACTGGATCATAAAACTAGCGACATTAACTTCTGTTTCCCTGTCTACCTTAACCGTAGCTTCTTGATAAGGCGTCTTGCCGCTTTCCGAGAATAACGGAGTGTTTTTAATGTTTCTATCCATAGCCTTGACCAACTCGTTTACAAAGCTGTACTGGGCACTAGTTTCAAGAGTAGCTTTATTATAAGCCTCTTGAGCTTCTCCCATGCGCAGCAGATTGGGCATAACAGCGTCGTGTATGCTTGTCATATCTCCGCCCATCGCATTGATACTAGCAGCCATAACAGCGCCATCGATGTAGTGTATAGGTACAACTGATCCGGCTGATATAGCAGCGCTAAGAGCTTTAATCATATGAGAAGTACGAATACTGTTACCTTTACCCGCATCTAGGCGTTTACCTGCCTCAGGGGTTAGGTAGCTTATAGATGCTTTACGACCTGCGTAAGCGCCGTAAGGAGACGCAGTATCCATGCTGTACACGCCGATAGCACCGTCTTGAGTAAAATCTTCTTCCATCTTACTTAAAGGGCCCTTGATTGCTGGCCATTGGTTTAAAGTAGATGTATAGAGCTCTTTTTCCTTTTCTGCAGATACAGGGCCTTCTCTACGAGCTTCTAAAAGCTTCTCTTCGTAAGATACTTTAAACACCTCAAACATCGCTTTAAAGCCGTCGTTTATAGTGGTTTGCGCTTCAACAAAAGGTTGGAACTCCTTGTTCAGTACGTTTTCTACTTGCACGCCGTAAGATGCGTCAATCATTACATCTAGGTATTCTCCAAGACTAGCGCCTTTGTTTCCTAAACGGACTTTGTTCATAGGCATAGTTCTGATAGCTGCCTGCAACTTACGCAAGTCGGATTTGTCGTCACTGTTAGCGTATGCCGCTAATAACTTAACTAGTGGTTTATCCTTGTCCTTTATAACTTTTTGACCTAAGTCAATCTTAGCCAGTTTTGATGCTATGTCGTCCTGCATTGTCCCTTTAAGACGCGTTCTAATAGACTTAATAGACGAAGCGTAGTTAAACGTCATAAACGGGTACTTGAACAAGTTACGCAGTTCGCTAGATATGCCGCCTTCCGGATCAGCTGAAGGCAATACTTCAGAGACTGCAGACCACAAGTCTTTAACGTATTTGTTATCTGACTTAAGCAAAGGAGACCCTTTAGCATTAGTCTTAAGCGCCTTAAAAGAAGTGTTTTTAACACTAGAAGCAAGGAACTGATAACTATCTAGGAACTTCTCTAGTCCTCTTTCTTTGTTCTCTTGCAGGCTTAGTACGTTATTCATGCTCGGCACGTCTACTCTGTTAAGAATAGCGTCTGAGTGCTTGAATATTCCTACCTTACCTAGCCAAGTAAAGAGTTTTCTACCTACAACAGGCATCTGTAAGAGCTTCAGCGCAAAACCGCTAGTTACAGCATCAAATTCCGCAGTAATAGCGCTTTCAAACTGGCCAGGACTAGTTAAAGAGTCTTCGACAAACTTGAACGCTTGTATGGCGTGGCCTAAGTGTTCGATCTCAATTTCTTGCCCGTTACTTAACTCGTAAACACCAGCGTCTAAAAAGGCTTTACGCGCTTTTTTAAGCTTCTTAGGAGTGTTTAAGTCTTTAAGTACAGTCTCCGCAAATGTAGCTATGTCTGCGTCTGACTTTTTGTCAGTAGCAAAACCAAAACCTTGCGCAAGCGCGTAGTGAACTAGTGGTGTTACGTCTTTGCCTTCTACACTAAACCGGTTACCCGTACGCTTGTATGTATTGTTGTGCGCTTTAGGCTGTACAAAGAAACGGTGTAAGTGTTTATAGTTCTGCGGATTAATAGTATTGCTGTCCACAAAGAAACGGCCGTTCTTAGAGAAGAAGTAGTTAAACCACATAGACACTTTATTTGTGTCTTTTTCGGTCTGCTTGTTAAGCCACTTCAAATGCTCAATTTCTTGCTCGATGTCGCGGTTCTTTGACGCCTGTACTTGCTGCTCTTTATAAGAAAGCTTCATAAATTCGGGAGTAGGATCACCGTCCTCGTCTTCTACGGCTATGTAACCTAGCAACTTTTTAAGTTTGTCTGCATTCTTCAGCGCAAAACGTACCAAAGACATATCAGCGACCATTTCAGTGTCCATAAGCTTTTCCATAGCTTCTTTAGACTTGTCAGCAATGCTTAAGCCTAAACGCTCTTTACGGATCTTCTTAGTAGCCTTGTCTTTTTGTTTTTTGGTCGGGCGAGCAAACAGTGGTTCTTTACGACGCACATCCATATTAGGCATGCTGTTCTCTAGGATATTAGTTATAAAGCTTAAATCCTCTACAGCCTCTTTGCTTTTGATATTGACAAAGTTAACCACAGCGTCAGAGTCACTAGTTTCGTGCTCGGCCTTGCCTAGTACGTCCCTCGCGAACTGTTTGCTGCTCATTGACTCTTTAGTCAGCAGATCTTCATTTTTGCCTGCACCGACAGCTAGAGCAATCTGCCCTAGTTCGGTTGTCAACGCCGAAAACAGCTGTGCATCAACGTCGTCAGCATTCTTGGCTCTAAGGCCCATCAATTTGACGATGTCTTTACCTACGCTGTCTGTAGCAGTCTTGAACAGCAAACCTTTATCCTGCATTAAGCTGATAGCTTTTTCTGACAGCTCAGACTCGTGCTTACCCAGTATTTGCGCTATCTCTTCTGGCGTCTTGCTGTCTTTGCTCATCAAGAACGCATTATTCTTCACAAAGTTATACAAGCCGATCTTAATAGCTACTGCCATGTTAGGGTTAAGCTGGTTGTCTTTATCGAAAAGCAAAGCAGCCGCAGCGCTGTCCGCTAACTCTAGAGGTAGCTTAGTTTTGCTGAGGTTTATCTCGCGCAACGTCTTTTCCAAGTCTTCGACAGCTTCTTCTACAAAACTGTTAAAGATAACGTTGTCTGAGCCGTCTAGCAAAAGCTCGTCCATTTCTAACGTGTTAAGAAGTGTAGGTTCGGCTACTTCAACAAACTTCTCAGGATCTAGCTCAATAACCTGATAAGAGCCGTCTTCTGACAAGTTTTCAACGTCTTTAAAGTTAGCAGTAGTGGCGTAGTCGTCTTTACCGCGCACTTTATAGGTGTATAGCTTCTTGTCGCCGTACTCTATGTCTGCGTTAGCTTTACCTAGTGAATTGTCAATCATTCGAGTAGCAACAGCTTTCAAGCTATCGCCGAAAGTCTCTTTCAGCCACTCGTCTAAAGACGCTTTACCTTTCTTCGCCTTTTCCTCTACTTTTTTCCATTCCTTGACTAACTTACCGCTTTTAGACAAACGCGCTATTTTTTGACGAACACGCTTGTCTGCCATACGGCCAGCAGTGTTTCTAGCAGCACCTAAAGCTTCGCTATACTCTTTGCTTTCCAGGCCTTCTTTTAAGGCAATAGCATCTAATTTTTTCTCTAACGCATCAGTCTCTTTTTTAAGAGCGCTGATAGCATGATCTCGCATGTTCTTTTCAGTGTCGCCTTTTGTGAAATACTCTTTAGCTGCTTCCTTGGCCTTAGCAAAAGTTGCTTTCTCTTCCTTACTAGGTTTACGTTTTTCTTCTTTGGCGGTCTGCAGTGCATCAAACGAGTCAACTAGGTTGTTTAAGATACGCGCTTTGCGTTTCTTTTTGCTTTCTTTTTCTTTGTTCTCTGCACGTACAGCGTCAGCCTTGTCTTTACGGAGTATCATAGGCACACCGTCGACAGTGATAAGACTGCCTTGGTAACTAGCGGCAAGCTTAGCAACGTTAGTTCTGTTAGCTTTTCCGTCTAGGTCCACTGCCGGGTCAATAACAAGCTTAGCGCCTGCCATTATAGCTTTGCTAAAAGCCTTGCTTGCAGTGGAGTTTTTACGAATGCCAGTAGTAGTAAGCAGAACTACATCGTCCTCTGCAAAATCTGTAGTGCCTTTTGTTATTTTACTTTCATTCAGCAGAGTGTAATCACCACCACTCTTCCACCATTTAGGACTAGTTTTCTCGTCAGTAATTACTTTAGTAGGTTTAGTCTTATCGTAGCGCGCTTTATGGTTTTCGCGGTTTTTGGCAATACCTTTATTTCCACGAGTCTCAACAGGAACGTCTACAATATTCGATTCACTTTCTTGGTCGCCGATCTTTTTAAGGGCAGCCTTACGGTGACGCACTAGGGTGGTCTCTAGGTGGTCGATAGTATCATCTAATGAATCTAGTAAGGCCTGACTGCGCTCGTCGATCTTATATGAGCCGTCTTCGTTAGCCATAACGTTGATGTAGTTACCAGAATCTAAATCACGGCTCTTAGGCTTTACCGCACTAACACCTTTTTTGTTTCTGTTTTTGTTGTAGTTATCGATGTCTGCCTGCAGTTCGTTGACCACAGTACGGTACATTTCTTTACGCTCTTTTTGGCTTTCTAAGAACGAGTTTATCTTGCCTAATTGTTGACGCACGGCACTCTTACGAACCCCTGGAGTGTTGATCAACTTAACTAGGCTAGAGCGGTGTGTTACAGCACTAGATTTGCCTTTGCCCATCGACTCTTCATAGACCATTTTAGCGTCTTTACCGTTAAGCTTGGCTCTTACGTTTTTAAAGCGGAAAGGTTTTTGGCCGTTCTTTTGAAGATACGCGTTAACTAGGTCCACATCTTCTGTACCAAAGGCGTCAAGGTCACCCTCTACCGATACCTTAGAGTCGATATACATTTCAGCTACATCTTCGGGACTGAAACCTGACCCTAAAGTAACTGAGTCTTCGCTCTCCATAATCTTTTTAGCCGCTTCGATACGAGTTTTGTTCAAAACGTCTAGTGCCAAAGTGTCACCCTCAGTGGCCCTATTGGTACCTTTACGGCCCTTGATAACCTCTTCTGCAGCTTCGATCTCAGTAACAATTTCAGAGAACGTCATGTCTTCTTGGTCAAGCGCGCTTTTCAGCTCGGTAGTGTCGACGTTTTCTTTATCGCCTTCTTCTCCAGAGCTCAGCACAATAAGACCTTTCTGACCAAACATTTTGGCGTACTTGGACGCTACTTCACTAGCTTTTTTATCCGCTTCGGTTTGTTCAGTCTTTAAGTCCTCTTCAGAGATCTCTGGGTCTACGTCACCAGTTTCCGTTTCAGCAGACGCAGGAGTATTTGCCGCTGCTTTTGCTTGGCTTTCCTTGATGATGTTAGCTGCGCCTCGTACAGAGTCTACAGTAGGTCTTATAGCGCCTATCTGCGCACCAGAACCCGCACCGGCTAAGGTGCCTGTCAGAATTTCAGCACTAGCTTCGCTTAGTACCTCTTTAACCGACTTGTCCTTAAAGTCCGCACTGTCGACTTTCTGATTAAGCTGCTCAACAATACTGTCTACAGTCTCTTGGGTACCTTCTTTTAAGCCTCCAGCAACTACACGAGCGACTGTTTCACCAGTGCCTTTTATAAGACCTTTTTTAACCTCTTTTTTGACTTGAGCGGTAGTAGCGTTTTTGATACCAGCGATAGACTTCAAACTTGCTATTTCTGCGCTAGAAACAATACGGTTCAACAAGACCATTTGAGCTAGCTTCTCCGGGCTTGGATCTTCACCGTTGTTGTTTTCTTTAAACGCAGTAATATCATTGTTCATACGAACCATCATATCTGCGTTGGTGTAAACGCTGCCACGAAGCAAATCAGGGACTTTTTTAACTAGTGTATAGCTTTCTTGAAGTTGTTTTACTTTTGCAGCATCGCCGGCAGCAGAAGCTACTTTAACTTCATCAGCTATTTTAGATACATTATTAGTAAGAACGCTCTTCACAGTGTCGGTAAACTTGTTGTTACCAATAAACTTAGCACCTACTTTAGCGCCTGTTTTTCCTGCAGCACCTAAAGCACCACCGCTACCTACAATTTCTGTTACCATTGAAGCGGTAAGGGACGGGTCAGTTAAAACTTCTAATGCCGCAGAACCAAGCTTTGAAAGCTTCTCTGGGTCAGAGAACGCACCTACAATAGAGTCCCAGCTAGTGATATCAATACCACTAGCATCGATGTCTTCCATCGCTTTCTGAAGAGTGATTTCGTCTACACGGCGGTCGTAACCTACAAACTTATCTACTGCGTCTATAGCAGCCTTTTTATAAGAGTCGGCAAACAAGTCCATGTCGTAAGTGTCATCTCCTGTGACCTCACGAACAATTGCTTGAGGGACATACGTAGCCATTTCTTGCAAGACGTCTACCAGATCTAGGGCACCCTTTGCTGCGCCTGCCGGTAAGGCAGATATAGTCTGTTTAGTCTCGTCCCAAATAGAGGCGTTTTCTGCACGCTTCTGGGCTTGGCGCTCTGCGTAATCTTCTAGACGTCGCTTGACAGCTTCCGTACGGCCTTCAGGGTTTATTACACCGCCTTTAGGGTTGTTGTACTGTAAATCATCAACAAAGCGGTTAAGCAACTGTCGACCGTTTTCTTCGTTGTACGTTCCTGTATCGGTACCCAGTAAGGCATCTCGGCTAGCGTAGTACTCGGAGCTTCCGCTACCGTAATCGTCCACTAGTTCTGGTTCAGCATAGCGGTCTTGTACTACTCGTCCTTTAAGGGCTTCTTTACGGCCGTGCGCTAAGCCTTCCAACACTACTGCTACGTTGTCTGGTAATAACACATCTAGGTACTTACGCTCTGAATCGACTCCAAAGTCTCCAGGGGCATATCCGCCTTTGTCTTCGTCGTAACGATCTTCTGCACCGTCCGCATCACCACGAGCTAGGCCAAATTTTACTTGGTCGTCATCACCACCAGCGCCGAACATATAAAGACGACGTACCCTGCCGTCATAGCTTTCGCCGTTAGCTAGTGTAGTGTTGCCTTCTTCGTCCTTGCTTACCGCGAGGTTTTTAAGTGCATAGCGCAAGGTATCTTGGTAGTCACCGCCGCTAAGATCGTTATGGATTTTATTTCGGTTGCTTACCAGAGTACCGTCTTCTAGTTGAGTGTAAGAGCTATCTAATGAAGCGCCGTTGTTGATTCTGCTAAGGGCGATGATCTTATTGTTCTTTGCTTTAAGAAGTCTTTCAGACTTACCAATCTCTTCTTGACTAGTAGCAAAGTCGTCAATACCTACGCGCTCTTCAAAAAGCTTAGAGTTGTCAATGCTGTAATCTTCTGACTCTGGGCCAGTACGCTCAGTTGTTGGTGAAAGTATGTCAGAAAAAGCGCTGCCGTTAGCATTATCGTTCATAAGTGGGGAACCTTCCTTAAAGTACTGGAAGTAGTGTACCACAGGAATAGGCTTTTTACAGACTGCAGAAAAGACAAAGCCCTCAAACGAGGGCTCTTTTTAGCTTACACTGTCTATAATTTTTTGTACTCTGTCAGATAAAGGTATCTTCCGGTTTGTTTTAGGGTCAACGTAAGTCCTCCCTATCTCAGAAGCAGCCTTTTTCTGTTCTTCTGGATCAGAGCTGGTAGCTAAACGCATAAACTCCGAGTACCTCCTAAAATTACCAGGCCCTACATTAAAAGCAAGCTCTGTTGCTAAAGCTTTATTTGCTTTAGACATTCTTTTCCAGCCAGCCTCTCCTGCACGAGCAGCGATAACTGCCTTAGCCTGTTGTTCGGCTTCTGCAATATCTTCTTGCAATAAGCTCTCGACTACATCGTTAGGCACAGTATCAATAGGGTACAGTTCACCACCGTACTCTATAACTCCTGTCTGTTGCTCTCGTTCAGAAAGTTTGTGCCCATACCCTACAGTAGCTGTACCTCCTTCTAGTGAAGAGATCGCCGACCAAGTGTTGTCTTCTTTCAGACCTTGTTTTTGGTCGTTCTCTAGTTCCTTTATTAGCCCTAGAAGATCCCCCGATACGCTAGAAGGAGTAGTTACTTTTTTCCGTCAGGTATTAGGTACTCCTTTCGCCCAAGCATTGCATTTAGTTGTCTTTTGACGTTGTCTACTCTACCTTTACGCTCAGGATTGTTTTCATTTGATGCAATGTACCGACGAAGCATAGCAATGTCGCCATCTCGGTTGTCTACCGAAGGCAAATTAGCAACGTTTTGTACATTAGCAGTAAACTGCTCTTCAAGGCTTCTAGGATTAGGCGTTGCAAGACTTCCTGGAGGAGGTAAACGATTAGCTTCAACGCTGTTATCTTCTAAGACCTTTTGAGCGGCCGCTTTTTGTCGGTCTAGCAGTTCCTGGGTGTACCCTTCAGAAGGAGTAAAACCTAGGTTGCCTACTTTTCCAAAGTCGAGACGATTGACAAGTAGTTCATCAATGCCGCGAGCCTGTGTAGGAGTATAAGTAGGTAAGTCTGTTTTAGTTGTATAACTGCCAGACGGAGATCTGCTTACAGAGCTCTGCAATGCGTTGGCACGTTCTACTATCCGTACAAAGTCTGAAGAGTTTGCGTCTACAGAAGGAAACGCAGTAGCAGGACCGTAATCAATTTTTTCTGAGCCTATAACAGCAGCCGCTACTTCTGGGTCTATACCTTCTTCTTCTACTAGGTAATAAAACCCGTCTTTCATACGCTCGTCATCAATATTGCCGATACCCATCTCAGAACCAAGAGACTCAAGCGCACTAGTTATACGTGACTCGGTATTTCCGCTTTTTCTTGTTTTGCCGGCAATCTTGTTAACTAGGGCAACTTGATTGCTGATATTGAACTTTTTAGCTTCGTTAATATCGTCGACTCTAGACTGCTCTGCAGCTAAGATATCAGCACGAGTTAGACCGTTAATACGGCTATCAAACGCAGAACGAATAGTGCCGATATCAACGTTGTTGCGAACGTTCTCAGGCAACGCACGAATTAGTGCATCTACTTTCTCTCCTTTA